ACTCTAACCTAACCCGCCTCTATATGAATACTACACTTCCCTTAAACTGCGCAAATAACGCGCAGTTCAACGTGGGACTGAATCTTTCAGTCGCGCAGTTCCTAGAGATAGAGAACATCGCCAGTATGGCCCATGGGCTCGCAATTGCCCGAGCGTACGAGACGCTGGGGGACCCTGCGATGGCGCACATTCAATCGCTCGCACGAGACTTCGGCGTGCTACTTCCCACGGGGACACCCGGGTTCGCGACGGCGGTCTCTCTCGCCCTAGCGGCCTACATAAATCACCTTTGGGCTCCGACGGCAACCACCGCCGAATCTTCGGCAAAGGCAGATGCTGCCTACGACGCGTTGATCGCGTTGGTTGGTCCGCGCTCGGCGGACCGGATCGCGACGAGAACGATTTCGACCGCAGCGGGATGGACACAGGACGGAATCCACTCGCTCAAGTACGACATGAAAGCGGGTTTGGTCAAATTTGACCCGAAACTCTGATCCGCTTCCGGATCCGCTCCCAAACCCTAGGCTCAAAAGGCTTAGGGTTTTTTTACGCTCTTTGATATCGACCCTAGACGAGACTAGACCGGCCCTAGACGAGACCGGCCCTAGATCGACCTGGGTAAGACCGAGACCTAAACGAGACCGAGTCTCAAGACGAGACCCAGGGCGAGACCCAGGGCGAGACCGAGACCGAGACCGACCGAGGCGAGACCGAGACCGACCGAGGCGAGACCGAGACGCGAAAAAACCCTAAGCCTTTTGAGCCTAGGGTTTTTCGAATCCTTACGTACGCCCGCGAACCAATCCATTCGCGGCCTTGATGTTTGCGATTGTCCCGATTGAAATCTGGCACTCGTTCGCGATCTGCGATGCGGAAAGCCGGTTTTCTCGCAACAATTCCAAGGCTTTCGCCTTGGCTGCAACCATATCCGGATTCCGTCCCGCCTCGGGCGAGTTGGATTTTCCAATGACTACCGAGTTCGGTCGCGCAGTGCCTCGGTTTTTGAACCGAAGGAGTTGTTCGACGAAATCACTTAGTTTCGTCTCAGACGTGAATCCGAAAGCGGTGGGAAGCGCTTCGAGCTTCTCGTCGATGCTCTTCCACGCTTCGACCTGAACCTTTTCGGCTTGGACCTTCTCAGCTTCGATATCTTTCTTCAACTCTTCGGCTTGCAGCAGAAGACTAGCAAGCATCTCGCTTGCGCTCTTCGGCGGAGTTACTGGCGCTGGCGGAATTTCTGCCGCTGGCGGAGTTACTGGCGCTGCCGGATTTTCTGGCGTTTTCGTTGCCGTTACTGGCGTTTTCGTTGCGGATTTGATATTAGCGATTTGATTCATGACTTTATTGTTTTACACTAGCATTATCTAACGTTTCCCGAAGCTGTTTAAAGCCTCGGGGGAAAATTTGAAACCCGCAACGAAAGACTGTCAAAGATCATTAGGTGGGAAACTGCCCCTCCTAACAAACGACACTATGAAGAGGCATATTCAACTTGTCGATCTATATTTCTCTTTTTCGACGATTTTTTTTTAGTGAATACAGTTTTCAGTTTTTCCCGTTGCTATCGCTAAAATTTCATCCCACCTTCTCGTTCACAACCGCTCAAACCGCGCAACCACTAGGTAAACCTTTTCCGACAAAAACCGATTCGCCTTGCGAGGCAAACGGGAACGAAAAGCAAACCGATAGCAAGGGCCAGGGTTTTGCGAGAGCGTATAAACCACGGGTTTGCCGGAATCCGCCCATTTATGAAAACGCAAATTGGTGTCGTTTCATGAGAAAATCATGAATAATCACCATCACGAAAACGCAAATCCATTGCATTTTCATGAGAAAATCATGAATAATCATTTAGTAATGATAATATGAATACATTTTGTTGATAATAATAATGGATACAAACAATGTTTACCACTCTTCAGAGGTAAATGTGTTACTTTTCACTAGGTCCGATACAAGTTATTTGGCTCATTCGTGGATACCTGTATTATTTAGGTGGATACAATAATGTGGGCATTATTTAGCGGCGTTTTTAAACGTGGGGAAACTGTTAATTACCCATGTAAGTTGTTATTTAGCAATGTTTTGTGTTTTTGGTGGTTGATAGTAATTAGTAGTAAATATAGAGAGATGTGAAGTGGTCATTATAGTTATTAACAAGTTGTTCACAATTACCAAAAAGTGGTGCTTTTACCATTTTAGGGGTCGCACACGATAAACCCACCCACCAAAACCTCTATATTTACATAAATCATTGATCATCAACATATCTCCTCTTATTTACCCCCTATCATTACCTCTCTTCATCCCACCATTATTTTTAAAAACTTGCTAAAAACAATGGTTTGTTTATAACATACCATATAAACATAAAAAAACCACTAGCTAAAAAGCTAATGGTTAATGAGTTAGGTCTATTTTTTAACAGTTTAAAATATTACATTTTAATAGTTAGTGAGAATAGTTATTCACAATTTTAAATTAGAAATTAACAAACCATATTAAATTACCCCTTATTTCCATTAATTAGAGGTCTTTGTTTGTTGGGCTGTAGGTAGTAGAAACCATCTAAAAAGTTTCCCAGTTTCAAAGGTTTTTTTATTAAAACTACAAACTATCTTCAATACACACCCCATAATACAGTCCCGTCTCTACAGAAACGGCGAGCGCCTAGTCTCCATTCAAACCTTGATACAATCTCCTTATCATAGACAAATAGAGATGGAAAGAATATGTGTTTCCAATCATTCAACAATAAAGCAATATCCCCAAACGAATAATCAGACTCATCGTTGATACTAGAAAGTGTAGTCTTCGCTCTATACCCCGTTTGTGAAGGTTCGGATGCAGAGATAAGTTTATCTGTACATAGTAAATTTCTTAGGATTTTTGGTAAATCTCCACTATCTCCATCAAATGACACTTTATCATAACCCGCAAGGACCCAAACATCGACAGTTATATTCATGTTTATCCCTAACTTCCCAGCCTCTTCACATATCACTCCCATTACACAATGGGAACATTTTTCGGAATTGTGGTAAAAAATTTTCAAAGCGTACCGAGCTTTATTATATGTATTTGAAGCTAAAGCCTTTATAGTTTCATTTATTAACTTGCGACCAAGGTCTTCCCGTTCATTGACACTCATCTTCTCTATGTCTAATTCGCTAATTGTATTTGTTGCATTCATATGTTTTATTGGATTTGATCTGTAGTAAAATGTTGATAGGCAGTTAGATTTGTTATTATTTAAATGTTTCCCGCCGCCAGCCACATTTTTATTATTAATTTTATTTTTTAGATTTACAATTTTATTTTTTAGATTTACAATTTTCGTTTTTAGATTTACAATTTTATTTTTACTAATTGGTTTTTCGTTTTTGTATTTTAATTTGCTATTTACCTTGTCAAATATCTAAGGTATTGACCAATAACTGAATATCATTAAAAGTAGTCTTTGAATTGTCATTAAAAACTACAATTGAATTGTGTGTTAAACCAGTATACCCAATGTTTTTTAGATAATTTTCTATTTTTTGATAAACATTCAGTAACTCACAATGATTTGTATAACAAATCCAAGCTGCCGCGCTTAGGCAATATTTACAAGCCGATCTATCTAGTCTACTAACTGGACGACCTTTAACATCCAATGCGGAATATCCCTGTATCCATTTTGATTCATCACTAAACAATTCTTTTATTTTCATTTTGTATTTTGTTAATTATTAATGGTTTAAATATCTAGGTTCTCTACCAAATTTTGAATATCTTTAAATGTAGCAATTCTGTCGTTATATAATGTTATACCGTTCAGTGGCATCTTAATGTATTCTTTTATGCTCTCGTGATGTTTACTGTATAAATAGCTCTCTCCATAGCATTTATGGAGTGCTCCTGTTAAACACCAACTAACAGCCTGTGGGTCTATTGAGCTTACTGGTTCTCCAGTATTATCTCTAGCCATACAAAAGCGCGTCCATTTTGATTCATCACTAAACAATTTTTGCATATTCATTTTACAATTGGGTTTGTATAATCTTCTCTAACAAGTAAATATTCAGCTTGTACAATTTTTCCATCCGGTAGCGCAAATTCAATTTCATCTTTAATAACGCGACAAACGCGGCCTGTTTTAACAGTGACGCCACCTCTCTTTTCCCTTATCTCATGTTTGTTATGGCAATTTAAGGTTCTATTACCATATAGTTGATAGATGGACCCCCATTTTTCAATTACTAATCCTATTACCTGTTCTTTACTAGTATAATATCTCAGGTTTGGGCCAGAATAGATCGACAATTTACCTTTTTCAATAGCCTCTTTCCCAAGAAACAATAAGGCATTATTAAAATCAATTGGTAGCCTACCCATTACACTAGTAATTTTAATCGTTGGATGTGGAATAGCCATTTTATTAGTGTTTATTAAGGTGATTCTTTAGAAATAATTGAGCGGAACGAGAATCTCCGTTAGACCAATATATTTGACGACCGCTTTTAGTTGTATAGTTATTGTTTTTGTATGCTACGTCATCTAAAGAAACTTTCGTCCAATATATGGGGGCTTTTGTTTTAGTCAATTTTTTAACTCTCAATAACGTTGTAGGCATATTTGTATTTATTAAGGTTGGAAAATTCCACCATTACTAATCATATTAATAAGAATGGCCTCTAGTCTAGTCGCCGGTTTTTGGTAATTAAACCCAAAAGCCACACATTGACGAAATGTATATTTACTCAATTGAGATCGACTTATTTTAAAAAAACCTTCGCCTAATTCGTAAGCGGCATCTATCATTTCAACCTGAATCTTAGTAAACAACCCAAAAAAATCCATTTCATCTTTAGATGTTCCCGTATGAAGGAGATGATAATTACCAAGGTCTCCTATGGAGATATCCAGAGGCTTATAATGGTTTTTAAACACTACCATAGATAACAAAATAGATCCGGCTGCGCAAACTTCGCATGTAATCTTGTTATCTACAACAATATCTCGTAAAGAATCTTGTGAAAAACATTGTGGGTCAATTTTATCAATCTTTATCCAGTTGCCAGTATCAGCCATGTATTGACTATTTCTAAGTCTCTCTAAGGCGTCAGTGCAAATCAATACACGTTTACCGGCATTATCGACAGCGTTAAACCTTGCGTTGTTGGTATCAATGATGTTTTGACGATTGATTGTAGTGGTCATTAGAATATTTAATTAAATATTTTTTTCGTTTTCGTAGACAAACTTATTAAATGAAGTAGAACCCATCTCTCGATGTAATACCTTTAAACAAATAAACGATATAAAAGTTTTCCCTTCTTTAATATACATTGCTTGAACCTCTTCAATAGACATTTCACCAATATTTTTATATAGTCGGTATGCTTCGTCGTTTCTCACGGAATCGGCTTCTGAAATCATGTTATAATTTTACTGTTTTTTTTGATCAGTGTGAAGCTTTGCTGGTAATGCGAGCAAGAATCATTTGACGCAAATGATCATTAATGCGAAATTCTTCGTCTATAATGATCTTCGACATATTTTCAATTGAACTACTAATAATTTTGAGAGACATGTGTTTACTAATACGGTCATCTATATATTGTTCAACGGCATTATATACATCTCCAATTTCATGGTGAAACTTAAAAGAATCCGTAACTTTTCTAATAACTTTTTCTAATTCATTGTCTATTAAGTCGTCCAGTTCTAAAAGATCGCGAGGACCGATCACAACTGTCTCCGGTGTAGTGAATAGATTTCTAAGGATCTCTTTAATTTTGGAAGGATGCTCCTCTTTATTATTCAATACGTGGCGAATTTTCACACATACATCTAAAGCCAACATGCGTTTACGATGTTTACTTTGGCCATCCATTAAAGATGCGGTGTCTGCAATATAGTTGGTATTCATAATTTTATAATTATTAAAATGATTTTTTTGTTTATTAGTTTGATTTGTAAATCTTACTACAATTAAGCATGTGGGTTATATTGGAAACCATCTGCGCGCTCCGGTACTTCACCATCTAGAATTACCAATATCTCTTTGGCCCGCGTATAGGTTACATATTGAAGATTCGCTTCCTGTTGTAATTGCCATTCGCGCTTGGCGTATTTAGACGGCATAAGCTCGGGACGATATACGAATACACGTTGCCACTCCAGACCCTTGGAGCGATGTGACGTTGCTAGCGTTAGTAATCCAGATGTATCATTGGAAAACATACTAGCAATCTTCATTTTCAATAATGAAATTGACTGCTGATCTAGCGGTAGAGACTTTATAATGGCAAAGATACAATCAATCTTATCTTTAATAGCCTCGGCCTTTTCTTCCTTATATTTCGTAAGGAATTTCTTCATCTCTCTTTGTCCATAATTTTCCAATTTCTCTTGGAGAGTGACGCAATTATAACAATTCATTTTCTCTACCAAGTGAATCAAATCATCACCGATATCCTTACCCAAAACCTTACAGCCAATACCCTTACCAATAAGGTAGAATGCGAAATCAATCAAAGGTTTTGTATTACGGCAAAGTATGACGTCTGTAGAGAGAAATTGTTGTTTATCAATAATTCCTGCCTCGATAACTTGCCCTTCGATTGCGGTGTCCGGCGCTTTAATATATGGAACAATCTTTTGCGCAAATTTCACCACTGCCTTGGAGCAACGATAGCAATAGTAAAGAGGAAACTCCTTACAAGCGAACTCTTCCTTAATAGCCTTAATGGCTTCGGAATCCGATCCACGAAAACCATATATGGCTTGCTTTTCATCACCAACGGCAATTAACCTACCACCGGGCTTTAGCATTTTCTTTAATATAAACCTTTGAATCTTGTTTGTATCCTGAGATTCGTCAATGACGATGTTGTCAAATTGCGGCATTCTTACATCATAATACAAAATCATGTACAACATATCATCGAAGTCAATAAACGGTGTAGACTGTTCACCAGCCGAAATGTTATCATTCATCAGCATGGTCGCCGCCTCTAAGCACTTTGACAGTTTATCCTCTTCATCGGGCAATTCAATATTGAAATGCTCTGCAATAGCAACGAACCCGTCATTGCTAATTGGTTCAAATATACCAAGGCCGGTTACCTTTGCTTTGGACACCAACATACAGGCCGTAGTAATATATTTACCATGGGTGGCCTTGAGATTCTTCAATGCGAGAATCTTTACCTTATCGGCATTCATATTGATAGTATGGCTTTTCTTCCGAAGAGCCTTGAAACATACGCTATGAAACGTTGCCGCGTGTATATGGCTTGGTAAACGCTTTTGTAGCTCTTCTACAATTCTCTTATTAAACGCTAGAAACACTGTTTCCTCACTAGGAGAAATCAATGTCGCGCAATGTTCGATGGTTGTAGTTTTACCACTACCGGCCACAGCGTCAATATATGCTGACCCCCTGCCGTTGGACGTGTGTTCATACACGGCTATTTGATATTCAGACGGGACGATAACTTTTTTACTATTGAAATTTACGAGTGACATATTAAATCTTTCAGTTTGGTTTATTGTTGAATTTAATTTACTATTGACTTATTCTCAACGGGTTATATTTTATTCGTTATGTAACAATGCCCGTAGGCTTTGGAGGATATGAATCGTGTCGCTAGTAGAGATCCAATCCTTACGTTCTCCACTAACAGTCTCAATTCCCGTGAATTTAGGACTATTCATAAATACAATGGCGGCACTGATCGCCATATCGGTAGCAGAAATGCGATCTTTCATGCTGGAGTTGATTTTGGTAAGTGAAATGATATGGTTCATGTTAATATCTAGCTAAAATTGAAACGATGGTGGTAGTTGTGGATTTATTTTTCATGAGGTTACGACTTAGAGCTTTACGAGGGACAGGATCTTAAAATCATATGGTAATCCATCATTACCCATAAATATGATTTGACTATCAACCACTTCGATTGGATCATATTGTAGATGAGCGTAGAATGATATGAGTGTGTCGCATACCATCACCTCCATAAAGCTTTCGCCTTCCTTTACAGCACTCTCTAAACAAGCGAAAGTAGGATGTACTAGAGACGAGTTGTCCACGACAATAAAACTTGCCGATTGTAAGAGTCCTACGGCGCGAGCTAACGTGATCTTCATTTTCATGACACTATATTGGTTCAATGTTAAATATATCCTCATAAGGAATTTATAAGGATATAAGTTAACCCTCTCCACTTAAGGAGAGGATTACCATATTTGATCTTAGTTGGAGACCACTTCGACCTTAGATTTTATCTTCATCAATCTCTTTCTTTTGAGCATCATAGAGTTTAACAACTACTTCCTTCCAGTTGTAGAACTCATTAAAGTTTTCGGTGATATATTCCTTAATATCATTCTTATTACGACCATCCACCCTGATCTTGTAACCAAATGCAAGAGAAGGTTCTACTACAACCTGATGGTATGTCCATCCGTCATAACTACCATGTTCGTCCATATGGTGAAACGCGGTGTCGAATACCAATTTATCCTCTTTCGATTTTTCCCAATTGAATTTTGTACCATTGTCAAACCCACTGCCATGCGGGAAGACAGCCTTTACCAAGTCTTCTATAAAGTATTCATGGCGGTTAAGCCATGAATCGTTTTTAGAACGAATACAATTGTTGTATGCGTTGAATTTACTGGCGATAACAGAATATATGTTCGATTCGATCATGTTAATGATTGTTTTATTGTTTTAGACTAAGTGTCTGAATTACTTACTGATAACAAAGTCACGCCCAACCTGATTGTTATCAGTGATATAAGGCCGCTTACCAGCAATATCCCAAGCAATTTGGAAAATTGCCATTTCGGTTTTAATACACTCTTTGCCAAGGTAAACAGTAATACTATCTACCGATACAATAGTCCCTATCATTCCGGGCTTTACAGTGGCGCGTGAAGTAGAAACTACTTTTCTTTGGAATAGTGAATTTGGATTGTTCATATGATATATTGGTTTATTGGTTACCTAATGAAAATTTGCCGACCGTGTACAGTAAAGTACGTTTTTCCCGAGTTGCTAAATCCAGTAGTATAGAGCCTGTAGTTTTTGTTGTTGAAATTAATCTTGTAACGATTTACTAACTTTGTTCCATATCCAGACGCCGTTTGTGACAAACCTTGGATATGCCACCATAGAGGGCTGTCTATTAATTCCTTTTCATAATCATTAAGATCTATGCTTGGAAAGTCGGTTGACTTGCTAACATTGCTATCATTAAACGCCGTGAACATTTTCATAACTATTTTTGGTTTATTGTTTACTAATCGAAATCTTAGGCATTGAACATTTTACCAATGTTCTTTTTGGAATCAAATTCACCAATGATAACTTTTTTACCATCGGTTTGCACAAAATGCGCAAATGTAAAGATGCCATATGTGTTATAACGGCAACCGGAATGTCTCGAAGTACATTTGCTTTCCCAAAGCAATTTTGTATTTACTACAGCCTTGTTCTTGACCAAGGCGTTTGTCAACAACGGGACGGTTGGGAGAGGGATGATAAAGTAACTACTAACACTCCTAGCAGTTTGGCCATTCGCCAATGCGACCTCCGTTTGAGTGTTATTAATGTCTTCTTTAGAACATTCTGATAATTCTTGCGGTGTTAGGTAGAATTTAGTACCATAAGGAATAAGTCCAGTCTCCATTGCTAAATACGAAGCCTCTTCTAGTGATAAGATGAAATCGCTCATAACTATTGTTTAGTTTATTGTTTACTAACAAATTGTTCAACTATTTCGGCGGAAAACGGAAAAGGCGCAAGCGGTTCCGGGATTGCCGAAACAACCGGAAGGGAATCGGGCGAATCGATGGAACCTTTGCGGTGGGAGAAAGCATTTCATTCCTCAGCATCTTAAGAGAGCAAGGGCCACGTGCAAGCGGATAGAACGGAAGAAAGGCGGAAAAAACCCTCTCTTTTTATAGAGAAAACGTTTTCCGCCTTTAATAAACTAAATGTAATGATAGTAAAAAATTAATTACCAATTAATAATTACTAACTATGTATGACACCGATTGGTAACAAACCTTCTTCAATCTTACGTAATCTAATATCCGGCCTAGTGTCTCTTTTACTATACCTAGACCGCTCTGGTTTCTTTTCTTGTATATAATATTGACCGACTTTATTTAGAAACCATTCACACTTTCTAACTTTGGGAGGTTCACCAATGACAGCGAAACCCTGTTTAATCTTCTCCTTAGATACAACAACCAAACTATCTCTATCATGGTAGGGGCGATAGTAAGTCATTACCGAAGGGAAGTCTTTAAAATATTGAATTTCCATGTTTAAATTATCCTAGTTTCTGTTGTTAATATTTACGCCTATCTAGTTCTTTACCAATTTCGGGAGTTTATCCATTGAAGCCTTATAGTATTCGATAGACTCTTTCGCGCATCTCTTAAATAGATCCAATGTCTTATCAATATCACATTTGAATCCTTCTTTATAGCCAATCAAAGCAGCGGCTGGACGTGGCCCATTTATAAACGCAAGAGGATCATTTGCTAAGATGAAATGATTATCATCTTTTAATATTTCGACCCCCCAAATACTTTCAGTTCTTCCACTTTTATCCGTTAACAGGACTTTGATAAGCCTACCTTGTCCATTGTCAACGAGTGCTTCATACTCTTCATCTAAACAATAACCACGAGTGACGATAGCTTTATAATCAATTTTTAATTTTGGCATTTGATGTATTTGGTAAAGTTCTACCGTTATAGTTTGCTAATTTTATATCCCAGAAGGGTTGATATTGAAATGGAATACATATCCATTTTTGTTTATCAATATTATCAATAAATACGTGGGATTGTTTACGCGACAACGGGTAGCGTTTTAATATTTGGTCAACCCCAATAGAGTGGGGAACTACCAAATCACTACTATCAAAACTTTTCTGTTCCACTTTGGCCCCAATAGATTTTAGAGCATTGTAGACGGGCCTGTCATATGTATAGTATTCATATTTGTCCCAATGATAGAAACCGAGGTTTGATAGAAAGTATTTGCATTCTTTCAACAACTCTTCATTTTGAATAGTGTCAATATTTTTACTCTGTAGCTTTTTCCAAGTTATAGAGAAAATTTTGGAATATTCCTTTGTTCTATAATAGAGAACTGTATCGTCCTCAATTTGATAGTTTAGTTTATGTGGTTTATTTATTTCGTTCAACATTTTTTTTTATTAATTTCGTCAATAAGATATAAGTCTTTAGTAACCTTTATTTTATCCCCATCAGAGGTAACAGCGAAACACTTCCAAGATATGAAATCCGTGCCTTCGTCTAAATAGATATTGAAATCTAAATATAGCATACCATTATTATATAACTCTTCGGCTTTATTGTTTTTAGTAAAGTGATTCCAAAATTCAATAAATTCAGATAGCGTATTACTATTTTCATCGTTCCATGGCACCAACTTTCTCGCTGCGTAATAGCCAGCCCTATGAAGTCGGGTAATTTTGCTTTCTGTTACACTTTTTTTGTACGCAATAGCAAATTTTCTCTCTTCACTATCCGACGGATACCCCACCATTTTTCCAACTCGATAAATATAGTCACTAATAGTGCTTTCTAAATCGTAACACTCCGTATTTTTTTGTAGAGGGACTCCACACTTTAAAGTGTCTCCATAAGAATAATGACCACTACATATAGCTTCTTGCACCTCTCCGTAACTGCCTCTAATTGTTATTTCGGTACCTCTGTATACAGAACTTTCAATTCTATTTCTAACACCCATTACATTATAGTAATAGAGGAAATGTCCCATAGCAAACATTTCACCACCAACATTCATAGCATTATTACCCATAAACCAAGGGTGTTGAAATTCGCAATAGTGTTCAAATACATCGTGAAAAATCATATGGCCAGACCATAATGCATTAAAAGATACATCATTACCAATTGAACGTTTTGGTGCGACACCGTATTCCCCGTTAGCATCGTCACAAAAGAATTTTAAATTGGCGCGATGATGAAGTTTCATAGTATTATATTATTTAATTTTCTATTTTAATTTTACAATTTAAATCTAAGGAGCTTGTTTTTGAATCTTTAATAGTGAGCCAAGAATAACACCAAACATTATACAAGAAGGAAATTAATCATTTTTTGGCCATCTTTATTGAAAACTATAATAGCGCCGTTTTTCATGATTCCAATTTAATAATAATGGCGAAATAGACGAGTATTTAAATTTATTTTATATGTGGTAGAATTTTTTATGGTATTATTATTTTATTTTTAGATTTTTGTTTTCTATTTAAATGTCTAATTCTCTAAATTTATTTAATACTTGAGCGTGTGTGGATCTATCATTCCAAATACACGCTAAGCTTCCAACAGAGTTTTGGAGAATCGTTAGTTTTTCACCATAAATGTCATTAGGCCGTTCAAAATATATTTTCATTAAAGCCCCTACTGCACAAAAACATACAGCGGATGGATGGAGTGCTCCACACGGAATCCCATTTGTATCTTTAGCAAATACCTCTTGAGTCCATCTGCTGGAGTTTTCGATTAACTTCCAAACCCTATCTATATTTTCCAATTTTGTATTTTTCATAATTTTATGATATTTATTTATTTTTTTAATTCTAATCTTCAATTAGGATTCTTGGAAACGATGATCTTCTAAAAGACTATAACCTATTTCCATCTCCCTTTTATGCCGGATTTGTGATGCTGTTAAGGCAAGCTTTAGGCGTGGTTCTCTCACGCCGAGCTTATTAATAAGCTCTTGGATACTATAATGCTTTCTCGAATCCAAATTGTTATTCTCTATAAAAGACAGAGTGCCACGAAAGCAGTTACCAGCACGTAGGGAATCATTAAAACATACGTAAACACCATCGCGAATAAGACCTTGAGCCCTTTCCGCAATTTCAGTCTCAATTCTAGTTTGCTTATTTCTATTGAATACGCTTAAGATAAAATCTAAGGCATCATTTCGTAATACATCAGAGGCGTCAATATGATAATCATCTTTTCCATTTACAATTTTAATGCCGTTACTGTCGATTCCCCATGAATATCCATCGGGCGCGACAATGGTTTTAAAGTTATCGTTTATATCGATAATGAGAGTTTTATCATCGACGATCAGACCGAGAGATTTGACATAGTTAATATTCTTAGCCCTCGTATATGATACAGCTTTATAATTTTTCCATGTGGTGAATCCGGGTTCATGCAAATGCATAGTTTCAAAGCTAGGCTTTGCACACCAATCCGATCCACGCTTTACTAATTTTATATTTAATGCTTCCGCAGTGCCCCTACTAATTGGAATTGTATGTACATTTGATGGATATAGACAAGATGGTAGTGTTTTTTTATACTTGGCCAAGAATAATACTTTATGAATATATTTACGATGATTATAATTATTAATATATTTAAAAGCAGTCTTAAAAGATTTTGATACTACAGGTTTTAATTTTTTATTGAGCATTCTAGCGTAGGCTTTATCTTTCTTTACCCTACGCATATTTCTATCTGCCTCTGTCAAAGAGCCCTTATTATTATACTCGTTTACAAGCCTATCCCTCAAAGGGTTTACCCTATTTTCGTATGGGGGGGACATTTTAGTAAGAGAGTAGGGAGGTTTGCTTTCCCTCTTTTTCTTTAACGCCCTTAAAAAATTCGATGCAACCAAACTATATCCCATAAAAGACATAAGTCTTACAACGCTAGGGTGTGACATGTATTTCTTATTCATGATTTAATACTTGTTTAATTTTATTTTGTAATCTATATTTTATTTAATACCCAAAATTCTCTCTGTATCCACCATTACCGTCGTTCATATAGCCACCGCCGCAATTTTGCCAACCACCAGAATGTTCTATCCCATGCTGATTATAGAACGCATCTTCATCTTGTCCAGTAGGATCTTCCATAGCTTCGCCTAATCTATTATCATAAAGGTTATGCGAATTGACCATATTATAGAGTTTAATAACCAATTCGTTTCTATATTTTTTAATATTTTTATATCGGCTACCGATACAACGATGATTGAGTATAGAATCCAATCTTTCGATCTTATGTTCTAGATTCATACGGAGGTTCTGACAATAGAGGTCTAGGTCTGATGACATTTTAATATTTTCCTATTTTGAATATTGAATTTTAAATCCTAACAAACGAGCTACCCTACGAGCCGACGCATTTGATATATTTTCAAGATTTACCGAGATATACGAGGGGATAATATTAACCAAAACGCGTACCATTTTCAGTAAATGTGTATTCGCTCTCCCTAGTATTTGCTTCAACAGAGCATTCGCTTGTTTCGTCTTCGTAATGTTTTTCTAAAGCTTGATAGAGATCTTTGCAGAGATCTACATAGACTTCGTTAAAGTCTTTCTCGAAAGCATCTTCGATAGAGGAATCCGATGATTTTTCACTAAAATTGTATTGAATGCTTTTACTGTTATAATGGTAATAATGCCCAAAGTGGTGAATTTCAACATTCTCCACGGTTTCGATTTTTACTAAATCAGCAAACAGTTTTATATAACAAACCTCTTCACCAAGGAAAAGCTCCGTGGATTCTTTTAGGTTAAAAAGCTCTTTATTCCAATTACCTTGGAACATAGCTCCGTCACCTTGACTATAAAAGCCCGAATAATGAATAGTAATATCGTAGAAACCGAGAGCCTCCAATTTTTTGGTATATATGTCAATTATATATTTTGGGCTAAACTCCAAATTTGTAGTAAACCAATCTCTGGCTTTTTGTTTAGCTTTTTCAGAAAGCTCATCGTAGTTATAAACTTTTGTTTCAATAATTTTCATAGGATTATTTGTTAAGGTTTTTAGTATTATTTCTTCGATTCGACCCCTGTATCTTCTTCGTCTTCATTCTTAATTACCAATATAATTTCCAATTCCTTTGCCATTTCTTCGGTAAAAACATCTAAGCATTCCCCATTTAAATCTTTATCATAGATACCATGTTTATGCCTATCATTCTTATTCGGTCCGTTAGGCCGGATTCCATATCCCTCTTGAAACAATTCATTATCAACCCAGCCATTTTCATCTTCACATGGGGTCTGTACGGTCTCCCATTTAACAAATTTCCATAGTGGGCGACAATCGGGAGAGAGTTTATATGTCAGTGGATAGTCAGAGTTTACAGCGGGACGTACTACACCATCAATCGTTTTAATAATCTTAATGTGTTTGATTTTGAAGTTGTATTCTTTACGAATTTCTTCAATTGTCATATCAGCTTCACTTTGAAATTCATCTTCACAAATGGCATAAGCGTCTTCCCAAGACATTGCCCTGACAATTCCCACAACGCCCATAGAATTGCGAAAGATATAAAGTAGACCGAAACCATCATCATAAATAGGAATACTATGTCCGAACCGACTTTGAGCGGAGATAAAACGTTGCGTATCGTTAATAAGAGAATTTTTATTTTTCGTTGGCATTCTAGTATTAGTTTATTATTTTTGATCTTTGTATTCTAATTTCAAACTGGTTTATTTAACAAGTCTCCAGTATAGTCAATAGATTTTAAGAATTCATCCATCCTTTCTTTTTGGAAGTCATGCAAAGTCTTTCTATCTGAATGGATCAATTCCCAGCGGTTCCAAATTTCTGCTATTATTACCATACCGCCATTGACCAAACGGTAATTATCACCAGAATCATACGTTGGCACTAATGCCGTTCCCAAGGGCAAATTTTGATTATTAAATTTATTGGTAACCGTATATTCAAAACCAGCATCATTTATATAGACTCTATTTAAGCCAGAGATTTCTATTTTTTTAATTTTAATCTTAGGCATCACTTTTAGATACCTCTGATGGTCTTTACTATCCGGCCTGTCTTCAAAAGAATTGAGAAATGATCTAGCAATGGTCTTTTGTTCTTCCGTGAGGTTAAAATAGCAACTCATGATATTGGTCTACTTAGCTAAAAGGATACGATTGGCAAAGTCGCTATATTCGACGGCATATTCAAAGGAAGAGAATCCACCGCTAGAATGGCCTTTCTCATATGACTCACTCATAATTTCTTGAATAATTTTTTTATTAAACAAAGGGTAGGCATGAGCTATTGATAGAGGCAAAATTTCATCATATAAGTATGCCATCAAAGACATCCTTTCTTGAGGAGACCCATTATCTCCGCTCTTTGGATAAACGCGATTCATCATTTGGCGTATATCGTCGATGGTAAGAGTAAAGTCTTTCGATGAATGCGTTTTGCCCGGGCAGATATAATCTAGTCCAACAGGACTCGTAGTAAAACATAGGCCACGTATCGAAATGGCATTGTTTTGGAATTTAACGTTTATTGGAGAATCGAGACCGATGATAATCATTTTGAAGAGTTGGAAAGCTGAATTTAATTTTTATTGCTTACTATTTAGTTTAATCGAGGGTTGACTAGAAACTCTATTTAAGATTTAATAAAGTTTCTATGGCAACCCTAGAGGTGTTAATTCTAGGGTTTAAATGTTTTACTGAACGTCTTGCAATTCCGCGTTTTCGACTTCTTTTTCAAAATCGCGACCCTCATCATTACCAGAATTGCGATTCTTCGTCTTCAATTCTTGAAGGAATGGTTGAGCCTTGAGAATGGTAAATCCATCTTCACAAGCCTTTTCCAAACTTTCTTGGTCGTTCAACAAATTGAAGAAGTCAGCCTTCTTACGGTTATATGCGCCGTCCTGTGAAGACGATACAAAACGCTGAACACGATTTACATCGGTATCTAGCAACTCTGGACGCTTGGAGAACTTTTCAGTAAATCCATTATACATATCCAAAGTGGTGAGGCCATCGTTGCCCGCACCATTGACAAACAAATTGGTAATATCACCAATAAGATTTAGAGATTTCTTACTAATCAATTCGCAATCTTCCAACATGGAAATGCTAGTTGCCAATGGAAAAAGAAACGCTGTCACAATTGCTTCGACCTCTTCTTTACGAACCGGAATCTTACCGAGAGCTTTTATTTGTTCACCATAGACATTATAAGACATAAACACCATTTCAATCAAATCCTTCGCATGTTCAAGATTGTCAAAGAATTTCTTACTATGACGAATTCGGCAGAATTGTTGAGCGCGTTTAACATCGCTCATATCCGTGTGCCCAGCCTTTATACCCGCCAATAACACTTCCTGAATCACCATGTTAACGGTATTCGCGCATACAGGCTTAACAATAGAAAGCCCGACGTTCAATTCCGCGTCTTTAACACATCCGTCAATCGCAGTTAGAAACAACTGCTCAGGATGTTTATTATTCATCAAATCCTTCATCTCAGGCATCTCTGCGGAGACGTAATACCGAGAACGATTCTTGAAAGTCCCTGATGAAGCGATGTTAGCTGTCAATCCAACCTTGTCGAATATTCCTGTAACAAAGTCAAATACTTGACTATGTGAAAAGAATGAATATGTTTTAGGGTTGAATGGCTTACCAATCGCCATGCCGTTATCACTAGCACGGATGCGTACTACATCCGGCTCATCGTAAATTGTATCCATATCCTTCGATAGGGAATACATTGGTAGAACGTCCATGTCATAGGTTATACAATTCTCTCTTGTAAGAACGGGAAGAACCGTCGTTAGACGGTGCCATTCCATCATTTTACTCATCTGTGCATCCACATTTAACATTTGGTGTGACATATTTTATGTATCCTGTTTTATTTTTTACTAGCGATTTTAAACTGGCAAATTTAGTAGTTAAAGTCTTGGGCGGTTTTTTTCCATATAAACCAAGCCAGCTTCGGTTTTGGTGACATTCCATCCGGAGTTCGCAAAACTCCCCAACGCAATGTCACAATTTGCAAACCTTCCTACGCAATCATTCAGACCATCTTGAAAATAAACCATTCCATAGCGGTTTATAATAATTGGTGAACCATATAATTTCGGATCAGTGTTGAATAACATATATTACCTTACTATTTTATTGTTTATATAACCAACTAAGATCTTACAATGCCGGTTAAGGCAAATGAAATGCGAAAAACCGTTTTCGGGCCGAAACGAAGGAGTCCGGCATGGATCTTTCTCCGGTTGTTTTCCGGTGCGCTCATTTTTCACGCTTCTATAAGAGCATGCCGGGATGCCTCATTCAAGATTTTTTTTTGCCCTTTGACCTTTATTTTTTCGCGTTTTTTACCAATGTATCCAAATTTTCCGTAAACCTAAATACTCCTATTTAGACAATTTAAAGGATATGGTATATTTGCCTTCTTCACTAAATTATCAATAGCCTCCTCAGGCGAATCGGCCCCATTTATATCTAAAATAACTACTGAAATACTGGATGTGCTATATGGTATTTCTACTACCACTTTAGCCTTGTATTTGGTAGAAATGTGGATCGTTGACACTATGCCCCAAGCCAATGGTTTTTTATGTAGAAGATATTTAGTAGCATATGAGGATCTAGAAATAGCAACTTTATTAAATGCATTTTGATATTCATCGGGTGAGACATGCGGTTGGCATATAAGCCTATCCAAAGCTTGGCGAGCCTCCATGTAAAGAAACATAGCGGAGGAAATTTGCTCGTTTTCGTTAACTTGTTTAATTGTAGTTGTATTTATAATATTCATTTTAGTATTTTATTCTATCTTTTGATAATATTAATAATTTTTACAAGTCCTCGTCAATTTGTTCGTCTACCTGAGATTGGTCATAGGGAGCGGATACGATTTCCACCCGGTATTTACTCATTTGTTCGTCTCTACATTCATCACAAACTTTACAGAGTGGAATACCATTACCATCATACTCCCAATTGGGAATTAAATCTGATCCACATAGGCAATTGCGGGATTTGTCTGTATACATATAAAACTTTATTTATTTGTCAATGTTTATTATTTCAGGATTTTCTACTAAATATCGAGTAGTTCAACTATTTCCATTAATTGTTTGAAAGTTATACTATCATTCCATTTACCAATATCACCAATGAGATAATTTAATTTGGCAAAAATGCGGGCTCTCTCATCTATATTTTCGGGATAGCAATAGAAAACAGAACCAATAATACAACAAGACTTTATATCTCTCCTAGATGGTTCGCCCAAAAGATAGCAATCATGCGACATTGAACCCCCGTTAACATCTCTAAATGCAATTTTTTTTGTCCATTTCGATTCGTCAGAGAAGAATTGAGAAACTTTCATATATTTATTTTTTTTGTATTTTTAATTTTAGTAAAAACTTGATATATATATATATTTATTACTTATTCGATTCGTCAGAAAAGAATTGAGAATTATCCTTACTCGTATTTGTATAATCTATAGTTCCTCCCGCAATATTTAATCCTGTGCCAAAGATACTACCAACTTGTTCAAACGACAAAAGTCCCTCTACCGACTCTTGAGGTAGTATTTTTTCAAATCGACCAATCGGCACAACAATCCTCATATTATCCCTTGCCGTACACTGAATAATATAAACCGAATGAGTTTTTATACTCAAGTCTTCAAGATTCGGGCAATATTTGGCAAGCCTTGCAAATAGTGAGCGTTGCTCAACAATATTCAACCATTGTTCGGGGAAACTAAGAAATAGTTTTTTTACATCAGTCAATTCTTTTGGAATAGCGTTATTAAAAAGATTATCTAGAACATCCCTTCCCATAAACCGTTCATATTCAAGGCCAGCGTCCCTCAAATTTGGTCTTTGGTAAACTAAAACGCTTACTTTACATTTTTTATTATTTTGTATATCGTGCATATTATTTGTTATTATTTGGTTTCTCGATTTATTTTAATAAAAATCCTATTTCACTTTGGAAATCGGGCAGCTAAGATCTTTATCTACAATTTTATAGATTTGCCCGCTGCCGTCCCTCCATTCTTTCGGACCTACCCAAGATTCTTGGATAGTCAATTTCTTAAAATCACCATTTGCATCACGTTTAAACTTCGGACTACGCAAAATGCGAAGATGTGCTCGGCGAGAGTGGGCAATTCTAGTAATCGTTCTCCCACTGTTTTGTTCAACAGTCGATCCCATAGGGATTTTTTTATTATTTGCGGAATGGGAACGATGTATGATTGTATAATGTTCCCTACTCTTCGTCCATTCAACCGATTTACCTTGTTTCTCCGGCCTAATAGATACAATATGATTGGAGGGTGCCATGTAGTCCATGACACAAACTTCAAAAGACTTCCATGCGTGCCAAAGTAGTTTTTTAGCGACACTTTTACCAATGTAATCGGTAACGGAAATATGTTTACCATTCACTTTGACAAAGTAAACCACCGATCCTATCGGGTCTCTACATTCTAAAGCTATAATTAAATCGTTTACAACATCGCCCTTTTCAAATTCCCTACTGTTGAGTGAAAATATTAAAACGCCATTTTCTCCCGTTAATCCTTTGAAGAATCCGTTGACAGTCATATCTCCGGAAGAGATAGAAAATCTAAATTTAGTAAACGGGTAATGAAACGCGGAAATGGGTTTCTCATCATAAATCTTCGCCATTTTATAACAAAGAAGTGGACTATCTTTAATAAGAATTTCCGCCCCTTTTTTATCAATACAGGAAACGGCCTCTTTAATTTTTTCAGAGACTGCTACTAAATTTGGGCTTTGCATATTATTACCTTTATATTTGAAACTTTTTTTATTTTTTTTAAGACAAGCTATCAATTAAATCATGGTAAAATCGAGTTATAAATTCATGCTCAAACTTACCAGAAGGCAATCTTTTAAAGTATAAATCCAATTGAGATGGATCGCACCTTGTTTCTTTTTCCCATTTTTGTGCGGCAACGGGAATTGTCGTTCGGTCAGAAGGTTTCACCAATTGAGGTTTATCCTTGGCAAAAATAATAAATCTGGCAACTAATTCGGAGGCATTGAGTCGCATTTATATTTATTAATTATTTGATGTTTATTGAAGTTGGTATATTTTTCCGCTAACCCTTTTTTTGCAACTTCGGCTAATTGTCTTTCTGACAAGGGAGATCGGATAAATCTTCAAGTGAGTGGTACGATACTCCTCTGTTTTATACTAAACTGTAGAACACCAATTTCGGCAATTAAATGTTTCAACACCAAAATGCGTCGGTTTTTCTGACCTTGCGCCTTTTGTATTAAATTAGCACTATCATATAATGGATAAAAGTCTCGTGGATGTACAGTTAAATTTTCCATTAAACGGAGAGCCTCGTGGAGGGCATTATAAACTTCCGAAAGTTCATTAGTGAGATTTTCCCCTCCGCTTCCATTGAGGTGAATTAGTGGTATGACTAAATCATTTAATTGGTTTATAATGATTAAATCCCCGCTTAAACTGTTTAGAGTGGTTATTTTATTCATCTAAAGATTCCTCATTTTCAACAACAATAATTAAACCCATCATTACGGCTTCCTCTCCACCAAACACACTGTCGGTTTTGCATTCTCCGCAAAGATAATTTCTAGCATCCGGCTCAGCGCAATCGTGTGTCCATTCTCTACACACATTGCAATAGCCCATATTATTCTCACTATATTCCATGTACTCTGACGATGTAATTTTTTTCATATTAAGATTTAATAAAATAAAGAATCTTCTATAGTCCACAGTCTAAATTGAAAAAGACTTTCCGTAAGGGGTAATACGTTGAACTATAGAAGAAATTGAAGATGTTAAATAGAAACCGTGGCCCTAATTACATTTTCCACGTTCTTATTTTTTAGTTTTTTACCGGAAACAATTGGGTTATACTCTCCAACGTAGTGAATTACACAATTTTTGTATCTCAAACATTGGCCGCTTACTTGTTTTCCAGCCTTCCATACTTGAGATTTGTGGGTCTTTGGAGAAAGAAGAATATGGGTTCTATTTCCAAGACCAAAGAAATATGTATATCCAGCTTCAAGCAAAGTCTTAAACTGTTGTTTTGATTTCTGATTTTTCATCTTTTGTGGTTTTATCTAATTCGTAAGGCATTACTAGTAATTTGTCTCCAATCCGAACATTGGCAATCGAATAATCGTTCTCTTGGCAAACAATGAACAAGAGACCCGAAGATCTACTAGCACGAGTTACTTTCCATTTTTTACCTTGGTACATAACAATCGTACCACCCGGATATTTATTCGTTGGCATGGTTCGCCGTGTTAAATTCTTCCTGTTGGCGGTGAATCTCCATCAAACCAAATTTGCAACCCATCATTAAACGGCTGAAAATATGGGTGGTAATGGTGTTACTCAACCGTAGATTAATTGAATTAGCAATATCCAACATGAGAAAATTAATATCTTCTCCGTAGTATTCTCGAAACCTATCTGCGCGGCATAACCCACGAATTGTCATTTCTGTTGGATGCATATTATTCATACTCAAAATTTGCACCTTATCAATAAGGGTATCCAATAATTCAAAATCCCGAGTTGAAATCTCTTGTTCCGTGTAGTCTAATGAAAAGAGGATATTAGTAATATCGCTTTGTGTTGCGAACTCTCGTTCCTCACGTTCTGGCACGCTTGGATAGTGTTTAATATTATTTATAGACATAAATTTAACTGATTATTTAATTAATACTATTTGATTTTACGAATAAATGGGATTATTTTTAATAAACCAATTAATAATAAGCATAACTGTAATAGCAAGACTAGTTCCAACTAGACAAGCTACACATATTTGTTTTAGAGTAATATATTTAAACATATTATTATTATTATTATTATTATTTGTTGATTATTAGATAATGCAAAAAAATGTAATAACTCGGCTTTCGCCCTCGCAATTGGTTTGCTAAAAGCGGAATTTCTCGCGTCCCCCCTAGCTAATCAGGGCAAGATCCGAAGGGCAAGTTTTTTTTTCCGGTTCTTTGTCTTTTTTTACAATTGGAATTGGATATACAAATTCTCGATTGTAAAATTCAGTAATAACCATAATCTTTCTTTCTAGAGGGCGAACGGATCTTAACTTATCTCGTTCTTTAACAAGTTTTTTGACGGCTTTAATAAATTCTGGATCATTGCTAATAAAAAATTGGAGAACTTGTCGATTAGTCATTAAATTATTCTCCAGTTGATTTTTTATTAGCATGATAATTGGCTGAGGTATCAGTGAGAAGTTTCAACAATTCTTCGTCACAGTCGAATTTAGCACATATTTTGCCGTCATATCGGATTTCAACATCTACTTTAGAATCTTCAAAATAGAATGAAGAACCGCTCGTAATTCTCTCTAGCATATAAACTAGCAAATGATTTTCCAGATTGTAATATTTGGCAAGACGATTCACCAATTCAATCTTTCCGTCAATCATCTTATCTGTCCGATTTATTGTTTCCACATTTTTAGCATGTATTTCGATACAATCGGCCAACAAACGATTCTGAATATCATTTTTCACTTTTCCAATACCCTTTGTATAACACAGGGAAATACTGGGGCGTTTATCGAACGTAATCTGGCCGGAATTATTATGTTTATATTTAGGAAGACAATAAGAAAGTGAAACCTGATCTTCCCTTTCGTTATAAATCTTATTAAAACGAACTGTGATTTTCAAACGAAGACGGTCTTCTACAGTTTCGTCGTTCAATACCAAATCGCCGTGTGTGTGATCTTCACTTTTTTCCCAGATAAATTTCCATTTACCGTCGAGCTGCTCAGCAACCTCAGTCATTGTTTTAATAATATCATTTTCGCGATCCGTCAATGGTTTTGCTGTGGTAATTTCTTTATCAGTGATAGTATTCATATGATTTTTTGCCGTTATTGTCGTTGTTTTTTTACTATTATTTATACAATTATTAGTTTGGATCCGTTATTACGATTTTTTCTGGATTTTGGATTATCTTTGCCGGGATTTTAATAAGCGAAAGAGTTGTTCCAATACAATTTTGAGCCTTGTGAATCGCATCTAAAACTTCCGGGCCACCTTTCCCATTTTCGGTAGCAAAAGCGATTCCGTTTAAGAATGCTGTACAAAGATCTATGTTATTTCCGAGCCTTTCCATTTCGTCGAGAATGCCGATTGTAAAGACCGTTTCCTGTATTTCCATTTGTTCGGGACTCATTTTTATATTTATTATTTATGTTTTTATTTTCCTAAATCAATTATACGTAAGGGTAAAGTTCGCTTCCGAAAATCAATTTCTTAATTTTAATTGTATCGTAATGGCTAATTGAAGGCCAATAGGGCTCTACAACTTCTCCCTCTACCATTTCCGGCTCCGGTTCTCTATTTACAATATCACCAGAATCGGTGCCCAACCAAATATCGTTTAAAGTTTCATCACACCAATCTTTAACAATCTTTGTGGCATGTACAAAACCCCTCCATGGAAAAGAATCATCGTCTCGCACTCCTCGGGGTCCATTATATAAATCATTATTAGCCGCATTCCAGTAGAATTTAATATTTGCTGGCATCTTAAAATGCGCCGAGATAAGCTGTTTAATTTCTTCTGTTTTCATAATGTTAGTTTTAAGATCTATCAATTTTGATTTTGTGATTTTGTATCTGATTACATATCTATTATAGCTTACCTGAAGTGCAAAAGCTTTAACGAAATTTAATATCCAACTATTACCAATTCCTCTTATACGCTGAATGGTCCAAAACACTGAATATTGATTTTTATTTACAATATAATTTGCAAGCTCTGGTAAATTATGAACTTCGATTTGTAGAGACTCCATCGCTTCAATCACCCTTCGGCTTTTTGCTCGAAAAGCCTCCTCTAGATGTGCCTCACTCAACGGACACCGAGTAAATTGCAGTTGTTTAGCGTTTTTCATTTTTTCCCTTTCCTCATTCATAAGACCATAGGAACCGGGAAAACAAGAATGGAATTGTAAAAAAAGCGTAAAATCCAAAAAAGAAAACCCGAAAAGCAATTAATTTGCCGTTCGGGTTTTTCAACTAACAGGAGTTTTTTTTAATGGGTGGTTAAAATGGATGAATAGACCTAAATACTCTATATCCTACAACCACGAAACAAAATATATATATTCCCGCCATTAGATAATCCATTAACAATTAGTTTTTTGTTTATTCCTAATTATGCGATTTGAAGTTGTTGACTTCCTTCCCTTCTTCGTGACAAACCAATCTTTCCTTTCCATTGACTCAACGTGTTATAACACACGTTCAGATCTTTTTCGATTTGTAAAAGAGGAATCCCCTTTAACATCGACTGCATAGCCGCGTTTTTAATCTCTTCTGGATATTGAGTTTTAAAACGGCCTCTATTCGATCTGTATTCCTCTTTCTTCGGGTTAGACGTTTGAGTGTCTCTATACCGAATAGCCGCATCTACAAACTCCCCAAATGTTAGACCCATGTTTTCGGCAATGTTCTCTAGTTTCACCAGTTGCCGATCTTCTTCCATCGCCTTATGGATTTTTAAAGCGACCTCCGAATTTACCAATTGTCTGTTGATTAATTCTTTTTGTAGTTTTAGTGTCTCAATCCTCGCTAAGATATACATACCACGGTTATTTTCCGTGATAGATTCATGGTCGGTAATTTGACTATGCAGATCAGTCGATGAAACTTCTTGGAGAAGTTCTTGCAGATTGAAAGGTTCGCTTTCGAAAGATTGATTGTGCTTATTGTTATTCATTGTAATTATGTGACTGTAAAACGTGTGTTCTAGTTTTACGATAACTTACTCTATTTTTTTTAGGATTTTAGTCAAAAAGATAGAGGGGGAAAAATTTTCTTGAAAGCGTTTTTTTTAATTTGGTAGCAAAACCTCTAGCGCGGCAAGTTTGAGTTTGGAATTTTCTCCCGTTAAAGATGATTCAAATCTGTTTTCGTCCCTCGTTCCTCCAGTTGTTTCCTTATTCGTGGAAAAATGGTCAATCATACCATTGAAAGCCACAAAAGCATCATATCTAGTCTCGCCTAAATTTCCAATTGATTTGTCGTAGAACAACTCTACTATTTTATCAATTTTGCGTAGTCCTCTTGTCGTGGCCTCGTTGCCGTCTTTGACTTTCAAAATATAAGAGGAAATATCTCTTACGTCCTGTTCTTTACAAGGAATATCACAGAGAAGATCCAGTTTTGCTTGGAGAACGTTTGTTTCTTTACTAATAAAGTCCAAATGGGCTTTACTCTCATCTAGTTTCGATTTGGCTTTAGCAGAGTGTCGAACTTTTGATAAATTACTCAATAATGCGTGAAACATTGTATTACCAAATTTTCTAGTGGCGTTTAGGGTAAATAACAACCCCATATCACCATTGAATGAATTGAATCCCGTAAAATGCATTTCAATCAAATCATTTGGCCTACATTTCGGAGCTATACAAATTGGAAGTTTCACACTAAGGAAATATTTATCTTTCACTTCTCCACCCCGGTCATAAACAGCGTGCCCATATTTGACAATATCGGCTAAGACCGAGAAAGCCTCTTGATTAGAAACCATGTTATATTTCTCCCCCATCGTTCCGAGGCTTTTACCGTTATCACTACGAATTATTTCGCATTTTCCTGACTTATAGGCTTGGTCTCCAAAGAGATAATAGTTATCTACCCTTTGGGGTGTAAAATTAGCATTGATACTAATTAAAGCATCTGTTAGAGTTTTTTCATCAGTTAATTTTGTTCCGACTGTTTCCAGTACGGATTTAATATCTAAAGTTGGTTGCAAATCCATTTTTTTTTGTTTTTTTTGCGCCAAAGCTGTTAGCTCTGAACTGAGGAAGAGACTCTAGGGGAATCCCTCATGAGTCAAGGGTCAATTCCCCCCAGCCTTTTGTTACAATTTTGTTACGCTATTTATTTGCTTTATCGGGGATTCGATCCATCGAAATACAATGGAAAAATTGATAATATCAGTAGAGCGGTTATTAGATAATTTCTAGATTCTGTTTCTCTCAATTCGGGTATCGAAAAAATAAGAATAAGAATGGGTAAGCTGACAACCGCTATACAATCCCAAATAAAAACTCTTTTCGCAATCTTCATTTTAATTCCGTGGTTGGTTCGTGGCAGGTTTATGAAAAATCAGGGTCGATCTTAAAAGTGCCTCCCATTTTACCCTTGGATACCGTAAGATCATTCCTCATGCGAATGATTAAACCAAGCAGTGTTAATACATTATCTGTATCAACAGGAAAAATTTTTTCTTGAAATATTTTACTAACTTCCAAGCCCAACTTGGTGCGGTCAATTTTTGAGCCTATGGGAAGGTCGTTAATCTTCTCATTTATAATTCGAGAGATTTCAATAATAGTCTCTAATGTATAGCATTTATCGTATTTCATAGGAAAAGGTTTATAGATCCGGATCCCTAACAATTCTGATCCGAAGCCAGTATTGTTCCAATGTAAGAATAATGGGTTTTAAATATACATATTTTCTACTTACATCTCTATCAAAATGGTAAAATAAAGTAATATCAATCCAAGTCCCCATAAATAAATGATGAACTTTCGATTGATGATCTAAAACTTCCAAATGTTTCTCCACTAACATTTCCAATTCAAATAAAGAAAGTTCCACACTTTTCGCCTCGATTGCGTAACATATCTCACCAGCCCCTTTCACGAAGCCATGGTAGTTATAGACTAACAGGATTAATTTCATAAAACTTTAACGAATACAGATAGAGCTATGCAAATAATAAATGCTAAAATGTAAACAATTCCAACGGAAATGAGTTTGCGATATCTACTATGCATTGTGGTTGGCTACTAAATAGAAAACGGTGAAAACGGTCGTCCACAAAATATAAACAATTGAAAGCGCCTCTATTTTTTTTGTTACTCCGCCTTTTTGACGTAGCAACAATTTACCAATTAAGATTACGGAGATAATGTTTAACAACAGCAGAGTGTAAAGGGTCATATTTTTTTTGTTATTGTATTGCGAAAATAGAGAGAAAGTGGTAGTCCCGGACAGCGGAGCCTCTGTCAATAAGCCCTTATAAAGAGCCCGTTATTAGCTACATTTAACTACAGGACCATAAATTTATAAACCCCAAAAATAAATCATAAATTGAGGAATAGAAACAATAATCTTAGCGAGAATAACGGACAAAACCACCGTCACGCCGGGATAATAAACTCCGCTATCGGACCACAAAGAATATTTTACTGGATTCCTAATAGAATTATGATAAACAACTGGTTTCAATAAGTTCATGTTTAATTGACAAATTGGATTTTTCAATTTCCTGTACAAACTTGGTCCCAATTATTAAATTGTTTTCGCTGGGTCTAGCCAAATTTCTTTCTTTGTCGATGTAAAAAAAGTAATACATTTGCTTACCTTCATTATTGGTAAAGAAACCTTTGAGATAGGCCGTTTGAAGATATGCGCCGACTACAAATAGTTCGTCATTGGGAATAAAAAACTTACCATCCGGCCCGCGAGGAGTCCTAGGGAAGTTTTTATGTTCCAATATTTTCTTTTTGTATTCTCCTTCGAAATCTTTCATAGGTAATTGATTATAGGCATTAACTCGTTCCCTTATTTTCGCGCCGAAGTTTCGCAAAATTAATCGGACGATTAAATTTACTATTATAAATAGAACCGTCTTCTCTAATAATCAAATTCATAGTGATCTTCAATGTCGATGGATCAAGAGGTTTCCCATGAAGGTGTACCAATTCATTTGATGGCGCTGAGGTTAATACGTTTCCCTCTACAGTTCGCCTAGCTTTAACCCGAAAAATGTATCCACCCGGAACAAGTTGAAGTGTAAAAGTTTCCAGTTGGGTTTTAGCATTAGGCGTTTCCGCCCATTCACTAGATCCGCTTTTTTGTTCAATAAAATATTCAACGCTCCCTGCTGGATTATTACCATTCCAAATAAGACTAATTGGATATTTGGTTTGGCCATAAGAAGCGGCGCAAGTAAGGAGTAATCCAAAGATTAGATTTTTAATTTTCATTTTTTACTTTTGAATTGGGTGGCAATTGATCAATAACCTCGGACAATTTCTCCATTTCTTTTACCACTTTCTTTGAAATGTCTGAATTTGGTATTAGAATTACCCCCATCTCTTCAGGTGTTATATGGTTATCGCCCATTTTGTTTGGGTTTATTTTATTTAGTAAAGTAATACACTACTCGTCTTATATAAGGACGATTGGATTATGACCTAGACATCCACTCACAACAAACAGATGTTTAAATCCAAAACAGAATGTTATAGTGTAAAATGGTGGGGTCGGTGGTATTTGAAACCACAACCAATTCCTTAAAAGGGAACTGCTCTACCGTTGAGCTACGACCCCAAGAACTTACGTAATATTTCTATTACAAAATTTATTATAGCCTAGTAAGGCCGTTTAACAGTCGGCATTGGCCCGCCGGTGGTCTTTTTACCATCAACAACCGGTTTCTCTGGCATATTTTCGACTACAATCTTTTTGCTTTGTACCACGGTAACTTGAGCGTGGTTAAAATACAAGATACCGCGCACCCTACCATCCTTATCCAACTGTTGCGGCTGAACAAGTAAGATGGGAGAGCCGTATGCTTGACGGCAAATGCCAAGTACGATTCCAGTTCTCAGCGTAACATTATCCTTAACAAGATCCCCAAGCCCCGCAACCATTATTTCGTTATTAACGTTTCCAAATTTGACCTTACCCTTCTTGACAACATCAACTTGATAAGTGTCAAACGTTAATTCTTCCACTGGCTTTTCGCTGTTCGTCTTTGGAATTGGTTGAAGCCCAACTCTGTCACAATTATAAAGATATCTGGTAAAGGATACTACAACACCCTGTACGCCCGTTACCTTGTCTCTTCCCAAATCACCAAATCCGATTATTTTTTTGTCGCTCATAAGAATAGTTTTTTTAGTTGAATTTCTCTAACTTGTTATATTTGACCACATCCGAAAAGTGTGTAAAAAATGTCGTATCATTTGCTTTTGGATTTCTAAATTGAAAAACGACAAAGGCAATGGAAATATAAATAATACAAAAGGCAAGGATACCCTTGATTGCTATAAAAATTTTATTAGATCTCATTAGTTGTTTTGTGATAAAGTTTTCCGGTCAATTCTAGGGAGGCATAATCTCTGGCGTCATTACAGCTAAACCCGCTATTTACAGCCTCCCAGAATAGTTTACAAAATTTTTCCCTAAAAAGTTCACTCATGTTTTATTGTTAATAAAAGCCTTGCATGATAAGACTATCACGTAGACTCAAATAAGCATCTTCGGTTATATACTGTGCCGATTGGGGCTCAAAATATTGAGTAGTATAGTCGAACGAGAAAATCCTCCAATAGACTAAGGGGGAATGACCCCTATCCCTCGAAAATTCTATCAAAACCGAACCCGCTTGATTTATATATCCATCCGAAAAAAACTCGGGCGTTTGCGTCATACCCCATAAGGGAATCCCCCATACCCCTGCGGGTCAACCCCTTTTTTCCTTTCTTTTCGAAAAGAAATTCCGGCTTTAACTGCAAAAGATTTACTGTTACAAAAGGATGACTTTACCGTCGATTGGGTGGTCTTTTTTCCACTTTGGAAACTTATCAAAATAACCAATTATAACAGAAAAAATTGGCAGGAGCGGAAATAATCGAAATTTCTCTAAGAGATTCAAAGTCTCCTGTGCTACCGTTACACCACGCTCCAACAAAAACTCTAATTTTTAATTTGTTTAATCCTTGATCATCCCCTAGCTAAAGCACGGGGCTTTCTTTTCGTCGATTAGTACATTTTTTATTTATATGATAATCAGATTTTGTTATCTAGAAAAAATTGGTAGCCATGGAGAAAATCGAATTCTCGTACCACGGATGAAAACCGTGTATCTTAACCACTAGATGACATGGCCATATTACTGACAAATAAGACTTAAACTAATTTAAACTATCAAAGAACTAAGAGGAATAATAAGCTAAAATGGTGAGGAATGCAATGGGTTTTTTCAGAAATTCTGAAAAACAATTTTGAAACTTTAATTGTAATCTGATGCATTTTACCGTAAGGCTTTCTGCCAGATTCGATATGAGCATCTTTACGTTTAGTTTTACCCATATATAAAGATCTATTTAAGTTAAACTATAAACGGGAAACGGATCACCACGAAAAACGCTAAAAAACGATAACAACTTATTTTTGATACCGTATCCGACAAATCGTGGACAATATTCAAGACTAAAGAAAACCTTTCGGTCCACACAAATAATACGACCTTCGAATACGGATACTTCTCTAAAGACAATTATGTTATCTGTGAATCTTACAACATAGGCCATAAAAAGAAGTGCTCTATTTTGATAAGCGCAATAATAAGCGCCAATTTTTAATTTGGCCTCTAAATGATCTAACTTTATTGAATCCTCATATTCCATGACTGAAAATAAGTGGGGCTAGACCGCTAGCACGCGACTAGCCCCGATATTATATAGAGCGTTTTTTTAACTCTTCATCAGCAAACCCGTATTAATTTTTAACTTGATCCCGACGTAATACCGCTATACGACGAAAGCATTGACTGACAAATACAAAAATGGCGCCTTCGAAAGAAATTGAATCTTTGTTTTCGGTTTAAATATTAATATGTCTACTGGTAACTTCTATATGTGTTTTGAACTTTTGGGTTAATAACTTAAACTTTTATATGAGTAAACCTAACAATAACCCTAAGCCTGAGAATCTCGGCGTGAAGCCGAGACACCCAAATTTTTACTTTTTAACTTGGAAGATGTAACCAATGATTGTATTACCAATCTTCTTTTCTCTATCAACCAATTGTTCATTGGCGCGGGAACGAGCGGCCTTTACTGCTCTCTGCATAATTTCGACGCGCTCCAACAATTGGGACTTTTCAACTGGCAAAATAAGTCCGGACCATTCTTGTTCTTGTGTCCGGCCAATTTCGACATCTTTATCAATCAGCTCTGTTTGCGCTGGATGTTCAACGGTTGCCGCGTAGCGAATAAGTACAACTTTCTCTTTCTTGGTACGAGGCTTGTTGACAATGGCCGCTTTATAGTATCCAGCCGTTTTATCATTATCAGCTACAAAAGCCTTCGCTGGGTCGATTGTAGAAATTGCATTAATCAATGTTGCGACTTCTGCAAGTCTCTTCTCAAGTTCGAGCAGAGAGGTAGCGGGAATACCGGTAAGGATCGGTGTTGTTTCCCCCTCTAAGATAATATCCGCCCTTGCCTCTGTATTGGCCTCTGCAATCTGATAAGCAGAGTCAATAGCCTTGACAAGGAATGGTGTAATCAGAGCAAGTTCATTTCGAACCGTGGTCTGAATTTTACTCTGGGATTCAATAATCGGCGGTTGCCCCTCTGCATTGGGAAAGAATGTAACAAGTTTCTCTGTAAAGAGGTGTCCCTTGCTTTGGAAAGAATTAGCCAATTCGGATCTTACCTTACCGGCTTGTGTTTCGATACTTGTGTTGACAGCTAGCGATTCGTGTAGTTTCATTTTGAATTTGAATTGTTAAACCTAAAAATTAATGTACCGTTTTTATTGAGGTGGTCTACAACCCTCAGCAAGACTGAATTACTATTTTTAGATAGTAACCAATATGTGTTTATATAATATAGAAAAGGAAAGTGGTCGCTCTGGTGTTGTTTTACAAACACGGAATCCTATAAAACGTTTTTAGGCGTTATAGACGATTACTTTAACATTATTCTAGAAAGAATGTTCAGAGCGGGAAAATATGTTTAATACCTGTCAAATCTCGATATTCCGCAAAAGATCTATTTACACTAAAACTTCGTTGGTGTATCGTTTTGGAAGTTGCCCTTTGTACCCCAAACTCTCTAAATAATTTGCAAATTTCCCCCACACCGAACCCGTACTAACAAGAATTGTTTCGCGATTACACCAAGCCCCTTCGTTTTGATGGGGGGTAAATATTGCTTGGATTTCATATTTTCCGTCAGACATTATAACTTTTTTAAGATTACAAATTACCTTATTGACCGTTTGATCTTCTCTTAGATTGCCGTGCAAATATTCGACTGGTTCAATCAACCGTTTAAACGATTCGAGTACGCCCGCGTTGTGCAGCAATTTATCCTTGCGAACATCCGTAAGGATTAGTGCGAGAGTGATTTTTTTCATTTGAAGCGGGAATAATAGTTTGGTAGCCCTAGTCGGTTCGACCCGACAATCCCTTACGGGCGATACTTTTTAAGAGTATTGGGTATACATTCCCCCATAGGGCCAAAAGTACAATATAGATTTTACACTAGAAATTTTAAATATGGATCTAAAATTAGATTTTTCTGAACAGCCAATCAACAATTGTCATGAAGACAAATGCTAAAAAAACAAAAGGGCCAAACAAGAAAGCCAGAGACAGGAATTTCACCTCTCCCATGTTTTTAAAAAAAACCCGGTCTCCGCAAGTGAAAAAAAATAATAATCCGACAACAGCCCAAACTCCAATTAGCCCTATCATGGTGAATCCCTTGTTTTGCCACATTGAACATTTTCTAATTTAATTTTCCAATCGCACATCTTGAAATTTTAAAGTGGTACGCGCAGAAGAAATCGAATCTTCAACCTACAGAGTAGAAATCTGTCGCTCTATCCAATTGAGCTATGCGCGCATAAAAATAAAAGAGGAATGAGGAAATAATAGCGTCGGTTACTACTAGCTCAGTTCAAATATTCGTACTATATCAATTTTTGCCTTGATGGGATTTATAACCCATAATTTTTGTTACAATAGACAACTATCTTTTACAATAGCATTTTTCACAAAAAGTTTCAGTACATCATGGGACACGGTCTTTTAACGGACCCGCCAAGATATGCATTTCGTACTAAGGCGTATATTTTGATCTTTTTTTTTACTATTACTGATCTGCGGCGGGCGCAGCGGCTTTAACGATCTTTTTAACAACCGTTTTTACTGGGGCCTTCTTAGGGGCGGACTTCGACGCAACAGACTTTTTCTTTGTTGGCATTATATTATTTTTTTTGATTTTTTTAAGTTTCTTTTCGGAGCCTCGGGCGGTCCCTTATCTCGCTCCCAAGATCATCCCTAATCTGAGACAGGAAGCAAGTTTTTTTTCACTTTTTAAGACACAAGATCCAAATTCCCAAATTCCTTGCGCACCACATAGTTGCGTTCAAATTTTTTCTCGTATTCGTTGCACCACGGGCAATTGATTCGCTCGAAAAACTTTCGAACCTCTCTTTTTGCAAATTTGATTTCTTTTAACTTTTTCTTGTACGCCCATAGTCTTTTTATATCAGCTAAATAATCTTGATAAGATAAGGAAGGTTTATCCGATAACCGCGCGTATCTAATTAGAGAACAGAGAAACACAATGTCAGATTTTAATTCTTCTGCATTATTCTGAGAGCTAAATAATCTAAACTCAAAAGTTGGATAGGATGTTTTTTTATTTGTAGTATAACGGGGTTGAAAAATATAGTTATAGTTAAAAAATTCTTTTTTTAAACTTTCTGTAAATCCTTCGTCATTTTTATCAACGATATCGGCGAAACGATGATAATCAAATGGAAAACAATTTTTATCATCAAAAGGTTCTTGAAACATTGAGTAAATGAAGGGATTTTTAAGAAAAATATCTAATAGCGCTGTTTCTAATTTTAATATTTTGAGTGTTGATGTCGAAGAGCCACAAATTTCTTCTAAACCAACGTGAAGATGTCCTCCTCCCGTAGGATAGTATAGGACTTCATTGGGATTTTCTTTAATGATTCTAGATGTTAGATTCAAAGCCTTGGACGCTGCAAAAATAATATTAAACACTCCACCATATTTATCAATATCTGAAATATAACTTATTTCCACCTGACATTCGACCTCTACGCAATATTCTATTTTTTGGAGGCTAAGAATATCGGGTTTAGCTTTAATTTTGTAAAAATCTTTAATAACTTTGGGAAAAAGTTTATTAAATGTATTTGCCACTTTTTCCGCGGCACATCTCGAACGATAAGGTTTTCCCTTAATGGGGATAAAGGTTAACTCCAGTCCAAATCTCATTTGTTTTTTTGGTTTAATATATCCAGCAAAGATTATTAGTCTTTGTTGGGTGGATATTGATTAAATTACTAATTATTTATTTACAATAACACTATAGCCGAATAGAATTGCTAAGTTTTTATAATTAACCTATGTCCCAATTCCATTTTGGTTTCTTTTTATTCTTCTGTTTAGTTTTTTTATCAATTTCAATACGCTTCGGTGGGGGCATTTCCTTGCGTATTGATTTAAATAATTTTACCGTTGGGTTTATCTTTTTATTTTTTTTCATCTGCGTCTTTTAAATCGACCCAAGCTCTTATCCCGAGTACCTGTTCATCTATTTGATGAAATATTTCAGCAAATTCTGTGTACCCATTAAAAGCTATATTAATCATGAATGCTTTTTCTTGATAATTGTATGCATTATAACTTTTCTTGTCAAAAATAAGAAAGTATTGATGCCTGATATAACCTTCTCTGACTGGCTTAGTCGGTGGATAATTCCATTTTTGTATCATTCGTCTAAGTTTCTAAAATCAGAATTACACGATTGAAGATTTTGGTGCTCGCTAGTATCTTTACTATAATATTTACGCAATAGTGTAGAATCGTTTTGGAAAATATTTGTAATAAACTCTTCTGATCGCGTTTTGGCTAGAGCTTGTAACTTTTCTTCGTTGTGTGTGATCTCTATATATTCTTCATCCGTATCTTTATTATATTCAGTAACTTTCCAATCTATTTCTTCTTTACAAGTAATTTGTAACTCTGAAATAAAATACCGATGTAGGAATTTTTTTAATTTGACTATACTACCGTAAAGAACCCATACATCTCCAACAATATTCATTTCTTGAACCCGTTCTGAAAATTGGTAATTCAATAATAAATTTCTCATTCTATTGAGAAAACTATCTGGACCTTGAAAACCTATAATAATACTTTCGTTAGCGCCGCCGCCATTAGAAGCGTATAAAAAACGTCCTGTTTCTTGTGCGAGAGGTAAAAAAATCATTCTAATATTAAATTTTGGTAACTGTTGTCATTGTCTGTAAAATACATTCTCTTTGGACGCATAGGAACGATTACTTTATCCAAGCAATTTTCACACGGCATCGCCAATCTTGGCTCGCCATTCTGATTCATTCTTATGTTTAAGATTTCATAGTCTTTCCAAGAGAGTTTGTCTAACTTTTCGTGTAAATGACACTCGGAATGCCTACAGGGTGTATATTTTCCGGGTAAATGTTCTTTCTTATAAACACCAAAACGATACTGGTTGTGCGGGCTGTTGTAGCAATTCCAACCCACACAAACAATACGATTTTTGAGGATGGCAAAGGAAGTATGGAATGATTTTCCATTTCTCCTAAACCCCTGCATTGCCCTAGTTGTTTCTAGAGCCTCTTTGAATACTCTAAGATTCAATCTGGTAATCGGCGAACAATGCGTGAGCAATTGCCACTTTAATGCCGCGAGTGCGATTAAAATTATCTTTATTTGAGCACTCGGCAACACCTTTTACAATTTCCCCATTTGGGAAATCAATTTCAATCGAGGTATTTCCTCCAGTAGAAACCAACGCATGTTGAAGTTTCATATTTCGAATATGGTATAAAGGAAGAATACCCGCTACATTTAAATTGTAGCCATCCAAATTCTCTACATAAGAAACCCGACGATTATGAACGACACGGACTTTAGCTCCCAATTTTCTTAGGATTTCCACGGTCGGTAGCTGACTACTAACAAATTTGTTGAGACCTTTCTCAACTATTTTACGTTTAGACATAGTATATACGTTTATTTATTTTATTTTTTGTTCTTTACCTTCGAGAACCCACCCTTAAGAGTGGTCTCAAATATGATACGATTTTGCTCGTCTCCCTTGCTAAACACAATCGTTAAGATATTTTCATCCGAGTCTTTTTCATCAAGTTTTCCATAAAATTCTGTTGATAAAACCTCAATTTGTTGTTTGGTTAAACAATAGGCGCTAACGTCTATCGTACAAATAAGGGGATTTTCGGATTCGCCTCCTAGAAAATTAGTCATTAAAATTTTGTATCTTCTTCGCTACTATCGGGTATGTTCAAATCTTCTCTCAATAGATCGATATTAGAATAGATCTCTCGCTGCATTCTAATATCACATTCGGCGATCTCTGCCAGTGTCAATTCCTCGGACAGGAGAACTTGCTGAAGGTATTGGCGTATAATACTCAATTTAATCAGCTTTAATCGCTTACGTTTAGCAAAAAATCCTACCGTCTGAAGAATTAGCGTTTTCTGCTTAATCTTATCTTGATCGTCGTGAGGTTGTGTTTCTGACACACCGGATAATACACTAATTATCTATAAGTTTTCACCGAATGCCATTTTTCGTCTTTATAGATGGCAACAATTTCTCCAGCATAGCGAGAGGCGGTATGAACAGCCTGACTGTAAGCGGAAGTCATACCGGGTTGATTATCCAATTCTGTGCTATAACTAATAATATTACCATATAGATCAATATCTTCGGTATCCTGTCTTTCTGGCAGCATGTGAACTACGTACCGATCAGGCTTTGGTTTTTGATTTGGATTGAATTTATTCATATTTGGTTATTTTCTAACGTCTTCTACGATAATGTTATCTAAATTTTGGATTAATTTTAAATCTGAAGCGCCTCGGCCTTTCTTTTCATCGAAATAAGCGACTATATACCGGTTAATTTTTGTAATTTTTGTCGTTTTACCCAAATGAATAGTTTCTTCTCCGTAGAAGAGATCCACTTCTGGTAATCTTTTATAAACATTGAGAAATTTTTCTGTAATATTGTCAATATATTGTAAAGCTTCCTTTGTGTATAGATATTTATCTTTTAATAACTTTTTTTCCATTTATGTCTTTATTTATGTCTTTCCGTGATGATCATACGAGTGAATTTCTCGACCGTTTAAATGTTTTTTAACCTCTAACAGAGAAATGGGTCTTCCAAATGATTCTATGCCGACATCTAACCTATAACCAATTCCAGTATCTTTATTAGTCATTGGGTTGTTCGAATGGCTGTGCCCGCAAAGGTGAATATAATCTTTACCGTCTCCAAGAAAACTCATAATTGGATAATGGCACAATACGAGAGGGGTTGAATTAATAAAAGCTTCTACATAAGTCGGAAGGAAGGTGATTGATTTCTGTCCCAATTTTGTCGTCAAAGGGTAGACTTCATAGTTTAACTCACTATCGTAAGCATCTGGAAATTGAGCTTGCAAAGTCTTCAAATAAGCTTGTCTATGGCCGGAAGTATGATTTCCAAGTATTAGATAAAGGTGATCGAAACTTAACCTCCTACAAAGTTCCCAAAATTTCTTACCATCTCCATCGCCAAAAATAAAGTCTCCCAAATGGAAAACGGTTGCCTCATGGGAAACATTGGCATTCCATTGATGAATAATTCCGCTATCGTGATCTTCTACGCTTTTATAGTTTCTCTTTTCATAAATAAAATCCCGATTGTGTCCATAGTGAAGATCCGATACAAAAAAATAGTTGTGTTCCGAACCTTTGAATTTAAGAGGTTTAAGCATAAAATACCTTCTCTGGATTTTTTCTAATAAACTTAGCGATTTTGGGATGCGACCAGCCCGAATCATTCAAATCAACGAGGGAATTTATCGCATCGTGACCGCGCACATGACCCTCCTGATGCATTTTTGCCTTTTCAGCCACTATACTTGGAAGATAGAATGAATCGCCCTTATAAACTCTAGTTCGATTGGAAAACGAAACAATATCTTTTTCGCCAATCACTCCCATTTTCAAAGCTGTTTCGCAAAGAACTCCTAAACAACAACAAGAAACGACTTCGTTTTTTGAATTAATTCTAGCGAGTACACCCTTAGCTTTCTTATATTTACCGCTTTCTAATGTTTCCAACCAAAGTCTTTGAAGACGCGTAAGCTTAAACTTTTTATTTTTTTTAATAGCCATTTTAATATGTTTCCGGGTTAATTCTAAATATCACACGTTCTGCTGTTTGGTTTGTAACATATGAAGAACCAAAATAGTATTTGACCTTCATCTTAACGGCTTCCAAATTATCCTTATCAGGAGACCAACCGACAACTAGATATTTTCTATTCTTCGATTGATTTGTTGAGAAGGAACAGCCCATAGCTCTCAACATCATATATAACTCTTCTTTATCACTTAGGTTTAGATGCATCATCGTTTTCTCCTCTTTGATCCGTTAACTCTTCGGGGTGTTCTATATATACATTTATGACTGGTGTGTTTGTTCTAAAAATCATTTGGGCGATCATTATAACAGATAAACACCCTACATACCCTATACTGGGTAGCTTAACTCCTAAGTCAAGCAAATATTCCCATAAAAAATAAACTGGAACGGAGATAGCTATCCAATAGATCAGCTTTTCGGTTACTATCTTCAGTATATTATGTAAATACTCCATTATAGTGCGTTTTCCTGTTCAATCACGACTACCCTAACGGGATCTTTTGTCGATACAGCAACATTGGTATCGAAAGTCTTTGTTGACTTTGACTTCAAAGTTTTGAACAAATCTGCCCAAGTCTTAATTGGATTCTTCTTCCGTTTCGCCACTTCATTTTGGCTCTTAGCAGCCCGCTGTAATCGTTCAATTGCCTCGTTGTCATCTTGATCCAGAGGGCTTTTCGTAATCCATCCGGTCGCAACTTTCTTAGCCAACTCTGCATCACCACGAATAAAAATGGTAAACTTATTCTTACCCTTTGGTGTTTTTTCGTCATCCTTATCTTCTTTCTTGGCGTTTTCTACTTCTTTGGCGATTTTAAGAACTTTACTACGCTGCTCGGCGTTCAAGCCTGCTTGAGTTAAAATTTCTTGTAGGTCTTCTTCGATATTAATCATTTTATATATACTGTTGTTTTAATTCTTTCCCGTTTTTAATTCCGTAACCTTAGACATATTATCCTCGAAACTGCGTACGAGGTCAATTGTTTTTTTTAAAAACTCTCCTCTTTCTGGCGCGGGGAGATCATCGAACTTTTTCTTGATCTCTTTAAAACGCGGCGAAACTACGCCTTGTTTATTAGTGAAAGCTTTTCTTAGTTTTTTTAGTGTTTGTTGACCCATATGAATTTTTAAAAAATTTCTGACGGTTTGACTTCGGTGATTTTTGTTTTATACTTCCTACGTCTGTCGTCGTAGTAAAAAATTTTATAACCAATGGGGGTATAGTATAATCCCAAGGAATCAACCGGCTGTACGTCACTAAAGTATTTTGCTAAAAGTGGGTTACTTTCGGCACGCTCCTCCAATGAAAGTTCCGTCAGATTTTGATTATTATAACAAGATTCAATTTCTTCGATTAAACTAAAAAGATTAAACGAATCGTGTACGGCCACTTCTATGTATTCGTAATTATCAGATTCATTACATATAAATGTCACTTCTAAAGTGTAAGTCATCCAGAATTTATGCTCTATAATTTCTGCGGTTTCTATTTTTTTAGCCATAAATAATTGGGTATTTTACTCCGAGCGAATTGTAATAGTATAAAACTGGTATTACCGGAAAGCGATCTCCAATTTTACAATACTTTGTTATCATTCTTAAATTTATCATTAACTTGTTAATGATACGGGTGTTGGAGTAGAGAATTATTTTTAGGGAGTCGTCTATAAATTCGCCGACATCGGGGGTTGCAATTTTAATTTCTAACGCGCTCGATTCTAATTCTCCACGGTATACCTGAAAAACAATTGTGTTTTTGTAATTCTCGACGATGGGGTATTTTTCACTGACCAGTTTATTGGATTTTTTTTTTTTTTTATAATTTCACTGACGCCTTGTCTTCTTTACGGATTTTGTCTCTCACTTCCATTAACGATTTGCCCAACAAATTATGACCCTTCCACATTGATTCATCTAGAATATTATCGTCTGCTTGCAACAGCCCAATTCCCCAGATAAGATCCGATGGTGACGCTTCTGCCAAGACTCGTTCTCCAGTTTCCAGTAATTGTTTTTTAAATGCGGGGTTTTGGGAGAACTTTAGGTAATTGACATATACCATATAGGCATAACGCATGATATCCCAAGAGCTATCGTTATAATTTCTGATTTGCCTACCGAAAACCTTCGCTTGACTAGGTTCTTGTGTGTTTAATAAAGTGGCTGCTATAGCTGAATCTCTAAAAAAATCAGCCTTATAGAACATAAAGGCTTGTTCGGTACTTTGAAAAACTCGACCGATATTTGGGTCAGTGAATTCGCAACGATGGAAATTTGAATATAATTCAATTTCGGAATAAAAATATACGTGTGTTTCTGTAGTACGCATGTTAAATATAAAAGATTTTAAGTCTTTTTTAAATATCTTAACCCTATAAATCTTTTTTAATAACTAACTCGTCATATTTAGCTAAATATTCAACGGTTAAATTTATAAACGTCGCAATTAGCATAGCTCCTTCGGGCGTTATTTCTGCTGATAGATTTTTACTGGCAAATAGAGATTGAATCATTGCCAATTTATACTTCTCTCTGATTGTTGTACTATTTTTTTTAGACATCTAGTTGGAGAACAACTTTATCTAAGTTTAAGACTTGAACTCGTGGATCACTAATATCCGAACGAAAACTATTAGTGGTCCAAATTTCATCAATACCACCATCAAAAAGAGCACTGGTTCCCTTAGAAAAAATTCCATGAGTAACAAATAAAATAATTTTACCGGCGTTTTTCGCTTTTAATACTTTTGCTAATTCAAGGAAAGTTTTTCCACCGTCGCAGATATCGTCAACGATAGCAACAACTTGTGAATTTAAATTGTCTGCAAACACAACCGTTTCTAAAATTTCCCCCGTAGCGATATCACGTTTCTTATCGGCGCGGATAAAACTATCTTTCCCCAAGCGCTTTGCCAAATCGGAAATTTTCTTATTAGCACCCGCATCGCAGCTTACTAATTGAGCATCTTTAAGTACCGTTTTAAATTCGGCCCAATTAGCGATTAATGCCCACTGGGGCAGTTCATTCATATTTTTAACTAAAGCCCTCGTTACATCTGAATGGCAATCGGCAACAAAAACTTTATTAAAATGAAGATTATTAATAATCCCCGCCATTACTGATACGCTTAACGCTTCACCACAAGAATTTAACGAATCTACCCTGTCTTGACGAGAATACGGAAAGTAAGGTAGAAATAAATATTTGGTCTTAATAGTACCAATGAAGCGGTTTAAAGCATCATTGACCATAATTAAACGAATAATATCTTTGGGATCTCTAATTCTAGCAGAAACCATGATATCTAATGCGTTCAAAGCAAATTTTTCGTTGTCTGGATCTAGTCTTACTCCTACCTCACCTCCCGGAAAGTCCCAGAATTGGATATCCAGTTCAGTTACTCCGGTGTCATTACTTGAAAAGACTCTAATGTTATTTTTAGAACTCATTTTTATGTTTTTATATTAAATGTCGATACCTTCATTAATACGATGGCGAACTTCTGTCAGCGTGGTTTCAATTAAAAGTTTACTATCACGAAATACTTCTAATAGTTCGCCACCCTTTTCTTCTTCAATACTAACGCAATCTCTCATTACATATTCTCCGTTAATTTTATCGACTCTTAAAAGACCCTTTGCTGACTTCTTCATTCCATCATCTGTAATTGGATCTTTAAAGATATTGCGGGCCTCTCCATTAACTACTCCATATGTCGCTTTAACAGCAAATCCAAGTACATCCCTTGTGTTAAATTGGTAGCTAAAGGAACCCACACCGTAACAACAGTTTGTGGAAGCAAACCCCTTTTCTTTAAGCCTCTCTGAAATTTTCGTTGCGCGATCAATTGTGATAGAATCTCCATAGATAGCAAAGATGTGAGGGTCTAACTCTTTATAGCCCTTAATATTGACCGTGCCGCCGAATAAATCCCAAAGAGATTCAATAAGACCTTTACGTACAACTTCAATCTCAGCCGCTCCCATATTCGCCATTTGGGGGTGATAACCATCAAACCCGCATAGGCAATCTACTGGATCTGTCCAAAATGAATCAGGGCGAATAGTAAGAGTCCCCTCACGAGCTAATATTTGCTCTTTTAGTGCTGGCAGGATTTCTAGAACAACTTTCATCAGCGACCATGTATCGGATACAACAGATAGAATTCCTCTTGGAAATAAATCGAGTAAACGTTTAAAGGTCGATAACTCACCTTCTTGGCTACCCATGCACATAATAGAGTGCTCTGTAGCTGGCACACTGGCACCCACCAGCATCTTTGTATAATCGGCGCAATAATACTCTTTTAACCACTGGATGGCTGGAATAGTATCCGTGCCCGTGAAAGAAGTTAAATGAGCGCCGCCATTGACACAGGCTGACTCCAAACTAGACATCCCGCGCATGGAGAAATCATGCCCCTGCCATTGTACAAATGCCTCGTTTCCAGTTTCTTTTGCGTACTTCATTAAAACTCTCTTCAATTCCTGAGCAATAGTTGCTACAGTCGAAGGCGACCAAGTGACAGTTGAAAGGATGGTTTCCAAGAAATTAACAAGCCAATAAGCATGATCTACCGTATTCGTAATGGTCAAGCACGCGCAACGAATAGGGACTTTCGAACCTTCCGGTAAACTCTTAATCGAAAGTGGGAGATAGCCAAGCTTGTGTAACTCGTGAACGTGATTAATCGAAATTGCATCGGGGCCAAGAGTAGAGTTAATGATCGTTGTATACTCTAGTGATATATCTTCCCATTTTTTGGTAAAAAAATTATCATTCCATTGTTTAATTAGATATTCTTTAATAAAATATTGTGTTCCAAAAAGTACGGCATGATTTATACCGGGAATACGGCTTTTCCGTGGAGTCAGGTTGCTATAGATTTTTGTTGTACCTTCTGGGTACATTTTAAAATGACCTTGCTTATAAAAGTCATTTTGAATTACTGGCAGTATTTGTAGCATATTATTATTCTTTGTTCTCTAATCTAATCTTTAATCCATTTAATAAATCTTGTGTCGTTGTTTCTAGATCATATATATAATCACAGAGCCAATCGCTGTCTCCTTTAACTCCCAAAATTTCTCCTGCGAAATCCGACAATTCTTGAATTTCCGCCAATTTCTTTTGAGCGCGAAACTTAATCGCCTCCAAGATATAGATATCTTTTTGTTTAAAAATTTTATTTGTCATTTGGTAAACTTACAATATAAACGTTGATTGGAGAATCTTTAAACAATACTTCAATCATAGTTAGTATAATTTTCCAGTTGCCACCAGCGCGGTCCGATGCCATCTTATATGGCAGTCCAAGAGTGTATTTTATACCTTTATCGCATGGCGGTAAGGCATTTTCCAAAATATACCGAGTTTCTTCTAAACCCATATAGATTGCTTCATAATCGACATACCTTAGGCTTTCTTTCTTTGTACCGTAGAATTCTTGACCTACGATATTGATAATTCTTTTCCCGCCCGCTGTAACAGCCGCCGTAATAGATCCAAGTTCTAATTTGTTACCATTTAGTCGGTAAGCTTCAGAATAAACTTCCCAAGCAACTGGATATTCATCCCTGATCGCCTTAGCAATGCCACTGCCCATTTGGTTTTGGGCGTTGCAACAATGTGCGATCACATTCCAATTTGTAAAATCTAATAAGTTTCCAGTAACGTGTTTAATCATATCGAATCTTTTTGGTCTAAATTATCGTCCTTAGTATCGTGAGTTTTAACGAAAAAGTCAAGTTCAAAAGGATGCAGGGTAGACGTTTTAAAATTTCCCGAATTCAAGAACTTTTTTATATTTCCATTCAGAACTGTTTCAAGTGATCTGCTTAATAAAAATAAATCATCTCTAGATAGTTCGGATAGTGTTTCAAACTCTAATATAGCGCTAGCTTCGTAGGTTTTCATTAACGAGTGTTTTTAATTTTTTCTTTATTTTTATGCTCTAATATCTTACTATATGAAGGCGGATGCCCTGCCCTTCCATTATTTAACCAATTATCATAAACCATCCTGTTTAAAAAGAAACTCGGGTTTAATTCTTCATTGTCTTCTAACGGTATGTCTGGAAATGAAGGGAAAATTTTTGGCATGATCTCTTTTAAAAACCAAGTATTATGGGTTAAATATAGAGATTTGATCATTCCAGTTTGATGCCACGGAGAATCAACTAACTCAAAAAAGCCTTCTGGAAAATCAATCCGACCCATATGATATTTTTTTCTAAAAGAGATAATATTTTCTTTATCTTCAACATTATTGGGTAGTAAAGAAAAATAATCTTCTAAAGTTGGTAAATATTTTCCTGCAAAATCGGCCATAATATGATCTGATTCCAACAGATCCTTAATATTAATACATTTTCCGCATGTAGAAATATAAGTATGACCGAAAATAGGTATTACTACCCTCTTTACAAACCAGAGATGGTGAGTAAGAAGCCGATGGCATCCGGATGATTCAACTTCTTTACTACAATCGATAAAATCATGTAATTTGTAAAGGAAATCAAAATCTTGGCTATCTTTTAACTTCCAACGCCTCATAGAGAGATCTGCATGAAATTTTGCATTCATTCGATACCTGATGTTTCTGTTTTTACTTTCCCATTCTTAAAGAAGATAACAGTTACATGGTCTCCGAAAACACCTCTATAAAATTCATCATCAAAGCAACCAAGAAGGTTAATAATTTTTTCTTCGTCGTCCTTTTCTAAATCAATTCTTGTTCCAATTTTATCACAGAAGTCGGGATAATCGGTGTTTGCACTAAAAACACATTCGTCTCCATCATTAAAATAAGGCGTATTGCAATTAATCGAGACCGATTCTAAATTCGGGATGCCCTGTATTGCATATCCAATGGTATTACCAATTAACAATTCACCGATACTGCGATAATCTTTAATTGCTTTTGTTATTTCTTTTTTAGTCAACATTTTAATTATGATCTGTATAGTCTGAAATCTGTAACGTACCGTCTTTGCTAATCGTTACCTGAGAATCATTACCGAATTTTAGTTCATACCATCTATCGGGAAATAAAGACAAAAACTCTATAATCTTATCGTTACAAGATACCTCCGCCCCGTCTTTATCCTCCCCAATCACCGAATCTACTCTAGCACGAAACTCGCAAGGATCTCCGTCGTTAAAGTAAAAAGCGTAATTTTCCCAATGAATCGAGTTAAGATTTTCTTGTTCATCAATTAATCTATAAATATTATCTCTGAAAATCTTAGTCAGCGCGTTATCCCAAGCTTCCTGTAATTTTTCGATTCTATTTTTTAGATCTTGAATACTAATAACTTCGATATTATTATTTTCCAGTTTATTTAATTCCATATTTTTTAATCCAATAGTTGTAAAAATCCTCTACGTAAATATTTAACCTACTTAAATTGTCAGTCGCCACAGGCCAGTTTACTCTATAATCAATATATTTTTCCATCATTGGGGCGTGAATCTTTTCTTCTTCCGTTGGCTCTGGGTTATCTTCTCTAAAAATACCTACTAAACAAACGTTTTCTTTACCATATTTATTAATAAAGTAATCGGCTTCATTCATAAATCGAACGTCCGAAATTATAGGAACAAACTCGGCACCATCAAAAAACTTTTTAAACATTGTTAAATGCTTAACAAGTTTTTTTACCCAAAATAATTCGTCAATCTTTCTTGCAGTCATTCCCACTGTAATAAGAATTGGGCGAAAAATTTCCTTTTCTTCCGGTGTAAGTTCGTGGATATGCTTTTCGAAAAACGAATAACATAAAGAGTCGCATTCGTCTTTTAAATCATCCGCAAAAGCGAACCTCTCAAAACGCAGGGAATCCGTTTCGTATTTACAAACGAGGGACCAGAAAGTGTCCTTTCCTACCCGCCTAGTACCCGTCAGCAATATAATTTTCTGCATTATAGTAATCTTTTATAAAAATTTTCTACTCCAACTAATATATATTTATCTTCCATTTTAGCCGTGTCTAATACCCTCTTTTGTTTAACCGTCTTAACCGTCAACACGATTTCATCTTCAATAATCGCATAATGATTCGTATGGGTGTCAATACAAAGACCCCAAGTCTCCAAACTACCCTTATGCATTCCCGATTTTAATTCTTCATCATACTTATCCAGTCCGACAAGTATGGGGTTTCCATGATGGTCCCCGATCAAGATATAATAAGGTTTTTTACCGGGAGTGTGACCAAAAATCTGTTTCAACCCTTTAATTGGAAAATGGGTCCTAGAATCTTCCCAAATAATGCCGCCGTAATCTTGTCGGCCTCCGCGATCCCAGCCCGCCATAAATAGAGGGTGGCTTCCACCAACTGGGTATACTAATCTTGCTTTCTCTGTCCAGTCTTCTAAAGAAGATACGATATTTTCTAGAGAATATTCCTTATCTTCATCCCAATCCCCCTTTTTTACCACGAAATCTAAAAATCTCTTAGAGATACCGGCATGGGAAAATAAAATATTATTTTCTACATGGAAAGATTTCAGCTTCGCAAAGTCATTCTTATTTAGTATTTTTCTAATCGCCTCCGATTTTTCATCGGAAAACCCGGAACAATAAGCATGTTTATTATCCGGGTACATATACGTCCAATCATGATTTCCGATGATCATCACGTTTCTTGGGTCTTCCAATTTTCCCTTTAACCAGATTGCGGTTTTTTTTGCATCTGCCGGGGTGTCTTCAAATTGGTCTTGATAATCGCCAGTCCAAATTACTTTATCGGCCTTTTCTAAAGCTACGATTTCATCCACCAAATCAATTCTATGGTGGACGTCTGTAAGAATTAACGTCTTCGGCATTACCCAATTATCGTAAAAATGAGACAAAGGTCAAGGCGAAAACAAAAAAGTTTTTTTTTACTTCTTATCGAATTCTCTAAATTCTCTAAAATCCCCCGATTCATGTAACAACTCCCACCATTGATTATCAGTATCTAAATATACAACTCGAAATAATGGATAGAGTTTGTTTATTTCTTCTACAACTTTTTCTGCGTTATTCGTAATCGTGGTTTCACCATTATTGGGATCTATCAAATATATAATCCCATTTTCGATTTTATCTAAAATATAGGTAGCTTTTTTCATTCGATTGATTCTCTACGATTCAAAGGCATCATTTCCCAATTAGCATGTACATACCAAGACATCATCGTTGGTCCTTGTTGCATCCCGCAATGATAGCCAAGTTCATCTAAATGGTGAACAAGTTTATTAGCTTTTAAAATGCCGCTAATCGGTTCACTATGAGTCATTAAGTAACCAAGAGATATTGCGTTGGTTATTCTTACAGCGATATCCCCAATTTCTTTTTCGATATTTTCGTCTTCAAAAACTTTCTTTGTCAACGCATATGCTACACTGGCTTTTAGTATTTCAGTCATATATTTATTCTTTTTTACTAACAAAGTTATTGCTTTAAGTGACAAATTAGCTGAGTTTATAGTTATAGTTACCTAATGTGAATGTGTCTAACCAATTTTGGTCAACTGATTTTGGAAATTGAGAAACTTTAGACAAATTTTCAACTTCGGTGATTAAATCGTTAAGTTTATGGTCAAGATTGTCATCTAAGTAATTTAGCTTCTGATACTTAATATCTTTAATGAATTCGGTTTCTGGCAGAGGATAGGAAAATGTTCCATTAGTATAGATCGATTTGAGTTGGTAAGCTATACGGAAAGAATGAGAAATGGCTTTGAAATCCGCCCCACCGAGATTTTTCGCCATTTGCGTTCTTGAGCCATAACCGTCGTATAATTTTTGGAGAATTTCGATTCCATATTCTACAGTGATTGTCGTTTGAAGTTTTTTTCCCGCCACTTCGATGTATCGATTATCTTTTTGGTTCATTCTGGCGTCGATATCGTAATCAATGTATTTTCCTTTTGGCAAATCATCCCAAAGGTCAAACATCCTAGACGCACCTTTCGCTCGACCCTCTTTTAAAGCATTTAGGACAAGTTCGACAACCGCCATTCGTTCTGCTCGAAATCCGTATTTCATGGCGAGGGATTTGCTAAAGCCCAAAGCGCCCAGCATTTTTTTAGTATAAAATTTTGATTTATTGAGAACGATATATTCCCAAATTAAACTACTTTCGAAACAATCCTCTGGCGAACAATGTAACATATCCAAAGCGATAGACTGGCCCATCGCAGCATGTCCTAGAAAAGTTTGTAAGGCAAAGTTTTGGTACTCAGTATTCGTGTCTTCATCCTTACGATTCATGTTCTGGGGAGCACGTAACAAAAGACAATCTTCGATATCGGGTATAAAAATACCCTTTATATCCCAATCGGACTTATCATTGTGTAATTTATATAATCTAGAACCATGTAACACTTTACAGATAGTTTTCATTTTGTTTTTTTGAATTCGTTATTATGAAAATAGTACCACAACCCGAATTGAACAACTGATACGACGATCAAATACCATATTAAATGTATTGGTCTTGCTGAAATGGCCAAATGTGCAAATTCTTTGGTGAAGTCTTTTAATTGGTAATATTTAATTATATCTTGTTGTATAATAGGGAGAAGTTTGTTATTTATCCCATTTTCCATTACACTACTCTCAATCATCCTCAATACAGTTTTGGAGTTAGTCCAACCAAAAGTCGTAACCCACTCGATATTTTTCCCATTATCCGACGCATAAACTATAACAATATCGTTCTTTTTGCCGCCGATCCATGCCGCTTCTTGCCATTTGCCAAAACTAGAAGCCGTACTGGCGGACATTCCTACCATTATGACGTTTACTTTTTTTTGCGGCCCCACAACCGCGTTAAATTGGTCAAACGCAAGTGCAGAAATAAAAGTATTCGCGTTACCCAACAACCGATTCGAAGAGAATTCGTCAGGGCAGTAAGGGTAGGGGAATACTGCCATTTTTTCGGGTACGCTAGGAAACGAAAAGACAGAGGGCGTAGCTTTCATCCGATTTGCAAAATGGACATTTTTCGTTATTGGCTCCACCCAACTATCGCCGTTCACCGTAATATAATCGTTTGGATCTCCTCCAATCATTTTTGAGTCGTGTGCTGACGTTGTTCTGTCTCCCTTTATGGGCTTTGTCTGACCAAATTTACGGGAAATATCCTGATACTTGATTAAAGAAATGATATAAGAAGTATCAATGTTAGAATACATTTCCCATTTAGCTTTATGGTCTCTTTGTCTTGGAGCCCAATGCGAAAAAACTTGATAGGCTACTCTTGTCGTCGCATAATGGCCGTCCCGACCTTTGGTTCCTGCGACATAGCTCCTTACATTCTTATATTCGGTTCTATAAATCGCCTCTTCATAGTATTCTGTCCACGCGGAAAACTGTTTCGCATAGGTAATTTGACCCGACCAGACCTCTTTATCGTCAGTTTGCCCGCGAATGGCGAAAAAATGAAAAATTCCAGCCAATATAAATCCGACTGCCGAGCCGATTAACCATTCGACGATAACGACTTGTTTCCCGCGATACCAAAAATAGCCTCCTAGTAAAAAGGGAATTATGGCGAATATATAAAAAAGACTTACGGGAATCATAAAAATTAGTAGCAATAATATTCACATAGGCTACGCTTATTCATCAGTAGCCAAATTAATAATAAAAATACAAGTATAACGCTAACAATTCCGAAAGCCCATCCTAGGGGTCCGATTGCAAAATAAGCAACAAGAATTCCGAAGACGGGTTTTTCTATGTTTAAATTCGCCATCATGAAACAGGAAAGGGGAATTCCAAGAATCATCCAAATCAGGGATATAATAACTAAGTTCATTATATTATCTTATTGGTAGTTGTACATCGTCATCTTTACCGGTTGCATAAACATTTTCCGTCCGAGTCGAAGTGATAATCTTCGCGTCGATTTTAGTAAAACCGAACATGCCAAGAATAAACCCACTTGGTTGTACCGCTAAATGTTTATTATATTGTTCGGCGATACTTACCAAATGAATTTGGTTAGCTGTGAATTCGTCACGAGCACCGATAATTACATTCATTAATGATTTGTAAATCGATACATCAACCGCTGGAATTGCTTCCCTGACTGACGTAGCAAGACTTCCACCACCATTACCAGCTCGGCCCTCGGCATAGCTAGTAAAGATCTCTTTGAGAGCGTTCTTTTGGGCTTGTGTCGCCTGTGACGACTGATCAATCTTTTTGTATGTATTATCAAAAACCGCCCTATTGGCAACAATTTTAGACTCATAAGTATTTTTGAGAGAGGACTGGGTATTATACATACTCATTATCCATATTCCAAGGATGACTGCAAATAAAACAAACCCTGTAAATACTATTCCACTAATGATCGCGAATGTTTTCATGTTTTTTTAATTTTTTCCGGTGCTCTTCTAGAAGGGGACTTTTTCGCCCCCTCGTCAATGGTTATTTTGCCGGTTCTGGATCAGCTACGGGCGCAACGCTTTCTGCACTCTCCATATCAATTTCCCCGGAGTCCAGTTGAACCGACTCGGCCTCAAGAAAACGAAAAGATTTCAGTTTAAAAGGTGTAAATGTAACGCCGTCTTTTGCGACAACAATACCCTCTTCTGGAACCTTATTAGTACACATATAACAATCTTTCTCCGTATATTTTTTTAGTAAGGCATCTAAGAAATTCTGATTCCAATGTTCTGTTATACTTAGTTCTGGGAATAGATCTTTAGCTTTGCCGCGATAGAAAATCGGCACCATTTTTAGACCATGCATCGAGCAGTAGGAGATGACTTGTTCTGTTGTGAACTCAAAAACATCTCCTTTGGCATTTGTAATTGAAATACGATATACATAAAACTCTTGCTGATTCGGCAATGTCCCGTAGTCGTAATTCTTTTGAATCCATTTGCCAGATGGTGTTTGCCCAACCAATTCTCCATATAAGGTAATTCCAGGTTTGATAGAATCATTTACAATTTTTCCAGTAAGACTCCAAATATTAGAATCGTAATAATGAAGGTTTTGCTTTTCTTCCACTTCATATTCATTTTTTACAACTTTGCGACTTGAATATACGTAGTCATATTTAGTCTCTTCCACTTTTACCCCGAACCAACGGGCGATTTTATCAAGAGTGGACAGCTTACGTTTGACTAGAATATGGGCGTAGACAGCTGAAGATCCGTGTATTTTATACGATACGGTAATATTATCTTCGGGCTTAATAAGGTGGATATTTTTCTTGAGAGGTTCGGTATCAATATGGAACCTAAATTGATCGTCAACTAACTTAGACGTTCTCTTTACCTTTCCCTTTTTCGAATTATTTCTAGTAAGACTGTCTAATTTACGCAGAGCTTCAATATTGACATACTTTTCACACAAAACAATCTTTTCGTCAATATAATCAAACTCTGTACCAACCGTAAAATCTTCAACCGAACATTTAATTTTCTTTGCATCCAACCATAATATTAAATCGGTAAGTGGGACAATATAACCCATCGAAGGTTGAGATCGCAACTTTACCGCCCTCACTCTCCCAGCGTCATTAAAGAACCCCTGCACTTTCGTGTTCGCATTTAATTCTGGGTGACTGAAAGAATTAGACCATGAGAGATATTCTTTATTAATAGCGGTTTCCAAAGGAAAGTAAACATATAAATCACCCTCGCGGGAATTCATCCCGGTAATGATTACATTTCCTTTAAAATTAATTAAAGAAAGCTTATCGGCATTTGGGTGTTTACATGGTTTCGGTAGTAGGAATATTTCCGCTGCGTAATTTGTATTTTCTGCTTTAACTGATAACTTCATTGATTATACCTTGCTTTATTTTTATTATTTGCTATTGTAATATGAAAACCTAGAAAGTCACTTTCGACTATACCTAGGTCTATCTTAATCTGATCTCCAAGAGGAAACAAAACTGGCAACCAATAATTGGTAAAATCATTGCCGCCGACTCTGATATCCTCTGGGTTGTATATAAAACTGACTAACTGATTGTTATACTGACTTAATTTTATCCTATCAAACTCTTTATGTAATTTGCTCGATACGATTGTAATATGCGCGCCGTGTTTAGGGCAAATAAGCTGTATTGTTTTATACGTATGGGATTCCACTAACCACTTATAGTATTTTATAAAATCTTTTTCTAATACTATTTTTAATCCCGTTTCATCTAGTATTAATTTTCTCTCCAATATAATACTTTTCAAAATTACCTTGTAACAAATGTTTATTGGATTGATAAAGTTTTTTAACTTTGGGCGAGCAAAAACTAGATAGGATTTCTATAGATAGTTCAAATCTGGCATCTAGCAAACAATAATCATCTACGTGACTATGGATTGTTTTAATTTTTGGATTCAGATCTATCAAACATAAATTTTCCAAAGCCTCAAAACATGTCTTATTTAAAATAAATCCGTTATTATGTTGGAGGTCGAAGATTCTATCGATATAAAAAATATCATCTTTAATTGATTTTGATTCTTTTAACTTAATTAAATAATTTGTACCTTCTCCCCATTTAACGCCGCCAAATTCAGAGTCCCACCCTTCCATCATGAAAGCCTCGCGAATTGCCTCTAGAGAGCATTTACTCCAAGGTTTATTTTTCTTAATAAAAGAATTATGTTGTTTTCTCGCATTTATTTCTTCTTTAATTTTTTTAATATCTTTTTGATCATTATGAGAAATCGCTTTTATCATTAATTTTTTCAATGATTTACGACTTATTAGAGTTCCCAAGGGGCCATATATGTTAAAATGCCTGCATTCTCGACGAACGCTCCATTCCAAACTATTAACCATTAAAAATTTTAATTTTTCACAAATTTCTAAAAACGCCTCATTTAAAACGCTTTCTCTTCTGAAAGGAATAATTGTATCGGTTTTATATCCATAGATAACATCTTTTGCTACAAGTTTAAACCATATTTCATTTAGGACATAAAAATCAAAAAACATTTTAATAACAGCGTCTGACTTTACAGTAATTAATTGTGGTAATTTTCTTGGCATTATTATTTCTTTAAATCAACCTCTACAATTTCTTTAAAACCCTCCTCTAGACCGGGCTCTCTATAATTCAATTCATATTTTACAATGATATCCTCGGGAACCTGCCTCTTTCTATTTTTATTCCATTCTAGAGATTGATCGATATTTGGTCTAAACCAATGACAATCAATGTTTGTATCGCTATCTTGTGCGAACTTAGTCCAAATCTTTCTCGTCCTCTTATTCACACCCGTCACATCAATGATGACACCATTTCCATTATTTAAATGTTTTTTGATTTGTTTTGGTAAAATCGAAAAAAAGATTTCTAGGTTTTTTGATTGATCTCCCTCGTCACCCGTCGAAGAAAGAATTCCCCTCCAAGTATCAGCACATTCAATCACATAACCAATTTCTTTGGACAACTTAAGGGCGTAAGTACTTTTACCCGAAGCCGGCATTCCCGATAAAAGAATAAGTTTACTAGGCATGGTTTTCTAGTGAATACTCACCATTTTCTGTTTTAATAAAAATTTTTCCATCTTCAGTCGGCGTTACGAAGACAACTAGAGAGGTTTTAAAAACTCCGTGACCGACCTTATGAATATTTGATTCGCGATAGATCGTGAATTGATTACCCACAGTCGGTTCCGCTACAATCGTCCCAATCGCCCAATAAGCATCATCAATACCATTCGGGTTTACGTTTATAGTAGCGATTTTAGTGATTTTAACTCTTCTCATGATAATATAATTTTAATTTTTTCGATACGGTCTTTTACTACATCCGAAGATTTCAATGGATTACTGCTAACTTCCAACCAAGGAAAACTTGCGCCGCCCGCCTCGACCCATTCCTCAATATTCTTGAGGTTATCGTCAATTAATATACAGTCTAAATTTCTAGCACATAGACCTTTACTTCCGGGGGTAATAATTAACTTATGGAAGAATGCTGGATAGTATTTCTTAATCCATTGCGCTTTTCCAAAATAACACTCGGGACTCCTCATAGGCTTTGTAAGGAAAAACCACTGATAGCTATTACGATTTACTAATGTCACCAATTCATCGGCCCAATAATATTTTTCGATTCCAGTCCAAAAATCAACAGAGTCATTTTCGTAAATTTTAGCGTTAATATTTGTTTTTGTCAACCCCGTTCTATCAGTAATGAATGGAATAAACTTTTCGCGACTGAACCCTGTTACATCTTCATAGTTTAACTTAAACGTGCTTTCAACTGTCCTCTTCGTCCAATTAGCGATTACTCCGTCTAAGTCTAAAAATACTGTTTTTTTCATTAAATTCTAATTCCTTCATGTATACGCATCGTGTTTAAATCAACATGCCATGTTTTCCCATTTGGATGCCGATTTAAAAACGAAAATACCGTATGCGCCGTACCACTCTTAACTTTAACTTGATCCAAATTACCAAAAGTAAATGCAATTAAGTCAGTTGCCTTCGAAGCAATAGATACATTTCTGTCGTAAAAACCCAGTCCGATTGTACATTTCGCTCCATTACGCATCGCCTCTTTAATTTGGGCTAAGCTATTGATTCTAAATTTTTGAGAAAATGTTTCATGATGATAGTTTGTGACATTCATTGTGTTATAATCTTGTTCGTCGTAATACTGTACTTTTTTTTCATCGAAATTACACGGTAGTTCTAAGTAAAGTTTATCTACCAAACCCTTATTAAACATTTGAACCGACAAATGATCAACATGAGCCGCACCTCCCGATATAATAGTTTTAAATTTATTATCTTGTACAACTTTCAACAGAATTCTTTTTGATTCATTCCATTTTTCAATAGTGTAGTGATTAAAATCTTCATTTCTGCCAGCGCTGCCAATAATAGCCAAAATTTTCTTTTCTTCGACTACTTGCTCTTTGATTTTTTTTGTTCTTTTGGTTGCCATTTTCTTCCGCGAATTTCCGTACAGATATTATACTTTAACGCCTCTTCTGGAGTCAGATACACATCTGATTCTGGTAAAAGATTTTTCTTGATAAAATTCAGAGAAAGGCCCGTCTTTTCTGCATAATAATTATTTAATTTATCTGTCAGCCAGTCTTCAATTTTTCGACCCGCCAACAATTCATGCCCCTTTCCGTAATTCCCGCCCGACCATTGATGGGACAAAACTTGGGTGTTTTGTGTTAAAACTCTATTTTGCCCCGCTAAAAAGATAATTAAACCACAGGATGCTATTTGACCCATGCCCAATGTATTTACCGGAATATATGAGCCTTCCATGGCGTCAAGTAGAGCAAAGCAGTCTATAACCGCACCCCCCTGAGATGTAATAATAAGATTTAAGTGGGTGTGTTTATTTCTATAGTTTTCATCGAAAATCCATTCGATAACGGGCTTAATCGTCTCTTCTTCGATTCTGCCGTAAAGGTAGTAGTTACCTGCTTGCTTGTAGGAAGTATATTCACTGACCGCTAAGACTGGCTTATCGTTAACACTCACTGCCATTTCTTTTTTAACGTTAGAATTGACTTTGGTGATAGTGTACATATTAAGACTTTAAGACATGGAAAGCTAAGGTTGGGCGAATATCTAGAAGAACGTCGCCATTTTTATAAATTTTATCTAAATTAACAGATGCCAGATTTTCTTCGACAGTGTCTTCTGGTTGGAAGTTATATTTGCATCTTACCATTACTTGAAAACCACTTTCATTTTTTTGTGTATACACAATTGGGCTAATGACATTATTTTTAAAAATAAATTTAGGGGTAAAATAGTCAGTTAAAACTTTGTAGCCTTCCGTAAGATCCTTTGCTAGACTAGCGGTGATAAATAAGTTAGTCGAATAAACGATATTGTTTACCGACTTATAATATCCAAAAGTCATATCTCCGTCAATAGCTGGGTCCGAAACCGCATAAACGGATATAAACTTATGAGTTAACAGACTAGCTAATCCGTTCTTTTTAATATCTAGAGGTGTAACTTTTTTTAGTAATAGTGTCATTTTAATTTTGTTGATTTTTAATGTCATTCGGTGTAAGTAGCTCTAGAAATCGGTCTAGGCTTTCCGTCTTAATATATACCGCTTCGTTAGCAATTTCTGTTTCGTTAAAGCCTTCCGCTCTAAGACGATTAACCAGACCTAAACTATACATATAACCGATAAATCTACCATTCAGTATGGTCCAAAAAACATACTGAGAGGGGAAGATTAGCAAATGCTCGCAAATATCTTCCTTGGCATCCTCCTCCAGATGCCCAAGAATTTCCAAACCGTTTTCCTCGATATAATTATGAATTTTTTCTTTCATTTCATCTCGTGCTTGCATTAATTAAACTGCGGCGTCTACCGCGTTCTCCAATTGATCTTTTTTATTTTTCTTCTCTTCTTTTTCTTGAATTTTTTCCACTTGGCTTTTCTTGAGTAATATCGGGTTTTCTTGTCTTACAATATTGTTAGACCAATACGTGTCCCCGCTTTTCTTGTCCACATGACATACAATAATATCACCTTCATCTAAAGGACCACCGTTATTCTTATTCATAGCTTCGATTCTTTCCTCCATAAACATCATTATAGTAATTGAGCCCATGTCATCTTTCCCATTGATCCGAAGATATGGCGACCCCTTCTTGGAAATTCTTCTTTCTACTTCATCAACAATAAGAACCGCCACTCTTCCTTTGCTATTATCTGGTAGTTTACGAAGATCTGAGGTACTCTCTAAATCATTAATTTTAGATGAATAAATCTGTTTTAAACTTTCTGAATACGCGAAACCGAGGTATTCGTTTTCATAAATGTAACAGGCTAACTTTTCAAATTGCGAATTTCTTTGGTATTTTTCTTTGTATATAGAATATTTCTTTTTAATCGTCTCCAGTCTAGATTCTTTCATCAGGGGCTTTCCCTTTTCATCCTTAAGATTTTTGACCATCTGACTAACAGTTTCCAAAACATCAAAGTTATAATGGGGTGCAACTGTATGGACCAAATTAGTTTCGTTTTTCCCAGTAAGGAGTGTATAAAATTCGTATTCCAATAGTAAACGACTGCGAGTAATATTTAGTTGATTTAAGCAACCGCTGAGAATAAGCGCAGTAGCTACATTTATTGGAATGTTTGCTGTCTGTAATGCCTCAAATAACTCCAACTTATTCGCATTTTCCTTGCGGAGAAGGATTACTTTATCTAAGTTCTTGTCTTTTAAGCCCCTGATGGACGATAGACCAAAACGAATATTAGCCCCATCAATTGTAAAATCCGGATAGTTCTTACTGATATCGGGCGGCAAAAGTTTGATATTAAAATCTCTCAGTTCTTTTTGAATCTCGGTAATTTCATCGTGAGCGCTCGCAAGATCTTTAGCGGAAATCAAACAACTCCAAAAGAATTGAACTGGATACTTATACTTTAAATAAACCGTTAACGCGGTTAAAAACGATGTAGAAAGCGAATGCGATTTATTAAACGAATATTTTGCAGAATCTTCCAAAATTTTCCATAAGATATCTCCAATTTCTTTTTCGAAACCATTTTGCTCAGCTTTATTATAAATCTTTTCTTTCCATTCTTTGACTTTATCGACTAATTTTTTACCGACTATTTTTCTCAACATTTCAGCTTCGTCTAAAGTAAAACCGATAACGACGGCAAGCTTCATCATTTGTTCTTGATAAAGGCAATAGTTCCGAGATTCTTTTAACACGGGTTCAAAAGCTGGATGCGCACAGGGATGGTTATTTTCAACATAACCGTCTAGATACGCGAGCGCCCCCGGACGCGCTATAGCGTTTACGTCAGACAACTCAAATACATTCTTTGGCTTAATCTTTCTTGTAACATTATAGCCAGTGTCCGCCGAAATTTGATAAATGCCATAACGAGCATATCGATCTTGTAAAATGTTATAAATGAAGGGATCATCTTCTAGCTTTTCATTGATTTCATCGATAGTCTCAGGAATTGCTTCAAGTACCCGTTTGATCACGGCATTTGTCGTGAGAGAAAGTAGGTCTAATTTGGTGACAAAGTTCGCAGCGTCTCTCATATCAAAGCCGCTTACCCATTCTCCGTCTTTCGTTAACTCTAGGGGAATTAAATCATATAAGGCTACATTAGATACGAGATAACCAGATGCATGGGTCGATGCTTGTCTGACTAGACCCGAAAGCCCCTTTGAGATAGCTACTACTTCTTTATGATCGTCACACCAGAGCTTAAAGTCTGGATTGGCGGCATAGGCTTCATCAATCGTTTGGGCTATACCAAATTTCACTTCAACCATATCCGCGATACGTCTAGCCTCTCTTTCATCGGCCTCTTCAAGATTCTTATAAACATCCTTTAATAGAATCTTTGTAGTAAATGTGGAAAGATTTAAAATATTCGCCACCTTACCCGGATAAACAGTTTTCAACCATTCCACAATAGCCGATCTACCATCACCTAAATTAACATCAATATCGGCTAAAAGATCGCCCTTTAAATAAACAACCCCATCAACAAGTTTGATTCCCGCACGAGCACGAGATACGAATCTTTCAAAGAAAAGGCCGTATTTAATTGGATCAACGCCAGAAATACCCAATAACCAACAAACGCAACTACCGGCTACGGAGCCTCTTCCGTAATCAATAAAAACGTTTAGCTCTCTGGCTTTATGGATAACCATCCAAACGAGAAGAATATAATCGATAAAACCTAATTCATCCAATAAATCCAATTCATACTTTACCCGATCCCCATAGGTCTTGTATTTCTTTTTATCAATCTTCTTTCCATACTTCCCAAATCCCCGACGCGCTAAAGCGGTGATAAACTCTCGGTTTGTCGCAGTATCCTCTAATCCAAGATCTTGTTTTTGCGCTGAAGTAATTACGATTTCGGGCAAACGCACATATCCGTAATTTTCGATTACGTAAGGTTCGCACTCTTTTAAGAAACTCATTCGCGGATTATAAGAAAAAATGACAATCTAGTCAAGGTTTTATTTCTCAAAGTTCTTCCTTTGGGTTAAATTGGCATTTTCCAAATAAGCCCTCGGAACACTTCAACATTTAAATTGGCATCTACAGAAGAATCATGTAATTTATCTGAATCAACTTTGATACCCAAATCTTTGGATATTACACCCAAACTGGTTTTTGGGCATTTCGGATATCTATAATTTAACATCCTATATTGGAATGCTAGAAAAGCTTCAAAAGAAGAAACATCGGGCGTTATATTTTCTTTATAAGCTCGTGCCATAGCTAACGTGTCGAAAACTTTGGTATAATAATCGTTTCGGGGTTTTAATCCAACTCCTCGTCTCCAAGCGTTCAATATCATGCAATCGTAACCTAGCCAATTATGAGAAACCAAATCGTAATTAGAATCATGTACTTTGTCTTCAAATTCCTCCAATACTTTCTTCGGATCTTCGGCTGCTTGCTTATAAGCATTAAAATCGAATCTTGTGACAATCGCCGCCCTTTTTGACACTTTTAAATCTGGCCACCAAATGTATCTCGTTGACTCAGAAAGATTTTGTTTAATGTTGAAGAGAGTCCAAGTGACTTGCCAAGGTCTAGAAAAGAAAAGGTTCAAGCCTTCTGTTTCTAAATCCGCACAATTATACTTCTGGTTAATAGCGTAACGTCTTAATTCTGAACCAATCATACTTTTTTATTTACTTCCTTTAAAGACTCATAACAAAAAGCGTCTGAACAACAATACGACATTTCTGGCGCACTAAAATTACCGTCTCCGCTTAAAATTGTTTTAAATACAAGGAGTTTCTTAAAATCCTCCCTGTTCTTATAATAGATACTTTTTACTCGGATTTCCCTGAATCTTTTATCGCCGTTATAACGATTCAAAGTTGAATTAATAATATCCTCGTGCGGATGCTCCGAATCGACTTCTCTAAAAAGAATTGTATCAGGTGGCGGATTTGGAACGATATTAGAATTATGAACTAACAGATTTTTGGCTATTGGAGAATTAAAGAATGGATATACCAGTTGTAAATTTTGAGTAAGTAAGGGTAATAATTGTTTTTCATCAAAACGAAAATCGTAATATTTATTCTCTTTCCGCGTTTTCCAAGCGGAGAAAATTTTAAACAAATCTAATCGCCCCTTGGAATTCTTGGCTATTACAATAACCTTATAATTAGACCAACGAGAAATATCTGAATGATCATCAGCATCTTTGGTCATCAAAATCTCTAAGCCAAAAGTCAGTTTTACCCCAATCTTATCCATATTCTCTAATAGGGGAATAAACGTTCTAAAATTAGAACTGATCACCAATATTTCCTTAAGTCCCTCTTCTTTGGCGAGTTGAACAAGAGAAACGGGACAGCCATCTCCCGCGTCTTCGACTTCTTTTAGAGACCAATTCGTAAGAATTGATTTTCCAGAACCGTTTTCATAAAAGACACCAAGAACTTCTTCAGACATACCAATAATTTTTAGCATAAAAGATTGAAACTATTTCTAATTTTTTCAATTCCGTATCGAAACCTTTTAATGACAAACCTTTTAATGAGAAATTTTGTGAAATGTCCCAAGAAATACTAAAATCGGGGTGTTGACCGAGGGACATAAATGACAATAGGCCACCTTGGGAGGGCAAAAATTCGCTAATAACATATTTGGTTTGCTCCTTTGATTCTTCGTCTTTTGTTTGTACAATATGCCTGATCCAAAAAGACGTAAGCTCTTGAGTTGTATAACCATTTTCCCTTAAAAACCAAAACATATCTTGCCATCTAATCGTTTCAAACTCTTCCAAGTCAAAATTTAAATCGGGGACATAGTTTTCTGGTGGGGGGCCACCGCTATCAAACATTAGATATCTACGAGTCAATCCTTGTTTACTTAAAACATACATCCCCGTATGAGGGGAAATTAATTTGGATTCAATCAGCTCTTTACCCAAAAATAAAACTTTTGGTAATTTAACAAAAAGAAAGTAAGGATCTTTAGTCTTTCCAGCACAATTACTGCGAAGCCAATAAGTATGCTCTCCAACTATAAATTCAAGAGAGCAATAGCTGATTTTTTCCATTTCTTGATTCTGCTATTTCCTGATAAAAAAGTCAACCCCGAAATCTGGGGCAACCCTCATAAGTTTTTATCTCAATTTTTTCTCCAGACAGATAATCCGGCTCTAAAATTTCATCCATAAAAGCATTCTTTACCAATTTTCCGTTTGCATCAATTAAAGATTGGTATTCAAGACCAGACTTAAATTGACAAACGTAGGTACAAAAACCTTTATCTTTTGGATTATCGGCACAAAAATTCATTGTCGCGTGCTCCATACCAAAATTAGAGAAAATACTTCCGATATACTCCAAATAAGATTCAAAACCTTCTAACTCTTCTTTTGTCCTAGCCGAAACTGTTTGAATATGTTTATATGGGGTCCGATTTGTTGGCGGGTGACGAAGCATGATGAACTGAACTGACGCTTTTAAATCAAATTTTTTCATCACATACATTTGGTACATTGCCGCTTGAAAATTATTTGCTAACTCGTCCTCATCGAATCTCTTACCTTGGGTTTTATAGTCTTTGATAATCATCAAATCTCCGGTCCTAGCCATTCTGTCAATAAACCCTTTAATTTGATATTTCCCTTCACAAATAGTAAAAAGGAACTCATGTTCCGGTTTGAATACTTCGTCAGCTTTCTCTTCGAAATAATCGGTTAAAGTTAAAACAACCATAACCATCGAATTAAGATCTTCTAAAAGTTCTGGTTTAATTTTATGCTTATTCTGCCACCATACAACCAAACGAGCAATCGAATTACAATTATATATACTTGGAATCCCAGACATGATACTGTTATAATGCTTTCTATGACGTGAATTCAGCAAACATTCTAAAATCGAATGGGCTAAACTACCAACAATTGTTTTTGGGTGTGTGGTTTCTGGTAGCTTTAGAACCTCGTTACAATAAAACTTCCAACTGCATTGTTTTAAACTTTTGAGCCGTGAGGCTGAAATTCTGATCGCCATTTTAATTTTGTTTAAAGATATCTAAACTGATCATAGTGTCAAGTCCATTCAGATGCTCCATTTTGATTTCCATTCTTTCATCTGTTCTTCTGTCTGATCACCAAAATCCTTGGCAATTGGTAATGCAATTTTTACTTTATTAGCAGAAAAGAAGTTAAGTAGTTTATTTCTAATATCTTCTGCCGCTAAATTGCCAATGGAATTGTTTTCGATCTCGTTGTTAGTAGCAATCAATATTTCGTCTGGATTATATTGAATTAGATAAGACATAATCGCGCTTGTCATTTTAATGCCAAATAAGCAAAATGTATCATCAATTTTTTCCATGGATAACCTCATAATACAAACGGGAGATTCCACAAGGACAACTCTAGCCATCTTCTTTGGAACATATAATTGCCCAGTATAAAGCCACGTTTTTTTGTCTCCCAAATGTTTCCAACGCGGGCCATTATAAGTCTCTACCATTTTTCTGCCGGTAAACCCAATTATTCTTGTATGATCGATGTTAAAAATAGGTAATACGCTTCTTCCATGCATTTGGCCTTTCTTAGCAACACCTACTTGGAATTTTTCACAAGTTTCAACACTAATCCCTCTTTTAACCCAGTAACTATATTCTTTAATTAATCCATCTAGAATCGTTATCGGCCACTCTTGAGGCATTTCGATTTTGGGTTGAGGTGGAACATAAAATCCTTCGGGTATCTCCCCCGAAGCTAACGCTAAAATCGTTTTGTTATGATCTTTATCCCCACTGTATTTAACACAATTAAAACGACCATCAGCCAATATCGAAAGATGGTTTCCCGATTTATCCGAGCCTTCGGACGCGCAAGCTGGACATCTTGCTTGCCATCCTTGGGGGGTTTTACAGAGTTTTTCTAATATACTTGTATCGATCATATTGGTAGCGATTCGTCTTTCTTTTGCAGCGGTACTTTATTCCAACCTTTTTGCTCAGCTATCATTTTGAGATCGCCGGTCTCTTCTACCCTAAAATTTTCAATTCTATAGGTGAGAAAGTTATCTACATAGCGTATTTTTTTTTCACGGAATACCTTTACAAGATTATGATGCCCAGAACCTAAAATACCCTGTTCGCGAGATTTATGGGGAATTAAAACGTGAGTGCCAAATTCTGGACCATATAGGGCCATTTCGTCAGGAATCATTTTACGAAGGATGCCCGACCAATTAAGCAACCAATCCAGACGCTTACTCATTGTTAGGGCGTTTTCCGTATCGTCTACTTGTCCCATGCTCTTATCTTTAGTCGATGCCGATGTATTAAGTTGAATAGCGGTCATAATGTGAATTCCTAACTCTAGAGCTACATCTTTTAACATCTGCATTTTTTGATATATAATTTCCCATTCGGCGCGATTGGACTTCATCATATCCGAGGCAAGCGGTTTTAAGTAATCCAAAACAACTAAAGCATCGCCACCTCTGCCAACATAACGATAAAACCAGCGTTTAATAAAGTTCTTTAAATCGGTACCTGTTAAATCGTGTCCCTCTTTAAACCAAAAGTTTTCTTTCTTATTATCTCTCATGAGCAGAATAGCCTCTCTCATTTTCGGAGCCCAAACGGGATCTCTTCTGTAATTACCAGTACGGATTAAATGATACGGACACCCAATTCTTGCCGCCGCGACACGTTCTCTTTGCTTATTTATATCCATCTCAGTATCGATATATAAAACCTTTATGTTCCTATCTGGATTACATTTATTTACTATACCATCAGCCATGGCGATTAGGAAAGTGCTCTTACCCGAACCAGTTCTAGCTCCGACCATCGAAACCGCCCCCTTTTCCAGTCCGGAGAAATAGCCATTCCAAAGTTCAAACGGGGTATTAAACCCAACTGAGTCGATAGGGGTATTCCCCAATTCGTCTAAATAATCGGCCATACCATCGTCTAAGTTAACCGCGCCACCTTCATCGCTTTCTAAAGACGTAATAGTATTTCCTAAATACTTATCTATTAAACCAATGATTTCAGTTCCAGATTTATTTCTGTTATCAATGACCTCTCTCTTTAACCTATCTGCATTTTCGCAAATGGTTCTTACAAGTGCGATTGTCTTTAATTCCTTGGCAATTTCAAACATCCCCTTCTTAGTGACACCTCTCCGCATTAACCCGACAAGCAAATCAATTGGCTCAACCCCATCTAGGTTGATACCAATGGCCTTCATGTGGTTAGCTAAAACAATCGGTGTCGGTTCCCCCTTGTTTTCTACTACATTTTTGATAACAGAATAAATAGACGCATTTTGGTTGGAAAAATCTTTGTAGGTTATGTGTGATATTTCATTATATAGATCTGGATATTGTAAAATACCAGCAATAAAGGATAGTTCCAACTCGATATTGTAAAAGGACTCTGACGACATTGTATAAAAAAATTCGCTTGACTTTAAACGTGTGCGACGCAAGCTAACGGGGAATGAACCAAACCACCTTGATTCGCAAAGCGATTGCAGAAATGAGAGCTATTTGCTTTTTCTACGGAGACAAAATGAGGGTCATTGAACCGCACCAACTGGGGATAATTGCGGGGAATATGCTCCACCTCTCTGGTTTCGATACTAGAGAGAACAGATGGAAACAGTTTTTGGTTAGTGATATTAGGGATATTCATCTAACCAATGATATGTTTACAAAGGCCAGAGACGGTTTCCGTCCCGGTCCCTCTAATAAATATCCTACTATTGTTGAGGAAATTAAACCATCTTTGCAGGCGGTTTAGAATAGAAGATAGCTTCTAACCCATCTTCTCCCAGTACAATACCCTGAGAAGTTTGTACATTACCTACATACCCATGGGCGGAATGATACTTATCGGGTGGGCATAAAGCGGGTGCAACCATAACTTTAATACCCTTGACTTCGATTACTTTGTCTTGGTGAATATGCCCAGTAAGAAAAATCATATGTTCGTATTGAGAAATCGTCGATTGGTTTTCCCGCATCATTATTAATGGTAAATCTGTTAATTTTGTTTCGTCTCCGTGAGCGAAACCCACCAACGTTTTTCCGAATCCAACATATTTACGGTCTAGCGGATCATTGTTGACCGTGACGTTAGGATGATTGCGAAAGAAAGCCTTTAAATAGGCTCCTAAAGCGTATTCGCTTAGACGCGCGTGATTCCCGTAAACTCCGATTACTTCAACCTTGAAGAGGGTTGCTAAGTCTTCAACAACTTTGGACATGAGGGAGCAAGCCTCATTAAATACTTTTGACCAACGCGAATCGCCATCTAATCGGGTGCCCTTTGTCGTGGTGGTTTCCTCTGTGTCAAAATGGATTAAATCCGACCCAGAAATTACAACGACCTTTTCAATTTCATTCAAGGGGGCTTTTTCCATAATACTAGCTACGGCGTTAATAAAATAACTTTTCGCAATTGATAAATCATAATTACCGTGACCCGTTTCTTTATTAGTCGAAAGTTTACCTAAATGAAGATCTTGTAGATTCAAAATAATAGTCTTACCTTTTTTTACTGTTTTATTGAAGGAAAAATTAGTTGGGCTAAAATTAGCAGATTCTTTGGCAAAGAATTTAATCAAATCTTGAATATTAGTTTGATCGGCCCTTCGTTTAAACTCCGCTTTAACTTGTAATTTTTCGTCCCAAATATTCGAAATGAATGATTTAGGTTCCCAAATTTTCAAATCAATGTTACAGTATGCAACAAGATCTTCTAGGGTCCTGATAGAATCAATCCCTTTCACTTCGGCGGTCGCACTATTACCGTTAGCTTTGAATGCCGCCGCTGGCTTTGGCGGCTTTATGGGAATCGTTCGGAACTTCCAAAACTGAGAGACCTCAGTGGGTTTTTGACCAGCAGACTCCTTTTCAAATTCCGATAAAAGTTTATTAAAGATCTTATTTCCCTGTGACCTGCTTAAATGTAATGTCTCTCGTATATACTCACGAACTTCAGTATCGGTAAGATTACGCTCCGTCAAAACTTTTTTCAATTTATTCTTAAACTCTTCTGTTAATGCCATATTATAGTGTAATATTATATTTTTCTAAAAACCATGCTTTTGATAGACCCTTTTTTAAGTCATCATCAAAAATTTCTACAAAAGTGAACCCATTTCTTTCCGCCCATGCCCCTTTAGCTAAATCGCGTTTTAGAGATTCCTTAAACCCAGAAAGAGAACGATGAAAAAATTCATTGTATTTTGTATGCTGAAGCGGGGAAACCTCTAAAACGATAGATCTAGTTAAATTTACTAAGTCGCATCTTAGAAGGCTTCCCGGAATAATAAGCTCCTCTAATACACAATGAGTTCTCCAATAAGGATATAAGAAATCTTTTACTCTTTTCTGCGGGCCAGAAATCTTATAATCCCAATCAATATAATACTTTTGTAAATTTTTTATATTGACTAGTTTATAGGAATTTAACTTGGTTAACTTCATTAAGAGGAAATCGTCGCTTTAAGCTTTTCAAACAACCAGTTTGTAAGCTGTGCGTTATCCTCTAGATATACACGGAAAGCTGCCTGTCCGTTATGCTGTTCTTTTAATTCTAAACCACTATCTTTCGCTTCTTTTACTAACTCTTCTGATACTGAAACCCAAGCCCCCTTCTTTGTTAAGAGTCTATAGATAAGCATTATATCAACAATTTCGTATTCTCTCCAGATACTATTTCCGCCCGTGCGACCATATCGAATTGGATATTTGATCATAATATTACTCTTTTCATTTGGGGTTTTCTTTAGAATAATCTTACATAAGTGACCAATAATCTTATTTTTAAATGGGTCTGGTTTCTCGTTTGCATTCTCCAAGATTAAATCTCCATTGTTCCGATGTTCGAATTGGATAATCCAGTTCGCGAAGTGCATTGCGGCGTTACCTCCCGTTGCTGAAATTTGCCGCACTTCTTTCGATGCATATGGGTCGATTTCCACCTTCGACGAAACCTGCCCAATCATCACGCAAATGTGCCCGAATTTGTTCATGGCACTGGAACAACGTTGTAGGAATTTTTTCGTTAACGCTGGAGCGCCCGCAACCTTGCCCGCTTCCGTAATTTCCTTTTCCATATCGCTTCTTAAGATTAATCCGTCCATCGAATCTAAGATAAAGAAGTATCTTGTGCTCTTGTCATCAGCAAATACTAACTGCCTCATGACATTAATGACCAAATCATAAGTATTCGTTTCTAATACGAAACATGTGCCGTCTAACCATTCTTCAGTTTTAAATACAAACTTAAGACCACTTCTATTTCTAATCTCCTCTGATAATCTTCCTTCAGCTTTTACATATAAGCCTCTGCCGTTAGGTACAACGAGAAAGAAATTTCTCATCATTTCTAATGACGCGCTGGATTTGCCGCCTTCGGTAAAACCGACAAACCTTTGTAAACCGGATGAAAATCCCCCTCCTAACTCTAAGTCCACGTTGAGACTACCGCTTGATATTTTTGGTATAACAATTTCCTTTTCAAAATTGTAATGAGAATTTTTATTCTCTTTAGAACTTAATTCCGCATTTAGAATATCATTCGGTGTTAATGCCACTCCGTCTATCTGTTCGTTTTCCTCTACGGAAACCTTCTTTTTTGCCATATTTATTGATCCTTTTTGTTTTCAACAGATTTTTGATTAAGCTTAAATGCCTCTTCAATTTTACCCTTGTCAGCGTTGGAAATGCCATATTTCTGCCACTGATCTGATGCCCAAGTGCATTCTTCGTGATACATAGCCGCTAAGACTTTCATTAAACAATTTTTCCAAAATTGATCATTTGGTTTTTTATAAACCGATTTCATGCTCTGGGATTTATTTTTTGTGTGTCCGGTAATCATATGTTATCGCTACTTTGCGAACAAGTCTATAAGTGATTTTGGTTTTTTTGTCAAGACAATATCCTCGCCGATTTTTTCTTTTTGAAGATTCTGAATCAAATTTTCTTTAGGCTTGTTAATATCTGTTGTAAAGAGTTGGTACATAGTATGTAGCTGATCTTTACCACCCGATATCCACCAAATCATAGATTTCACTTGGTAATCGGGATTGAAGCCGTTTCTCCAAAAACCCAAGTTTGGGTTATCTTTTACTAACCGATTTAAAAAAGCAATCTCCATTCCAATACTTTGACTGGTAAAATACTCCGCTTTGACAATGCGTTTTAGTATAGATACTCTCTCTTCTTGAGACAGAGTATCTGGTTTTGGGGGTTCTAAATAAACGATTTGATTTAAATCGACTTCAATTTTGTTTTTTTTTCGAAAAGGTTTTAGATATACAGTATCGAGAAATATTCCATCAACCTTGCAGTATGCCCCTTTCATATTTTGGGGTTCGTAACCTTCCAAGCCGATTACCTGTACCCGCTCACCTATGACTGGCTTTCTATTCATTAAAAAGTTCTGGGTTTTGATTGATATTGCCCGCAACAGTCATATCGATCTTGGCTGGCCATATTGACAAAGAAAAGCCCGATTGATCAACCAAACCAAGAGAATGTCCCGTCGGTTGACAAATCCATTTAACTAAATACATTGAACCGGAGAATCGACCATAACGTTCGATTTCGATGATATCGCCTTCAAATATCTTTTGATCCGTACTATCAAATTTGTTTGGTACCATCATTTCTACTATAAATGACGTTACGCCAGCGGCTAAAGCGATGTCTAATGTAATTCCGCCCAAACCGGATTTCCAGATTGGGACATTGCCGCTTAAGCCATGTTCCATATAGGATTCTGTATTAACATCGTATATTCTAAATTTATATTTCATTTTATTTTATTTTATCTACAAAATCATGGTAATGGGGAGCCCATACCTTATAAGATTTACAATCGTAAGATTTTTCATCAATTTCACTTATCCATTGGCTAGCTATATCGTTTTCTCTTTTAAGTTTTACTGGGATAATAATACCACCTTCAATTTTAATATAAGAAATTGATTCTGTAAAGGGTAGCCATTCTTTTAAACTAGTGATCATGGTTCTTGGATTTCTGGCAGTTGAATTGGAAATGATATCATATTGTTACAGGATGCGCAATAGTTTATTAGTTTATTAGGATCAAAGTTTTTACATTCAACTTTCCGGACATTGGCTTTAAAACCGTCTGAATATTGATAATCGGACCACCCTTTTTGGTTAGGATCTTTGAAGCCTCGAAACGGTTCAATTAAACAATGGCTCTTACATAGTTCATTGTCACAAAGGTATTGACTCACGATTTAAGAATTTTTCCAAGTTTTCTTAATCACTCTTGAATCAACTAAACTCTGATCAAAATAATTATACCGAAACTGTTTCCAGCCTCGAAAGTTGCCATAGCTAATGTCTTCTCGTAAACATTGCGCGACATGTTCGGTTGGACTCAAGTGCCTTGGGACAGAGCCGAATAATTTTTCACAAAGATTAATGTCAGCATAGTAATCATCCTTACCTTCATAATTAAAATAACTAATACGCGCACAGCGTGCGATAGCAATTTTAATTTTATATTCATTAAGATCGATATCTTGTGTCTCGCGATCAATGACGGGTTTCTCACTAAAAATCTTCATAACCGCATTACGCAATTTAATGTCATCCATTTGATCCCCAAACGGAATATGCCAGTCAAAAGGATTTAGCGATTTTGGTTCTGAGGCATTATAAATTTCCAACATTTCATAGGCCAGAGCGCGAATTTCTGGTTGCGCATCCTTGTGTGCGCGAAGAGCAAACCAATTATCAAAATCCGTACCAGAAAGGATGATACGCATATGGAACCATGGTTCTAGAATGCGATTTGAAATTTGTTTATGAAGCCCTAAAGATAATAAGCCTCGAACGTTATTAATAGCCCCATCTCTTGCGTATAGCCAAAGAATTTTAGAAAATTCTAAATCAGTGAGGTCATATCTATAAAATTTAAATCCGTCATCTCCATGCTCGTAACCAGTACAGTGTGATTTAAATTCTTTATGTTCATCTTCCAATAGGCGCGGCCTACGAATATTGTTATCCAATTCTTCATTCGCCTGCATACCACTTTGATTCTTGCCCCACCAAACCGGTATTGCGGGATTATCAATAACGCTTTGGATCATCTTTTCAACAGGAATAGCCCTAGAACTAGCCGCATTTTTCGAAAATACGCGATGTGTCATTAGTTCACTATGAACAAACCGAGGATATTCAAGTATCCAAGTCGTTAGCCTTTTATTCGTTGGGCCAATTGAATCGGCAATAATTTGTGCTTTAATTGCCATTTTATTTATTTTTAATTAAAATTCTATGTTCGTTATTTACCATTTTTTAAATTGGGTCAGTTGATCTAAATGAACTTGGGCATAACCAACCATGTATGTTACCGGAATAACAAAGTTTTCGAATTTATTTTCCATTTGATCTAAAATTAATTTTTAATGAATTGCAACTAAGACATGCCATTGTTAAATTTGGCGCACTATGAATCCTTCCTTTTATATTATTTATATAATTCTAAATAGTTTTTTCTTTTTGGTGTATTCCCGGTTTCGATTTCGAAGTCATAAAAACACATTTCTTTAATATGTTCAGCGAATGACATTCTATTCGGATTCCATCCAAGTTCTAGTTGAGCCAAGCGACTATCTCCAATCAATTTTACAACCTCATTTGGTCTAAAACGAGATTTATCTATTTTAACGTAGTCCTCCCATTTTAAATTAAAATAGTCGAAAGACCTTTGAAGATATTCTAAACCGTGCCAAGTCTTTCCGGTGGCAATAACATAATCTTTCGGCTCCTCATTTTGTAACATCTTCCACATCATTTCGCATCCGAAATCACTCCAGTGTTCGTCCCTATAAAAATCTAAGTTACCTAATACTAATTCTTTTTGCTTCCCTGTAGCAATCCTTGCTGCGGATTTTGTGACGCGACGGATAAAGAAATCTTCAGATCTGTAAATGTTCGAGTGATTAAACAAGAGACCATAGCAAGCAAATATACCCATATGTCTGTAAAACTTAATCCATCTGGTTCCGACTTCCTTGTAGATAGAATAAGGGGATCTGGGGTCAAATGGAGAATTTTCATTATAAGATTCCTGCGGATTATTTCCACCAAATAACTCACTTGTCGCCGCAAAATATAATTTAGACTTTGGGCATATATTTTTTACATTTTCTAAAACATTATATACCGAATAGCCATTTGCAGAAGATACTGACGGAGATTCAAAAGAAAAACCAACGTGACTTTGCGCTGCTAAAAGATAAATTTCCGTAACATCTTTATGTTTATTGAGTAATACTTTGATTGAATTGAAGTCGTTGATATCGCAATATTCGAATGAAATGTCTTGATTAAAATCATACAAACTATGTATATCATGTTTAATGCTAAGTGTATTTCTACGATAAGTTCCTACCACTTGATATTTTTTATCTAATAAAAGATGGGCAACGGTCTTAGCGTCCATACCATTTATACCAAAAATAATTGCTTTTTTATCCGACATTGTTTTCTTTCTTATTTTTATAAATTAAAGAGATATACTCTAAAAAATTTTTCGTTACTAAAACCGTGTTTCATTTTATTAATATTTTTATGTAATTTTCGCAAAGTATAAGATCCGAACCCGTATAGGCGCATTTAGACACCAATTTTATCCGCTACTACTTTCGTCGATTCTGTTGGGTTTTCTGCTGCCGCCGCCCTCTGTGCTTCTGAGAAAACTACCCCGTCTTTTTCGTAAGCAGAAAGAGTCGCAGAACGCATTGATTTAAAGCTCTCCGAAACACCTGTCATCATATTATTGATACCAAGTTTACTAATGGAGTAATTCATAGAATTCGAGAGGCTCAAGCCAATGGTATTTGAAACATTATACGCATCTTGGTTTGCCCCTAGATAAACAAACTTCCACTTATACACTGACTCTTGATGCGCCACACGTTTCTTCACATCATCCCCAGTAACCGCACCAGAAGAATTTTCGTCGCCATCCGTAACAATCGCAACTAAAACTCTTTCCGGTCTTTTATTTTCTGATATTTTAGATAATTGTACTCCGACGCTATCAATAACTTCACAAACGCTCTTGTAAAGGGCCGTGCCACCGCGAGGGGTAATACGAATCTTTCCAAAATCTTTCAAAACAACCATTTCTTTCCGCTCTTCCACAATGATCTTACTGTCAAAAGGGTAGTAAGAGATGAAACATTCGCCATCTACAGTCTTTTGGTCTTTAATGAGAGCGTCTAACGCCCCTTCCATGTCGCCGCGAATGGATTCTATACTGCCGGAATTATCGACGATTAATACAATTAACGTTCTATTTTCTTTCATAATTTTATTATGATATTATGGTTAACTCCATAAAAGTCAACGTCGCTACCCCTAAAAAGTTAACTTTAATTTTAACGCTTTCGATTTTCGCTTACTTTATTACGATCAACATAGTATCTTTTACCAATTTTCTATTTATACTGGTGGATTGCACGAAAATCTCAAAATCTTTAAATGACGTCGGGGACACCTTTACTTCACAATCTGGCAAACCCAGTAAAGATCTTACTTCCGGCCCATGAAAAACTTTACCATCAAACTTTTTCTTTACGATAATGTTTTTGCTAGCCTGCACCTTTTCTGGTTTTGAGAGTTGAAAATAAGCAGAGCCAACTCTATAATCTATCTTCCATGATTCTACAAATTCTTTAATAGCCTTTCCATCGTCATAATCACGAACATGTAAAATGTCGAAGGTTTTCGGATTTAATTCACTAAGAGATTTTTGTATAGTTGAGGTATCAATATTCGTATTAAGATAGAAAAGGTTTTTAGTACCCTTCTTCCCAGTAGAACGCATTGTCATGTATTGATTAGTGGCCTCATTAATAACCTTACCAACTTCTTCCATCCCCTGTTCCGTAGTGGACCACAAAGCTACGTTATTCGCTGGAAAACCATATTTCTTCGCTTCACCAACACACATTGGGTTCGGCGCGAAAGCCGCAAGGGTCCAATTGTCAGGCAGTTTACCAATTCTTGCGAAAAGTTCTTGCGCACCATTAGGACGATCCGTTTCCCCGCCGTCCGTAATAACATACATTAAAAATGAATGATCGCCATATAGAGTTGCGGTTTTTTCTAGATCAGAGATGACCTTGAGGGTTGCGTCAATAAGGGCTGTGCTACCACGGCAATCATAAACACCATTTACAGATGCTAGACGAAGGGCGTCTTGATCATAAACTATATTTTCAACACTCCCGTTGAACTGATAAATAGAAACTCGTGTTTCCTGTTCCATTTGCTTAGACCGATTCGCAAGATTTTGAACAATAGAATCAGTAACTTTAATAACTTGATTCGTGAGACCTTTCATAGAACCTGATCTGTCTAGTAATAGTACGACGTGGTTAATGTATGCTTGCTTAATCATTTTTTATTATATATTTATATTTTTTTTTCTAACTTACTTTTTAAGTATAGAATCGGAAAAATTTTATTTTCTATTTGGTAGGTAGATTTCTTTATACGTTTTTTCTATACCTTGTTCTACCGTCCTCATTGGGGCGGTATAATTCATCACATGACGAAGTTTGGTTATGTTCGCTACGGTTTTATATTGATATTGCTGACTTAATTCGCTAGGCATATCTTTATAATGAATTGGTACATCGATTTTTCTTAGCGACAAAATATTTTGGGCGATATTTTTATAGGTGGATGATTTACCGGTCCCAACATTATAAATACTATTCTTATCTGATCGTATAGCCGCAAGAATTACTCGGCAAACATCTTCTACATGTATAAAATCTCTTTCTTGCATACCATCAGTATAATTCGGTCTGTAAGATTTAAACAGCGAAATTGGAGAATTTTCCGTAATAGGATCGGTTAACCATTTATGTATGACTGAACACATTTTTCCCTTATACTGCTCTAAGGGACCACCGTAAACATTAAAAAAACGTAAAGACGTTACGTTCGGAGGGTTATTTAGAATAATATATTCATCAACCGAGAGTTTTGTGTAGGCGTAAAAATTAATTGGCTGTAAACCAGCAACCCTTTCAGCAAAGTCCGACTCTTCCGAGCCATAGACTGAAGCTGAAGAAGCAAAAATAATCTTTGTTTTGGAATCTAAAACTTCAAACATTCTCGTGGGAATATGAAAGTTATTAAACCATGTCTCAAAAGTGGGCGGTGCGGTTGTACTACTATCTGCCGCCAAATGGATAACTACATCGTATTTTTTGCAACGCATTGACTCTATATTTTTATAGTTTAGAGCCAGACGATATATTGGTTTATTATATATAAGTCCAATCGAATTTTTCCACTTAGACTCCCAATTTTTTTGATAAATATCTATATTGGTGTAACCTTCGGAATTAAGAAAGCGAATAAAACTCGCTCCGATAAATCCGAGACCCCCCGTAACTGCGATTTTGCTGTTTTTTGATAAATCCATTAGGTAGTTCCCTGTTGGAAGATTATCGAAAAACTGAGGAAAAAGTCAACCCTGAAACTGAAAATTTCGGACTACCCTTTTTTCAAGAAAGGGAATAAATCTTTAATAACAATGTTCGTGAATATTGTAATAGTTCCAACAATAAACAATCCAAAACAAATCCAAAATAATTTACTAAGAAGAAGCTTCTCTAAAAACATTTTTGTAGCAACGATCTGTTTTAAGTGTTCGTCTCGGTCTTTCTCGAATATAATTTTATCTTTAAAAAATTGGATATCGCGAATTGCTTCCCCCACTTTACCGTTTGTATATTCCAATCTTTTGTCTAACTTGTCTAACTTATCTGATTGGACCTGTTGCGTTGTAACTAAATAGTCCGTTTTTTGACCTTGTAAATACACGTTTTCCATTAGCCAACGTGATTCGGGGGATACATTATGTAATAGATGATCCGGGATTTTACTAGTAAATGTAATGATAGGATCAGGCATTTGTTAAAACTTCGATAATGGGGTGTAAATGTTTATACACTAAATAGATTAAGTTTGTCTAAAAAGACCAATTTAGTATAACTTAAAATAAGTGTTTAAGCCTCACAACTTTTACAATCCATAAGTGATCTACCAAGTTCTTGAGCAGGATTTGTACCTCTTTGGTAATAAAGGGTTTTTATTCCATTTTCCCAAGCAAAAATCATTAAAGAATTAACGTCTTTAGCTGAGGTTTTGGGATTTATCATTAAATTTAAGGATTGCCCTTGATCTATAAACTTTTGGCGAGCACTAGCTTGTATAATAATTTCTTTTTGGCTAATTTCGCCGAAAGTCTTAAACACGTCTTTTTCTAATTGGGTCAAAAACTCTAAATGCTGCACAGAACCACCCTTCAAAAGAATATCTTTCCAAGTATCCTTATCGTCTCTACTGTGTTTTTTGAGACATTCTATCAACTGGGGGTTTTTGTAGGTAAATTTACCCTTTGCTAGATCTTTTACAAAATAATTACTGTTGAGTGGTTCGATAGAAGGACTAACTTGACCTAGAATAAAAGAACTCGAAGTTGTCGGGGCAATAGCCATCGTCGTGACATTCCGAAGTCCGTAACCTTTTAAGAGATCGGGCTCCCCATATTTAAGCGCCATCTCCTTGCTTGCCGCCAAGCTTTTATCACGGATAAAACGATGAATTTCTGTATTCAATAGTTTAGCCTCGAACGATTCAAACGGGATCATCTTACTTTGTAAAAACGAATGCCAACCAAGAACACCGATCCCTAAAGCCCTTTGATTTTTAGCAAATTTATGGGCGGATTCTAAATAGGGAATATTTTGTGTTGCCGATATATAATCTTCCATAACGGCATCAAGGAAGTAAGTAATAATTTCTACGGCGTCTGTATTTTTCCACTCATCATACGTTAACAGATTCATCGAAGAAAGATTGCAAACAAACGTTTCATCATTCGAAGAACTAAGGCAAATTTCAGAACATAAATTTGATGCGTGAATATTAATTTTTTTATCTTTATAGACTTGGGGCGCATTTTTGTTTACGTTGTCGGAAAAGAATATATATGGATATCCAGACTCGAAACGCTTAGAGATAATTTTTGCCCAGATACTGCGATTCTTCTTATCCCCCTCTACCATTGCTTTCATCCATTCATCCGATACGCACACTCCGATAGACATATCTTGGATCGAATGACCCTCCCCTCTGATCCCCAAAAACTCTTCTATATCCGGATGTTCGACAGGGAGATACGCGGCAAAAGATCCCCTCCTAACATTCGATTGTGAAATAACTCTAGTAACAGTATCGAATAATTCCATGAAATGGACTGGACCAGAAGACACACCTCCCTTGCTAATCTTCGCTCCTCTTGCCCTTAAAGCACCAAAATACCCCGATGTCCCCGCGCCGTACTTTGTAAGGATACCTACCTCGCCCAACGTGTCGAAAATCGAAGTCATATCGTCATTTATCCAACTACCATTGCAGCTAATGGCAAGACCCCGCCCATTGCCAAAATTGGCCCAAATCGGCGACGACAAACTATAAAACCCACGCGCCATATAGTCTTCAAATTTATCAGCAAACCCCTTTTCACCCAAAATCTTTTCAGCCGACTCGGCAATTTGCCTGATTCTTTGTTCAGGTGTGACACCCGCCTCTAAATATCCTCTTTCCAGAAAAAGGCGAGAGTCTTTATTTAACCACTTAATACTTTTAGACATTTTTTTAAATTAAAAAAGGGTTTCGCCGCTAAAAACTTGATTCTTTTTAGAATATTCTATTGGTCTTTTATGAAAGAAATCTGTCATACTATTCGCGTTTACATCTACGTCCATCCAAGCAGATTCCGCCAATAGTTCTTCTGATACCTCAAAGATTTTAGCGAAGCCTATTTGGATCAATGAATCATTTATGCGTTGCTTCACATACTCTTTCAAAATTGGGGAGCTTAAACTTTCCGCCTCATATTCACGCAACATCCAATCGATAATTTTGGATTCGGCCTTGAATGTTTCATGCGCTTCAAATCTGATTCTTTCCTCTAATTCCCCATCAAATAATTCTGGCAATTCTTCTCGAATCGTGTTAATAATTTTTATTCCCGCTAATGCGTGTAGTTGTTCTTCTTTAGCTGTATATGCGACTTGCTGAGCTGTGTCTTTGAGTTTGTTACGAAATCTATTAAACCAATTAATTATGTAAAATTGGCTAAAAAGAGAAACGTTCTCTACATATAGCGTAAAAAGAACTAGAGAATAAACATATTGTTTTCGATTATCTGTATAAGTTTTATCTAGATATTTTTTTAAATATTTTACCCTTCCTTGGATAATATCTAATTTTAGATTTTCTTCAAAGATATCTTGAAGTTGTAATGTGTCTAAAAGCTTTTCGTAGGCTTTATTATGGATTACTTCGATATTTGCCATCGTTAGGCCGAGATCTGTTAACGACGGATGGGGAAGATTATCGCCTAAGCGAGACCAAAACTTTTTAACGGATATTTCGATTTGACCAATCGCAGACAAAGCGTTTTTTACAATGTCTTGCTCTTGCTCCGTCATCTCCGTTTTATATTGTTGGAGGTCACTCGTAAAGGAAAATTCATTAGGGGTCCAGTGTCCCGCCCACATCGCATCGATATAATCTTGAGCCCATGGATAACGATCTGGCTTGCGGCTAACTTGTTCATTAAAAATTGTATTTTTATGCATTTAGTTTGATATTTAAAGTGTAGAGTATATTACCCCAATTCTTTAGAAATTGAGTAAGTAAAAAAACTTTAAAAACTTTCTTTATTTTCGCCTCTTTTTTGGTGTAGGTTTATTTAAGTCTAGATCCTCAAATGTATTAATTATATAAGTTTCAATAAATTGTGATACTTCGCTTTCTACGATTTTTTTGCGACCCGTTTCTGACCTATAGTATGATAAAAATTCTTTATCGTATTTGTAAGAACATTTTGCGATGCCCTTTTTATTAACCGAAATAACTTTAATTTCAAACATCTTCTAAAACCTCCGGATTGCGTTGCCCAATCTGATTATAATATTCTGGATTAAATTCCAATTTATTTTCTTTTTCATTCCATCTATAACTACAAGAACCTTTAAAATGCTCCATTTGATACCGAATCTTATTTTTTGACCTTTGATCTGAAAACCATGTATAATGTTTAATAAATGCTATATTTACTGGGATAGTCCTAGACGGCAATTCCTTGTAATCCAAATTTTTATTGACAAATTTTCCATTCGAAGTAATCGTGCCTTTATAAAACACATCGTTATCCCATGAGAATGTATCTAGACGATAACCGTTTGTTAGTACGCGAAAAAAACGTGGCGGCGTGAATGGTTCTGCTAGATAATGGTTAGAATCAAAAATATAATTCTTATAACTAAACTTAAACCATGATGTCCATGGATCTAAATCGGTAAATTTTAAAAGCCTCTCTATTTGTTCCCGAGTAAAGAATTCATCCCCATCTGCGATTAGAATAGAATCACAGTCCTCCTTTAAAAGGAACTGTAACGCTTTATCTCGAACTTCGGATTCCAACAGATACTCGGTTTCCGCGTATAGATCGTCAATGTCACCTTCGGCCAAGGCCACTGATAAAAACGTCGGTGTCGAATTATCTAAAATTTGATAATCTTTATATTCCTTGAAAGGAGTCGAAACTGCGGCGATAAGAAATTCATTACCGCCAAGATTAATTTTCTTGGCCTCAATCCAAGGACTTAAGCTTTTGGATAGATAATCTGGCATCCCATATGAACAATAGATAATTCCAATTTTTGCCATTAAAAAGAGCCCTCATCAAAATCAATATAATCTAACAAGGCGTTTCGAGCGTCAATATATGCCGCACGTAGTTCGTGGAATTTTTTATCTCTAATTTCCTCGAAACTACTAAAATGAGCAAAAGAGTAATCGAAACCCTCTTGATCTATAATGTCTATTACGCTTTGTCTATCTAGTTCACCCATAAGTTAATTCTTTGATTTTTTCCACTACCTCTTTTATCTCTATTCTGTCTGCGGAGTCAAGGCCAAAAAAGTTGAAGTTTTTCGGTGAATCCGAGGCGAGGGCTGTTTTATTACGCTCAATTCCCGGCCAATGATTAGTCAATAGTGAAATTTGTAGTTGGGTTTGATAAGCAGCTGTTACTAATGCAGATCCAGAATCGGTACCAATCATCAAATCGCTCGTTAAACTTTGTTTAATTTGTTCCAAAAAAGAAAGTTGTTTAAAACTTCTAAAATTCTGATAGTCTTCCAAAATATCGAATGAGTAATCCCGAGGGGTGCCGTATTGGTGAACGCAGTAACCTTCTTTAATTAAAGCATTCGTAAGGTCTTGACACCATTCTTTCGAAGCATTGCGTTTATTTTCAACACCATAACCAGCGCAAGGCCAGTAGGAAATTATCTTTTTCCCGAATGATTCGGGTTTCTCTTCATTCCACCATTTCACGAGCTTCGGTCTGCGTTGCTCTGGCGTTAAAGAGTCCCATTCCGACATAGGTAAGCCCGCCATACGCCAAGTTTCTGAATAAATGCTAAACTCAGCCGGATAAAGATTATCGGGATGCGGTGGGTTGGGATTAATGACGATCTTACATGAGCTTACTAAGTTCCAATCTCTTTCTGACTCAGGTCCTTCTTGACCATCAAAAATAATAACTTGATCAATATCGGGATGGTTAAGAAATATGGGAGCCGCCTGTGAGCATTTTTTAGCAATTGGCCAAATAATATTTGCGTCGGGATACTTGCGTTTATAATAACTCGCAATTGGCAACGCTGAAACTGTGTCGCCAATCATCGCAGCGCGGCCACATAGGATGTTAAATTTACTCATGGGTTAAAGTGTCGGTTAATTGTATTATGAAGAATTTGTGTTAGTTGCGGACTCATGTTAAAACGATCCGAATTTTTATCAATTGACGTATGGATATCCCCATTTTTATTTCTCTTTGTTGCGGCGCACCAATCTAATAACATTTCTGTCACGTCAAATAAATCCATTCCATCAATGCCGTTCGCATGGAACTGAGGGTGATGAATATTGTGTTTATAATGATGGTCTAAAGCTACTTGTACTTTTTTTAATAGCGCGTAGTATTCGAGAGAGCCATATTCGGTCTTGGCTAATTCGGGTGTGAATTCTCCAAAAATCTCTTTTTCTGGGGACTCCAGCTTCGATAAGTCATGCTCCCGCGCCCGCTTGTCTAATTCTGCAATTGCTCGGTATAGATTCTTGCGAACTTCATGTATATGCTTGATAGTTTCTAGTTTGCCTAATATTGTTTTATCTGATTCTTGTTCCATATTATTCATTTTTTTTTAATGTTGCGAGCCCCGCGTTATATTCTAGGGGATATATTTTATAGTTAAAATTATTTTGTTTAATAGTACCTATCTTCGCCGAAATCTTCGACGTCAAACGCGTCTTCATCATCAATTCCATATGCCTCTTGTTCTCGCACTTCTGCACTTTTCTTTAAGCCCATTGATTTTCCCTTATTCTTTATTTGTTGATATGAAAATTTCGAATTATCTGAAAGATATTTGTCCCCATAAAGGGGGAAATTCACTTTCAACCAATCTATCTCGGCTTCTGTCCAAAGTTTATTCATGTTATAAATTCCTCACTCACCCGACCGAAATGGTTTACGCCATGCTGCCCCAAGTTATACGAACGAAATGGAAGCTTATCAAACCTACCTTTCCATTTCGCGTGAGAACCATCAAAATCACCAAACTTCACGCGAAACATCCAATCCGATTGTCGGCAATCAGGAAATGATGGATACCATTCGCCATAGCTAGTATTCTGGATTACTTCGCTTTGCCAATTAAACATCTGAAACCAACCATAACCGAACCCTTCCGGGATCTCAAAACTTTCATCGGCTATTCCGCGACGATATAAAAAAAGATCTTGTGGTGTTTTTAATAGTACCCTTTCTGTTCCGTAGAACCAATCTTTGTTTAATGGATATAATTCAATATCTTTCCTAAAATTCCTATGAACAAATGTATCGGCATCCATATGGCACACCCAATCCCTATATTTTAATACTTTAAAACCCTCGTTAATCGCGAGACCCTTGTTAAAAACAGCCCCTCGATCATAAAAATGATTTGTCCTTACTAACGTAATTGAGTGTTGTTTGCAAAAATCTTCGGTTGCCTTATCTTTATAGTCAGAGACTACAATATAGTGATCAAAAGCTTCGGCCAGCGTATTATGTAAATAGGCTACCCTTAAGAAATCCAGATAGTTAACACAAACTGTAATATGTTCAATTTTCATGCTAAACTTCTGGTATTCTTGTGTTTTCATAATGATAAAATTTCTTGGAATGCTTTGTGAAAACTACGAACCATAGCCTTATGAGAAAATCTATGCGCTGTTTCCCAGACCTTCAAAGGGTCTAGTCTCTTGCATTTTTCAACCAAAGCAGAAAGATCGTCTCCAGATTGCCAAAAATATCCATTTACACCCTCCTCAATGATATATTCAAAACAACCTCGCTTTGCTGCAATGATTGGTGTGCCGACAGATAAAGATTCGATTGCACTGAGGTTAAAGGCCGTATCCCATGTATGAAGATATGTCGTGGCGATGGCCTGTTTACAATAATCTAATTTATCTATTTCGGAAATCAACCCAAGATAAACGGTATCCTTATTATTAATATAATCTATTAGTGGATAGTTATCAAGGATGGGACCCGCGAAAATGCCGCTAATATTTTTGTTAGCTAAACAAAATTTAGCAACCTCTATTGTGTTCATATGGACATCGTGTCTAGAGCATTGGAACAAACTTTCTGTTTTCAGAGAAGGATAAGTAAAACAACTCGGAACAAATTTACCAATAGTGACCGGAAAACCTTTTCCGTATCTTGCCTGCTCGCCGGGTCGATAAAGTAATACATACGGAGTGGAAGGGTGTTGCGCCCCGTTATCTCCCATTAAAGACCACGACACTAATTTTCCACTTAACCCGGAAGCATTAATTGCGAGACAATCGTGATGATATACAAATATATCATATTTTTCAGCATCTTTGATATACCCTCTAATATTTTCGCCATTTCTCATCGCCGACATTTCTGCTTCAGTTAGCCCAAAGCAGCCACTCCTACCTTCGTCTTCACCCAATTCATTAAAAGATTCAATAGGGGCGTGGATATCGAAGAGATCATTCGATGTGTTTAATTCGATTTTTGCATATCTGGCAAAACAAGCCCCGCCGCCGTATCTTTTAGGATTTAAGGCATAACTTTCTCTTGGGCGGTTTACCCCCAAATCAATATAAGCAATTTTCATCTTATAATGCTGATAGGCGGTTTGCTAGATTTTCCGCCATTTTAATTGTTACGCCTTGATGGAGACCAATATATAAACCTTGGTTATGAATCCACTCAGCATTGGGAAAATACCGTGCGTTTCCATACTCTTTAAAAGCTGTGTGCCGTAAAAGATTTCCGCCAACAATTGGACGATATGCAACATCGCAAACTTTTAAAAAAAACTGCACTTTTGCGATTAAAGATTCATCCTTGCATTTTTTATTTTTAATAATTGGAATAGCAAGTGGCGAATATTTCGACGATTGCTCATTGTAATAATGTGGCATATCGTATTTGTTATGATCTAGAGCGTAAGAAAATGCTATTTCTATATTTTTCCTTTGTTCGCAAGAAAACTTGGATGATCTCTCAAAATCCAAAGAAGCCATATAGGCCAGAAGATTTGAAGATCGCGTATTTGTCCCCATAAGATAGAAGTCGAACATTTCATTCGCATCTAGATTATGGTATTTTTTAGGCATATTTCTAGTCATGCCATGGTTACGGGCCATCTTGTACCACTCATATTCTTCTTCATTTTGGCAGAATATTAACCCCCCCTCATTGCCACCGCTAGTAAAATGGGAAATATAAATACTAGTCGAACAAGTGACAAAATTATTAAAAGATTTAAAGTATGTAGACGTAGACCCCCCTGCATCAAAATATGAAAAAGACGATTCACAGTTATCGAGTAAAAGTTTGACCCCATGTTTTAAACAGACTCTCTGTAAATGAGCGAGATTACATGCAAAACCCAAAAGGGTTGTGTAAAAAACTGTTTTAATCTGAGGATCGGAAATTAGTTTATCTTCAATATCAGATACCGTTGCGCAAAGATTGTGTCCTACATCAACAAAAACGGGATCAAAACCCGCATGTACAAAGGGGGAAACTGAGCTAATCCAGTTGACTACCGGGAAAAGGACTTTATTGCCGTGCTTCTCGTTCGAGTGTTTCAACTCCCATTTCCGGCGAAGGGCAATTAATTGATTCGCTGAAGAACCACTCGAAGTCATTACTACATATGGAGCCTTCGTACTTTCCTTCCAAAGATTCTCGTAGTATTCAACCCACTTACCCGCTGTCCATTGGGGCTCTGTAAATAGAAATTTACTAATTTTTAACTTGTCTTTCCACGTCATTGTGGAAATACCTAAAGGCCAATTAAATTTAGGCCACGAATTGTTTAACGCCATTTATTATTTTAAAAAATAGAAAATCATCGGATATTTTAATAAACACTGTTGGTTTTGTGTCGTGTACTAATTTGGCTTTTGCTTTTACACCATAAAAAGAAACGACTTCCCATTGGCCCTCTCGGTATAGATTCGAGAATTCCGTCCAATAATTATTTTTTGACCCTTCGTCGATTGTCTCTAGAATGAGACAAAACTCAAGACTTTTCGCCATTAAACTTTTTCGTAACCGAATTTTTGCTCTGAAATCTTTGTGTTTGGAAAGAATTTTTCTTGTAAAGCTATTTTAGAAAGCCTTCTCTTAAATACCGCCATATCCACCTCTTTACCAAGGTGAGGTTCGGTTTTAACCATATCAACCAAACGGTATAATTCTAAGTTAATCTCTAGAAGGTTTTGATATTCATCTGATTCTACTATAAGATCATGAAAATTTTTTCCTAACTGTCTAATTAAAAACTCTTCGGTCATATCTGAATTTAAGGCGGCTTGTTTATCGGTAGAATGCATCGCCTCTTTAACTTCGTAAATAGATAAAAAATCATAAGCATATGATGCATCAACCTCTAAGAGAAGTTTGCCAGACTTATGTGGGTTATTTTTATAAATAATCGTATCTGGTGCATCATTGTACTCGTCAAAAAGTTTATCGATTTCGGTACTTTCCATGAAAACTTTTTGTAAGTTTTTTAGCTCGTCTTTGTTTATATCTGCCATTTTTTAGTTAATATTTAATATAATGCGAAATACGGGAAGAAAGTCAACATTTTTATTTGGATTTTAGGTGTAATCTAAGGTAAAGAGAAGAAACTATGAAAACGCTATTTGATGGATTAGAAGGATGGGCAAACAAGCTTCATGTGGTTACTGCAATAAGTAATCCTATTAACTATAACTCTCGTTATGAGCTATATGCAGAATTTGCTAAAAGAATTAAAGATGCGGGGGCTATACTTTGGACAGTAGAACTTGCTTATGGAGAAAGATCTTTTGTTATTACTAATTCTGATAATCCTTTCCATTTACAAATTCGAACTGGCGGCGAGGATCGTAAGGGAAATGTGATTTGGTCAAAAGAAAATCTCTTAAATCTTATGATTCAACGTCTTCCAAAGGAAGCTAGATATATTTGCTGGTGCGACGCCGATATTGTTTTTCAAAGACCTGATTGGGCGGAAGAAACCGTACAAAAGTTACAATTGCATGACTTTATTCAGCCATGGTCACATGCGCAAGATTTGGGTCCAAATGGAGAGCCGATTGATAAAAAACCACAAATGAGTTTTTGTAAAGCGTGGTATGATAATATGAAAATGGAGTGGGACTACAAAAAATATGCGGCTGGTTCTTGGCATCCCGGTTATTGTTGGGCGGCACGTAGAGACGCTTTAGAAAAGGTGGGCGGATTAATAGATTGGGCAGTGTTAGGTAGTGCAGATCGTCATATGTGTTATGCGTTAGTAGATAAAGTGCAATTTAGTGTTCATCCAAAAGTCCACCCAGTTTATATTAAATATTTAAAAATTTGGCAAGTTCGTTGCCGTCATTATATTCATAGAAATATCGGTTACTTACCGGGTTTGATAACCCATCATTGGCACGGAAAGAAAGCTAATAGGGGGTATAGAGATAGATGGTCAATCTTAGTTGAAAATCAATTTAACCCAGAATTAGACCTTAAGAAAGATGTCACTGGTTTATATACATTGACAGAAAGGAATTGGCGTTTAAGAAAGGAGATTATCCAGTATTTCGAAAGTCGCGGCGAAGATTCTATAGATACCGAATAATCGACACTTAAAAACAATAAAAAAACCCGGCGTAACAACCGGGTTTCTTTTGGCTGTCCCATCGGTGCCATTAATCGGCTTTCTTAAGTATTAAAGGGTCGTCCTCGCCCCCAAGGGGGCTACCAATATGAGCGGCCTTTACTTTTTCAGGATTTAATACCGCAAAGGGGGTGGCGCTCTCACTAAAGTATTTAAGAGCAATTGAAAAACCCATTTCAACATGTAAGGGAAGATTTGGAAGGTTACGAAGATAAAGAATCAAAGCGTTCTTTAAATCCCTCCCTCTAAAGATAGACGGGTTTAAGCTAAGGTCGTTGGAAGCAAAAATATTATCGGTCAAAATCTTAACCTTCCCGTCAATATTATGTTTGGCTTTCAAACCTAGAATTCTATCATATTCGTCGGAAAATCTAGCAAAGCGAACTTGTAAAATTTCCGGGTCTTCATCTAGAACACTCAACGCTATACGAATCCAATCGATTAATTCGCCGTCTAAAGAATTAATTTTCCAATCGTCTTCAAGGTGAAGTACATAGGGCGTTTTTAAAACCTTAGGATTGTTATATACTTTCCGCATATCGTTTATGTAACCCTTCTGGTGAGATTCTGCACCATGAGCCCAAGAATAAATATCCTGATGGATTGAAAACCCTTTCGAAGTCAAAAACCTCAACATCTCTACATGGTGCGGCGTTCCCTCGTCTTCGGGGGAAACTTTTATATTTGCCACTAGACCCGAAAAATAACGTAAGGGAATTTTGTTGTCCAACCAATTAATCGTTTCCTTGTAGCGATCTTTAGTACCCCAATGACCTTTTGTGGTTGTAAATAAACAGATTGTAATGGGTATTTGCATAAATTATTTTTGCGGTTGTCCGTCGTATGGGAATTCTCCCCTAGATATCGCTGTTTCTCTGTCGATTAGACACTCTCTTTTCGCATCTTCCGCCGTCTTGCATAGTTTGGTGTAGATTGCATAACCAACATAGTCTTCATTTCCAATGCCATATTTTGGATATTGGACTCCAACTTCGGGTAGATCTTTACAATATTCAATGTCAATTGGTCTTAGATATGTAATATCACCTTCTTTTTCTGCATGAATCTCCCATAGAATGTAGCCCACTGGGAGTCTATGGGGAGGATTTAATTCAACCTCTTTTACTCTTGCCTGAAGTTGCCTAGCTTGTTCTTCGGCGTCTTTTTTATACGTATAAACGGAAATGACACGATAAGTATCTTCCGGCCAATCCTTAATGTATACTAGAAAAATTTTCATCTCAGGGGATGGGGCGGAAACCCGGTCCTTTAGGACCGGGAGGAAGCCTCGCCGGTTTGGCGGTATTCGCGGAATAGCAAGATAAGTTATTTATCACAGATTGAAAGATTTTTGTATAAAAGAGTTGAAGAATGCGTGTATATTTCAGTGAAGTGACTCACTTAACATACAATACGGAGGTTTTGTTTCAAAGTCAAGCGGACTTTGAAAAAATCCTTGCCGTTTTAAAGGCCGAACGGTCGGCTTTTAACGAGGCCAGTGTCATACACTATGGCGACGGAAGTAAGAGAAAAAACTCCGTGATTGAGCTTCACGCTAAGTTTTACCGGCAATTTCGCGACAAAAATCCGGGAATTCCATCGCAAATAGTGATAAGAGCGCAGGCTGAATGTCTGTCTTCGTATCGCTCTGTCAAAAGCAATAAACACAGAATTGTAGGTCCGATCAACAAGAAGAATCTTTCGATGCGCTTGGATAAGCGCATTTACACCTACAAGAAGGGAAAAATACTGCTGACTTCGTTAGAGAAAAGAGTGACTGTAGACTTCAAGCGTTACGCGAAATTGGACGGTTTGTTGGCCGAGTATGAATTCTGCGACCCTTTGCTTTTCTTTCGGAACGACAAGATTTGGATAGCCTTTACGTTTGAAGTAAACGTCAAGCCCGAACCATTAAATAAATTGGCGACCGGTATTGATCTCGGAGTAAATCGGGCCATCGCTACTTCCGAAGGACAAATTTATATCGACAAGAAGTTCAATAAGGACAAAAGAAAGTTAAGGTTTCTGAAAAGACAACTGCAAGCAAAGGGAACCAAGTCGGCAAAACGCCACTTGTTTAAGATTCGGCATAAAGAGGCGAACAAGAACAGAAATCAGTCTCATGTCCTAGCTAATCTGCTGATTAGAAACACAAAAGGAAATACGCTGGTATTGGAAGACCTGACGGGATTGAAGAACGCCAAGACGAAAAAGAAAAAGATGAGTCGGTCTAACAACAATAAGATCGGCCAAGTTCCGTTTGCGGAACTCAAAAGAATTTTGACATACAAGGCACCCATATACGGGAAAACGGTTAGGCTAATCAATCCTCGGTTTACGAGTCAAATTGACTCAAGAACCGGATTGATGGATGGTCAAAGAAAAGGCAGTAGATACTACTGCAAGGACGGAACTGTATTGGACGCAGATGTAAATGCGGCGATCAATATAGCCGGTCGTTCCAAACTCCCTGTTTCGTTCAGTGACCTAGCGGTTACGGGACTCGACGGGCAGGCTTCTGTCAACAAGCCAAACGTATATAAACCGTTAAGTTCCAAGTAATTGGGACTTTATGTATTACAAGCCTCGCCCTTTAGGGCGGGGTAGTTGACTTAATCTCTACCATATCTTTAAAATCGTGATTATCTTTGAATTGTCTATCGCCTAGAATATGATAACGATATGCGTCATTTAAAATTTTTTCTTCATTAAAAAATATTGTTAAATTAGGATATTTATATAAATGGCCAGCAACATCAATTACTGCGTCTTTACTTGCTGGAATACTATATTCTTCAAGCGCGAGAAGAAATCTAATCCGACGGTTATTTCTAATGGGAAACAAGATATTTGGGTCTCCATTTTTTTCTAAACCAAGCAAACAATGATTACTATCTTTCATGAGATAGTAGCGAAGATACGCTCCAACAAAATGCCAACAGTCTCTATTTTTGTTTCTCACACTATAACAATATTTCTCATCGGACGAAAACCAATTCTGTTGGTCTATTTGAATATGTTTTGGTTGAGCGTTTTGTAATCCCCAATGAGGAGTGTTCGCAAAAAATTGATTGGGAAATCTTTTAAATAATAACAACTTGCTATATTGATAAATTGAGCCAATGCCGTTATTTTCCATTTGACTCAAAAAGCCGCGAATATTTTTGGCAAAATCCTCGTTGATTCTTTCGTTGGAATCCCTTAAAAGTATCCAATCTCCAATGCCGATTTTTGGATTTAAAAGGAAATGGTTCATGGAATGACCATGATGCCCGTAATAAGGAATTTTTTCTACAAAACCCACACCCTTTCTTTCGTCTAGAATTTCATACGTACCATCGTCGCTTCCATGATCAACTGACGCAAGCCCGTCGAAATATCGATAATAGGCCGTAAGATCTTCAATATTAGATTTTTCATTTTGGGTAATTATACCTATAAAAATTTTATTCATATTTTTTTGTTTTCCGCCTCAAATTTTCGGTGATTTACCATAGCGGCAATCCATGTTTTTTCGTTTCTCTCTTCAGTAATTCTTTGACATCTGTAATATGTGTATTAGAGTCCCCATTTGTAGCTCTAACCCAAAAATCTTTCCACCACTTAGCGCGTTCAGCCCTGTCTATGAGGTTCAAATACCCAAGATGGTAGACAATAGGCATTCCTCTTTCAACATATTTTTGAAGATCATTAATATTGCCATCAAAAAGATTTAATGTCGGAACAAGATTACCGTCTTTATCAATTAGCTCATCCGTGCTGGTCTTATTGTAATCAGGGTGATTATCGGACTTAATACCAAATTTAACAGGGCCACGATGAAATCCCGGTAAATGAATATACCATTTTTTCCCAATATTAACATAAGATTCGGTATCTCCATAAAGGTCAATTGTAGGTACGAAACAAGATCCAAAAAAATTATCCTTCAATCTCTTATAAATTTTCGGCAACATTTCTGGATCTACCCGGAAACGTTCGTCTAAGTCCTGTTGAATAAGTAAATCCCCCGATGTAAATTGAAGCGCGGAATCAATGACTTTACCATATGCAAATGGGTCTTTTTCAAAATCGATATCGGTCATGACGATACTTACCTTTGGATTTTCCAATTCGGCGATTTCTAAAAACGTTTCATTGCATTTATTGACCGCAATAATAATTTCATCGGCGTACTTAGACCAATTATCTAACGCGCCTTTAAGATCGAATCCCATCTTTTTGGCCGACCAAGCAGAGCTGTAGATTGAAATTTTCATCATTACAAATTTGCAATCGTAATCACGTTTTTCCATGCAACAAAACTGCTATCCCTGTGACCCTCTGGAATTGTACCATCAATCCATTTTTCATCTAAAATTAGTTCCCACTCGGCGTCTGTTAATTTCAAATTTGGAAAATCTGCCCTTTTTTTGATTTGTTTAATAATAGTTAGTCTTTTTTCGTCAGTCGATAACATTAAAATTCCACCGCAAGGATATTCTCTAACGGAATTTTTACCATTGTCTCCGAAAACTTTGGGACCAATGACGATGTTAAGATTATTCTTTTTAATATGCTCTTGAACACCATTTTCGGACCATTGAATATGGGCGAAAGGACCGGGTCCTCCGTATGCTTTTCCCAATTCTGGAATATTTAAATATCGCTCCCTATTTAGAAATCCCGCTCTTTCGGAGTAATTGCCATGACCCTGATTACCAGCCAGATCGATATAGAAGCATTCTGGGTGGTGCACGAGGAAATTTACCATATCTGAGATTTCGAATGACGAAATATCTGATCCTAACCATTGGTCAACTTGTAAATACATTACGTATGCGCCAGATGCGGCTTTAAATCCCAACCTAGTACCTAGCCCGGTCCCGCCGTTTTCTTTGGAAAGAACTAAAATATCAATTAATCCTTGGTTGTAAAATTCTTGTACATAACCTTGGTCCCCCCCGTTGCTTACATAAACGAGTTCGTAAGGAAAATGCGCATGTTTTTTAAGACTGGCTAAAAGAAGCTCTGCTTCGAACGGTCTCTTATAGTCTAAGATTACGATACTAACTAACGAGGAAATGTAATCGGCTGTCATGTTATAGTTTATAATAAATGTCTAGAATTGATTTGGCAACACCGATATCACTAAATTTATGTGCCAATTTGGCATTGTAATAGGTATAAATCCTAGATTTGAAATCCAACATATTTTCTTGACTACCCATATACCGAGAAATGAAATGAACCAAAGATATTACATTTGGGTAAACTTCGTCGTACTCTGGAAAATAAATAGATGGTAAAAATTCCTGCTTCGTAGAAAGATCATTACATATAACCGGGATAGCCCCCGCCGCCATCGCCTCGGGAACCTGTAAGCCCAAGCCCTCATGTCGGGAAGTGACCAAAACAAAATCGACTTCGTTATACAATTCTCTTAAAGTGTCTACCCCTACGATGCCCAAATTTTCTCCATATCCGGGATATTCTGAGCCGCAAATTGCGATTTCTTCTGATTTTACGCCGAGTACCTGCAATGCCATTAGTCCCAAATGCGATCTCTTATTGGGGTCAAGCAATCTTCCCGATGCAAGGGCTCTAAATTTTCTTGGTTTGGGATTTTTTTGTAAAAAAACATCCATGATTGGATTGTAAATAACATGGGGTGTTATGTTAAGTCTTTCCGTGCAATCGTCTCTGACTGTTTCAGATATACATGTAACAGCATCTGACATTTTTAAACACTTCTTTAACTTTTCTAGTGGAAAATCATCTCCAAGATGCGGGGCCAAATCTAAAATGTTTAAAATGATTTTAACTTTATTTTTTAATATATTAACTTTATATATAGAATCATACCAAGGATTATTAATATATATCAAATCGGCTTTACTGATATCAAGAACTATTTGATGGCCGAGTTTCTTGAAACCCCGTTCGATTCTCCATCTTTGACACTGAGGGCAGTCTGCCCCATCCGAGAAAATTTTCATTTTATTTGTTCTTAAAAGGGATTTTCCCTTAAAACGCGGCAAAAGTCAACATGTTTTAGATGCAAACTTTTTTATGGATTCGGTTTTTCGAAAAAGTTTTAACGCAAACTGTGTTGACTTTCAAAAAATTATGTGTATTATAGTGAAAGTTAAGAGCGCCTGAGATAAAATTAACCTTTTTTGGCGTAAACTAACATAATACTTTATAATTAGAGCCCTGCGCGAGGGCCAGATAACTTTTGAAAGTCCTTCACAAGTTTAAGCGTGACAGTCAAACTACCGTCAAGATGTGACGGCCATTGGGGTTGAAAACTTAATGCGTTACTTTAAACGTAGAAATACTATGCACGAGACCCTTCAGGAGCCCTTTGGGACGTGGAAACCGAGAATTAACTCGGGGCGGATTAGTAAGATTCTCATACAGAATGTGATAAAACACCCTCACATTCGGGTTAGATACGTGTTTGGCCTTGTAGTCCCGATCTGTCAAAACAGGTTATCGAGTCGGATTATGAGAAATGCTGAACGACATAACGGTTGAAACCTAAAAGAATTTGAATAGATGAAAAGCGGGATCACCCTGAGCATGACAATGCCTTGACTATAATTGTGGCCCGGTAGTTAATCACACGTTGGGTAGGTTAGAATAACCGATAATACGCACTTTTTGAGTCAATCAAAGTGATGTAAAAGGGCTCCATTGGGGGGTTATGGCCCTTCGGGGCAGAACGAGCCCCACCCTGCGGGCGGTGCTCTTATTGAAAAAGAAAGAATCTTTTAATCTTCCTTTCTGTAAAGTGCGTTTGTTAAAAATCTCTTACGGTAGTATTCTTAGAGAAGCAACGCGAGTCTAGTAAGTCTAAAGATTCTAATGTAAAGTCCGAGATTCCGTAAAGTTTTCCAATCAAACAACTCATCTTTACTAAAGTAAAGAATCGTTGTGAACCTTCGGTTCATTATAAAGGCATTTTTCTTCTAGTTTCCTCTACCGTTTTAGACTTGTACATTATTAGACTTTACAGTTAATAACTGTATGTTTTCTAAATGGTGAGTAAAAGGAAAATGTACAACTTAGAAACTGTACAATGAATGGCAAATGTAAATTGCCTTTCAATGAACCGAAGGTTCCATGAGTTCAGACCGCAGGGCTGGACGAATGGCTCCGAAGAGTTGTTTAAAGTTTATCGGTAGTAAGTTCTTCACTTGCCGCAAAATGACTTTTTCGTCTAATATTTGGTGTTTTAAGATCTTACTTAAAGTTTCCCCAAGTGTTTTAAACTGTTTATGAGTTCTATAAACTTTATAAGTCTTTGTGTCTGCGCCACATAGGACTACTATGCACTTTTAACAAAAAAAAAATGTTGACTTATACTTACAATTGAATAGTATAAAGCGTAAATGACTCTATTAGAAATTAGAAACCAAATTGTCGCACATTTTATCGATTGCGACACATTTGTAATACCAACAGATTTAAAGAAGGTTCTTGTTAGTAAACCACAAGAACACATTAAACTAGAACTAGTTAAACTCGCAATGTCAGAACTAAAAGAGTCTAACTTCTGTCAAGCAATCTTAGGAGTTGATGGCGATAAGGCAATTTATGTCCTAAGCAATCCAATCTTCTCCGAGGGTCAAAACGTGAAAATTTCTATGATAACCGCAAATGCGGTCGCGGAGATCGTAAACGCTTATTCAGGAGAACTAGAAGATGGATCGATTATGACCAATAAAATGTCTATCCAAGATAAGGATATTCAGTTTTTGTGTATTGTGATTAATAATTTATTACAAAACCAAAGCTTGTCCGATGGTAGTCCAGAAGGCGATGAATAAATGTCAATTTTTATCTTTTATTGTCTTTCGGTTTGGTTTTTCTTTTTTCTATATAACCACTCTTTCCTTCTTTCGTTTTTCCGCACGAGCTTAAATAGATATCTAAATCCATGGGTAGCATATAGTACGACCTGTGCTCTCTGTAGCGCTTTTTGGATCTCAATTTTAATTTGGAGTTTCCTGCTTATCCCGGGTCATTTTATTATAACTTCACCAGTTGTTGTTTTATTTATCGAGTTAGCATTTAAAAATTTAGTTAAAAGAGAAGACGATGCTTCCAGCCGAAGTTAATGATCATCAATTGATTCAAGAGATTAAATCTAAACAAGATTCCGCGTCTCTTTTAGAATTAGTAAATCGTCATACCGGTATTTATGTAAATATCGTAAATCAATATACTTACGTTCCTAAAATTGAACGAGACGAGTTACTTGAACATAAAATGTATAATATTTACAATTATGCAATGAACTACAATCCAGATCGGAAAATGAAATTTTCTAGTTGGATTGGACAAAATATTCGTTGGCAATGCCAGAGACTACTTCATGATAACGAAGGTATTATACAAGTTGAAGATTCTGGATTGGAAAATTTATCGGATAAAGAAACCTGTAACGATAAACAATTAATTGATTACATTCAATCTGAATTTCATAATATAGATGACAAAAGGTTCCAAGAAATATTTGAACTAAGACATTGTAGTCTCAAAAAAACAACTTGGCCAGAAATTGCCAAACTTTATAATATTACAAAACAAGGGGCGAGAATGATATACATACGCAACCTAAAGAAAATAGAAGAAAAAATTCATAATGAAATTTAATGCCAGTCACTTTCCACTTCCCAATTAACGACTTAAGTCTGGGTCAAACATCAATCGCTTTACTACGTGAAGCTTATAAGAAAAATTTAGATTGTACAATTATTCCTATTGGTAACGTATCAATGGCAGCTCAAGTTCCAGATCAGGAATTTGAAAAATGGGTGAATAGCAAGATTACGAGTCACATGAAGAATCACTCTCGTGCCTTTCGAACAATCAAGCTTTGGCATATCAATGGTTCCCTAGAATCGTTTTCTAACAACCAAGAGCTAATCACCTTCCATGAAACCGATACCCTGACTCCGACTGAGGTCAATATTTTATCCCAGCAAAGCGTGGTTTGGGTGACTTCTAGTTTCACTAAGGAAGTATTCGAATCTTATGGTTTAAAGAACGTAGTATTTTTAGAATTAGGTTTTGACACTCATAACTTTAAAGAAGTCAACAGTAGAAAATATCCAAAAGATGTCAAGGTTATCGGATTAGGGGGGAAATTTGAGAATCGCAAAAGAACCCAAAAGATTCTTCGGGTTCTTCAAAAAGAATTTGGTAATAATGGGGAATATGCCATCCATGCCGCCGTTAACAATCCTTTCTTCAATCCAGAAGACAATGCAAAAATTCTCCATCATACTTTTAATGGAGTCAGACCTTATAATTTCCCTTCGATGCCAGCGATGCCTAAGAACGCGGAATACAATGATTTTCTAAACAGCTGCGATGTATTTTTAGGAATGTCGGGCGGGGAAGGTAGAGATTTACCAGTTTATCAAGCTGCTTGTTTAGGTAAAAAAATCGTATCTTTGGATGCTCATGCCTACAAAGATTACTTTAACAACGAAAATTCTTGGGTCGTAAAACCTAACGCTAAATTTCCGGCCTACGATAATATTTTCTTCCATCCCGGTGCCGATTTTAATCAGGGTAATTTCTTTGATTGGGACGAAAAGGAATTTGTTGAAGTTTTAAAGCAAGCCCTCGCCGCCCCCGGACCTAAAAGATCTTTTGGCTATTTAACCTATGCCGATACTTTCAATACTCTTATATCTAATAATTCGGCTATTAGAGGTGTTTAAACCTAAAATTTATTAATGCCTTATTATTTATTCGAAGATCCTCTTAGCGGAGAAACGAAAGATATCTTCTTTCATATGAAAGACGATAAAGTTTATATTGATGAAACCAAAGTTATATGGAAAAGAATTTATACAGTACCACAAGCCTCAAAAGATACAAAATCAGATCCATATAGCTCGAAGGATTTCGTAAAAGTTACCAACAAAAACGGGGGAAATTTCGGAGAACTATGGGAACGCTCTTCCGAATTTTCCTCTAGGCGAGCCGAAAAAGAAGGTATTGATCCCATTAAACAAAAACATGATGATCAAATAGAAAGGGATACTGGAATTGTTAATCCAGTTAAGAAGAAAAAACTGGCTCAAGAAAAATTAAAAAAACTTAAGATATCTCTTTCGGAGCGGGCTCAAAATCGGTCAAGAAATGTGCAACGTAAACTTACTTGACATTCGTCAAAGTTTTTCTTATAATGGCCCTCGTACCAGATGAAAAAAGCACGAGACGGTAGAGAAAATATTACAACTATAATTCACGATTTGAAAGAGTCGTATTCAAGAGCATTTCACGAACCCTTTCCATCCAATGATCGGGCCATGGAGAATGTTCTTATATCTACTGCACGTAAAGTTAAGCGCGGATATGACGCATTTTGGTACACGGATAAGATTACTAATAATAAATCAGTTAAGTTCGAAAAATATAGACCGCAAAAGTGGATTAAGATCCCTAAGAAATTTTCGGATTTTGAATAAAAACTAAATTATTAGTGTATTAAATTATGAGCTTAACAGCTCATTTGCAAAAGTAAAATAAAAATCGAAAAAGTAAAATAAAATGGCACTAGGAAGAAAAAATCAAGGTCAGAGTGAATATAAGTTAAAGATTCTGAAGATCATTAACAAGTTGAAGGATGCAAAAACCCAAAAGGACATCCCTTTAATGCCCAATGGTTTTCAGGTTAGAGAAAAGAATGTAGATGGTAAATGGGAATCGTCTCCCAATATTGAGTACGCTGTTTCTGGTGATTTAACAAGAATCACCTTTGACACTGGAGAATATGAAGGTAAGCCCTATGATATTGTAAAATTGTTCCTCACAGACAAGGTTGCAAAGGAAACTTATCTTGTAGAGAATCGTATGAGTTTCTCTAGTCGAAATATCTTCAATTGTCTTCTAGCACTAGAAAACTTTCACGATATCGAAATCACTCTTTATAAGAAAGAGGGTAAGAATGGTGAAATGTATTCCAATGTTGGATTTTTTCAAGCTGGAAATTTTATCAAGGGTAAATTTACCCAAGATGAACTTCCACAACCCCTCCCGGTAAAAAACTCGAAGGGTCAGATCGTCTCAAAGGAATACGATGAATTAAATAGCTTCTATTTAACAGAACTCAAGGCCGTTGCTACGGCGGTCAACGGGAAGACTGCTAAGTCAGTCGGGGTCTCTAAACCGACTCACGAAGCCGATGTAGCGGCGGACACATCATCTAATACTTCAACAGAGGTCGAAGTAAATGATGAAGATGTTCCTTTTTGAACTGAATAATTAATCTGTATTTTGATTATAAAATCCCCGGTGTAATAACCGGGTTTTTTATTGTCCATATTTGTTGTTTTTTTATGTAAAATAGATAGTATTGGGTAACATATGGCAGAATTGCGCAAGAAGAGGGTATTATATAATAGCAACTATTCAAAGCTATTTACAGGCTTTGGCAAGAACACAAAAAATGTTCTCACCTATTTACAGAAAACTGGCAAATATGAACTGTTAGAATACGCCGCTCAAATGCAGGCGAATAACCCTGATCTCCAGCAACTTCCATGGAAAGCCCATGGAGCATTACCCTTTACGCCGCCAGAGATTCAGGTGCTGAACTCCGATCCCGCCAAAGCCCAACGTGCAGCTTATGGAGAGTATTTTGTCGAAAAGGTTGTGTCTGAATTCAGGCCCGATGTCGCGTTTTTCGTCGAGGACGCATGGGGGATTGGCTTCAACACTGGCAAAAACTTTTGGGGTAAAATTTCATCCGTCTTTTGGGCAACCCATGATAGTATTCCGCTTATCGCTAAAGAAGACGCAACAAAGACCAAACACTATTGGACATGGAGTGATTTCGCTCGTAAAGAATTTCATAAACAAGGTAAGGAATACCAACATGTAAAAACTCAATATCCACTTGTTGATTTGAGTGGTTTTTATAATCTAGGAGAACAAAAGAAGAGGGAAATTCGGGCAAAATACAATATTTCCCCAGATACGTTTATCATTGGTGACGTATTTCGTAACCAGCTTAGAAAACTAACGGTGACAAATGGAATGGAGGGATTTGCTCTCTTTAAGAAGCAAAACCCGAAAGCTAAGGCTATTTTGTTATTAGTCACAAACTTCGGTGAGGGCTGGGATATTATGAGACTGGCGACTCAATATGGAGTTAACCATAAAGACATTTGGACGGCTTACGTCTCTAGCGAATCCAGCGAATATGTTGTTCATCCTTTCGCCGGAAATGACCAGACATGTCCATTTTCGGGTAAAGAAAAATCTCTTCACACTGTATCCGTTGGTAAAGGTGTCACCGAAGAACAGTTAAACGAATTGTATAATATTATGGATGTATTTTCTCATCCCGCGACTTCGGGCGCGTGTGAATTACCATGTGTCGAAGCCGCAGCGGCAGAAAAGATTATTTTAACCGCTGATTATTCCTATGGAGAAGATATTATTGAATTAAATAAGGGATCTCTAGGTTTTGATTGGGCAAAATATACCGAATTTGGTACTCACTTTATAAAGTCGAGTCCTTACCCATCTTCCATTGCGAAAATGTTTACAAAAGTTTACGAAATGCCGCCGAAAAAGCGGGAAGAACTTGGTAAAAAATCTCGCGAATGGGCTAAACAAAATTATGATCTAGAAGTTAACGGCAAAAAAATTGAGGAATTTATTGACTCATTACCGTTCGTTGATTGGGAAATGGTTAAACTCGAAGCGGAAGAAAAGAATCAAAACTTTCCGTTTCCTCAAGATTTATCAGAGTATGATTTTCTAACAACTCTCTATAAAGAAATTTTAAAACTAGATGAAGGTCCAGAGGGTCATGGTCGTTTACATTGGGTCAATCAAATAAAAAACGGTATGACTCGCCAGCAAGTTCATAACGTATTTATTAATGTCGCAATCGAAGAAAACAATAAACATAAATCGTTTGATTTTAATAGCCTTGTTGATTGGTCTCGCCCAAACAAAAGAGCGTTATTTTTAATCAAAGAATCAATTGGTGATATTATTTTATGTACTTCTCTATTTGAATCGTTTCAGAAAAAATATCCAAATGTCGATTTATATGTAATGTGTGAACAGAAATATTTTGAGGTTCTAGAAGGAAACGCAAGAATTTTTAAAGTTCTCCCCTATATTCAACACTTTGAACAAGAAATGTTTGCTATCGGTGCTGGCCAGAATAAGGAAAAGGCGCTTTTCCAATATTACTTTCATCCAGCTATTCATACGCAAAGACAATTATCTTATCTCTCTTATTCAAATTTAATCGAAACATATTCCAGATCTACCGCCCTCCAAGTTGGATCTATTGAAATTGAAGAATCTTATTTCCCAAATATAGAAGGAAACTATATTACTTTTCAAAATGGCTCTGGACAGCAATCAAAAAATTACGATTACATGAATGAAGTTCTAGATATTTTATCCCCTCTTCTAAAAGTCAATAACATTCGTATGATTCAGTTGGGAGGGAAAGAGGATTCGCCTTTGAAACATTGCGAACACTTCCAAGGAAAAACTACAATTCGCCAAGCCTATCACCTACTACGCCACGGTATGTGCCATATTGGTCCCGACAGCTGGCAGACACACGTAGCCGGATTTCTTGGCAAACCCCTTGTTTCCCTGTACGGCTCAACTTCTATTTCGGCTCATGGCCCCGCGTGGAAAAACCCAAGTAAGACTTTTTTACTGGAGTCCCATCGAAATAACCGAGTACCCTCGTATTCTCAAGAACACCCAAAAACTATTAACAAAATTCCTCCCGAAAATGTCATTAATGCTATTTTAGAAATTTTTAATGGTCCAAATAAATTTCAGCGTAAAAGTTACCTCATTGGGGAAGCTTATAATCAGACCGTTATCGAATGGGTCCCCGATTTAAACGTTAGCCCTCAATTTTTAAATGGACAAGCTCTTATTTGTAGAATGGATTACCATTTTAGTGAAGAAAACCTAAGTGGGGCTTTACAAACCCGTCCAGTAAGTATTATTACCGATAAACCTATTAATATTAATTTGCTAACATCTTTTCGTAAAAACGTTGTTGGAGTCACAGTAGAAGTTAGAGATGGTTCCGTATTAGAATTTGTTAAAAATCTTAAGTCTGCTGGAATTAAATATAAATTATACAATAAAACCGCGAGTCAAGAAGAAATATCTTCGATAAGACTCACGTATTTTGATATAGGGAATATCGAGCGCTTTTCGGTCAAGTCATACAAAAACTTTGTTGAAGAATCCGCTGAGTACCAGAATACTGATTACGATCTACTTTTAGATATCTTATCTTCCGATAACAGAAAGTTACTTTATCGTAGCAATAAATATTTACTTTCAAATGGAAATATATATTTAATCAAAAGCGGCTTGGATAGCAAATCAACCTGTGCAAGGCTTCGAACATAATATCCAAGAGGTAATTCCAGATCCTGTATTTTGGGAGGAAATCCCACATTTTTATATTTTTCGTGAGTAAAAAAAGGTTGCGGAACTTATCAGTTTTTCGTTTAATAGGCTTTTATGAGCAAGAAAAAAAACGAGACAGAAAACATTCCGTTTCCAAGCGATGAAGTCACTCAAGAAGTGGTCTCCACGGTAAACGATATTACACAACCCACTCAAAATCTCTTTGAAAGAGATGCTCGTGGATTAATTAAAAATTACAATTACACATTTACTCCAGAGGGCCGTGTCAACTGGCGAGCTATGCTCAAACCAGAACATCTATACGTCAACTCAAAGAGCGAGCGTCTTTCAGAAGAGTTTTTAAAGAAATATGGCAAGGAAGCAAGGTTTTGCAAGACCCAAGATATTGTTGATCTTAATCCAGAAGACAAATTTTTACTTATAAATCTTGCTGGTATTAAATTTTTAGCTCACTTACGAGGAATCGAATCGTATCGCCCAACTGTTAATAATGTTATATACGATAACAATTATCGGTGTGTCGTTTCTTGTACTATAACAGCTAATATTACTTTCATAGAAAATTTTGAAACCAAAACGAGTGGTGCTTTTGGATTCCATGAATACTCCGGTATCGGCGGCGCTTCATTAGCCAACACTTTTGATTTCGCTCAACGATATATCGAAACTATTGCAGAAAATCGAGCCTTTGTTCGTGCGATTCGTAACTATTTAGGTATTAACATTGTTGGTTTTGATGAAATTGGACCTGATCAGGGATCTGTTGTTCCCAATGTAAATTCGACTTCTTCAGCAATCGTTCCAGATAAGGTAGATCAAACACCCGTGACAGGCCATAATCCAGTCGATGCTCTTCAACAAAAATGTTTGAAGATGAATATCACTTTTTCTCAGCTAAAGTCTAATTGTAGTAAGAAATATAAATCTATTTTATCTTCTAATCCTGAAGATTGGGATTCTTGGCTTTCGATTAGCCAAGAAGACGTGTATAGAATCTTGTCAAAAATTAAAGAATCGGAGTCTAAATAATGGAAACCATTGAAGCAGAAATCGTAGAAAAAGTACAAACGCCAAAGGAATTTCAATTAATTCTTACCCAGAATAATTTTGAACTTCAACTTGCTCAAGATTTACTTAAAACTTTCCAGCCATTTCTTGTAACAGCGCAAAAATGGCAAAAGGTTGTAGAAACTCTTGTAATTACCGATGCCTCTCAGACTAAAGAAATAGAACTCGCTAAGAGAGCGCGTTTAGAGGTAACAAAATCTAGGATTGCCCTAGAAAAGAGTCGAAAGGCTCTTAAAGAAAATTTGCTACGTGACGGTCGTGTCATTGACGGTTTTTCTAATGTTTGTAAACAAATTATTGAACCTCTAGAAAAGCAATTACTGGAAAAGGAAGAATTCGTTGAGCGCGAAGAGGCAAAACGAAAGTTAGAATTGAAGCTGAGGCGAGAGACAGCTCTCAAAGTATTCGATATTGATACTACCGGTTATGTATTAGAGTTAATGCCAGACGATTCTTATAATCAGTTACTCGAAAATAGTAAACTTGCTTTTGAACGTAAGCAGCAAATCGCGAAGGAATTAGAATCTAAGCGACTGGCCGATGAAAAGGCCAAAGCGGAAGAACAAGCGATGATTAGGATCGAAAATATTAGACTCCAAAAAGAGGCGTTGGAGCGTGAGTCTAAGTCTAGGAAGGAACGCGAGGCTCTTGAAAAGAAAGCTAAGGATGAAAAAGAGATTTTTGAAAAGAAAGCTAAGGATGAAAAAGAGATTTTTGAAAAGAAAGCTAAGGATGAAAAAGAGGCTCTTGAAAAGAAAGCTAAACAAGAGCGATTAGTATTTGCAGATAAATTAAGAGTAGAAATAGAGGCGAAGAAAAAAATAGAAAATGAGTTAAGACTTAAACAAGAATTCGAAACAAGAGCTATTAAGCAAGCCCAAGAAGAAACCGAACGTAAAGAAGCGGCTCCGGACAAAGAAAAACTAAAAGAATTTGCCAAACAAATTTCCGCTATACAGATTCCTACCCTTACATCCACAAAGGGAAAGATTTTGTTAGAAACTATTCGCAGTCAAAATCAGAGATATGTCGATTGGGTTGATGGTCAAATTACAAAACTATAAAAAATGCCAAACGAAAACAGAGAAAAAAAAACATCGTCACACCATCTAGATCTTGAAGCTAAAGTCCGAATGGATGACGCCTCAAAGAAATTGAAGGAGCTAAAGGGGGAAAAATTGTTTCTGTTTCAATTTATTGCTCATCTTACGTGTAAGTACTTATCTCCCATTCCGAATCCGGAGACCTATACATTGGCAATTGAATGTTTTCTTAGCGGTATATTAACAAGCACTAGGTTAAACGGAGAATTAAATTTGACTCGAAAAGAATTCGAAGAGGTTGTCATTCTGTATTCAAAGGCCCTTGGAGCGAAACTCGTCACTATCAATGAGTGATCTCCCTAAAAATTGGAAGCTTGTCACAGAACTTCATAAATGGCTAAATTCTCAAATTAGGCCAAGTCGCGGGAGTTACGAAAAGGGTTATAATGATTGTATCCTTGATCTAAAAATTCATATGGAGAAGCTTATAGCAAATAACGCCCCGGCCTCGAAACCAATTATTCTGAAAATGACTTCAACTTAAATCGATTCATCATTTTTTTGCGACAAATAGCCGTACTCCAAAAAGTGCGGCTTTTTTGTGTCTATTGACAAAAGAATGCGATTTTAGTGTATATCTCTTGTAAACTGTATTATGCCATCATTTCTTACAACAGCCCAAAAGGAAGCTTTAGCCACCGTAATTAGCTATATAGCAGATACGTGGGAAAGACCTATTGTAATTTATAAAGAGGCCGGACAGCTCATAATCTCTTCAAATGAGAATTATAATCGATTTGAAGCCGCGATACAAAATAACAGTGAACCAGAGAGAGTGCCACAGCGTTTTGATGTTATGGCAAGAATTTGGTATCAAAAACAACAAGATTATCCCTATGCTTATCCTTATGTAGGCGGAGCTAAGGATGAAACTCAATTAAAAGATAACGTACCCGATGGCAGAGTACGTATTAAGCTCAAAGTCGCAGCATACGATCAAATTTTCCTAGATGTAAAACAAGTAGAGTTTGATGGTTATAAATTTACACTAGATTCCGTTGAACGACCTCACGGTTTATTTAATAAAGAATATGTGACACTCTGGCTTAACAGAGCAATCTAATGGCGACAGTTAATCCCAAAAGCATAATCGCTTCAATCAGCAAATCGGCTAGGCTTGTAGCACTAGCCACTCAAAAAGCACGCAGGGAGCATTTTAATCCGGCTGTTCAGCAAATGTTAGCAGATTTTGACTCCGATCTAATTACGAAAGAAATTCTTGGTGGGGTAGATGCTGAAAATATTTCTAACACCTTACCGAATAGCCGTTCTAGTAATATGAATCTCTATTCATTTATCGGTTTTTCCTCCGATGAACCAAACCCAATTATTGAATTAAGAAAAATGATTAATCCTAGAACAAATCTGGGAAAAGAATTCGGTCCAAAAATTGAATATCTTAGAGGGTCTCGTACAAACGAGGGCGAATATCAGTTTAGAATTACGCAACCCGACAAGGCAGCAATATTCGCTGCGACTCCATTGCCTTGGGCAAACGGCATTTCTTGGGCTTATCGTATCGAACAAGGCATCCCCGGCATCGGGAAGTTTTTGAATACCGATAAATTTGAGAGCCCAGATCCTTCGCGTTCGGGCGGAGGCTTGCAAGTGGAAAATCAACTAAGAGGCGGTTCTTTCAAAAACCGATCTTATCTAAGTAAAATTTTTCGTAACTTTCTATCAAATGCCAAAAAAGGCGCTGGTAACTTCTAACCATGAAACCACAATTTAGCAATAATATCCTTTCCTCCTTCTTTTTTTGGGCTCAACACGAAATTTCTCAAAACGGACAAGCTTATCGCAACTATACATCTAATTTATTTTATCAACCAGATGCTCGCTTGAATGGTTACGTATCTTATTCATCCCCATTCAAACAATGGGTTTATGATAAGGGTGTTACCGGAGCAACTATTTGCGAATCCGTTAGCGGTTCTAACGTCATATACAATAGATCAAGCGGTATTCGTATCGACTACGAAAATGGAAGAGTTCTTTTCCCGTCTGGCTTTGGTACTGGATTGGTTTTAAGTGCATCTTACTCATTTCCGGATTTTAATTTTTATATAGCGAATGAAACACAAGAATCTCTTCTAACTAGATCGAACTCTTATTTCAACCCTCGTTTTAATAATCGCCCAACTGGTGGATTACCGGCATACGCACAAATGACTCCCGCCGCCTTCGTATCCATATTAAACAGTGACAACGCGCCTTTCGCCCTAGCAGGAACCGATATGACTACCGTTAATACATCGATGATTCTTATGGCCGAAACAGACTTTGCTTTAGAAGGTGCTTTATCGATAATGAGAGATTCAAGATATAAGTCAATTCCATTTATTACCATAGACCAAGATCCATTAAATGAATTTAAAGACGTTAAAACGGGTATGTACCCCTCTGGCTATAACTACAATACGCTAAAAACTTCTGCCGATCCATCGTCTTTATTAGAAGTTACTTACGTTCAATGTTCTCGAACAAGCGACCGAATTAATATCGATAAACAAATTTTTGTTGGAATTGTGGATGTAGAAATACAAAAAATGAGAAATCCAAGAAGTTAAAAAGTGAAAAAAATAGTGTAAATATTTATACAAGTAATAAGGAACAAGGTAAATGCCAAAATATAATGCAGTAGAAGTCTCAATGAGCAGCGGTCAAAATGGGACCGAAAACATCTTTCTAAAAAGAGTGCAGAGCGCGTCTTGGAACTACACGGTTCCTCGTTACGATTCTCGCGTTTTAGGTCGATTTAAACAATTGTCCGACAGACCGGTAATTAACTATACACCAGTTACTTACAGTATTGAAATGTTAAAGAGCGACAATGTCGCCGAACAACACTTGGGCCTTACTCACTCAAGCGGTGTTGGTATTATTTTGGGTACAGGCGGGGATGGGAATTCTCTACTGAGGTATGCCGCCAGAGATTTTAACTATTTAATTTCCGACCCATCCAAACTTTTTTACGAGAATGAATGGAACATAAAAACCGGAGTATTAACAAGTTATACGGTCAACGCTTCGGTTGGCGATATCGCACGAATTAGTTTCGGGGGCGAAGGTTTTGATTTAAGGACAACCCCCAATAACCAACCGCGAAGTGGAGTTACATATACTTCTGACATTGTTAAAAATGATGGTATTAGTTTATCTGGCATCAGTTTTTCTGGAACGGCGATTACTGGAATTTCTATTCAATCATTTAGCATTGGTTTATCATTTAATCGCCAATCTTTCTTTGACTTCGGCACTCGTTTCCCTCGTAGAGTTCTAAGTGAAGCCAACGCCACCTTACAGATCCAAGGTTTCGTCGAAGGTATTGCGAGTAACTTTGTCGGCTTATCTGGGTTTAATTGTGGCGGTTTTGAAACCGGAACATATTATTTTACACTAATCCCTAGCTGTTCTCCTACTCCCGGAACTACTTATGCAGTCGTGAAACCGTATATTGATAGTGTTAATTTCGGTGCTCAAGTTGGCAACTATATATCGGTTGATATCGGTATGTCCATTCCAATTGGTATAAACACCTTAGAATTAGATGGTAGCAACCTGATAATTCAGTAATTTTTAATAAAAACTGTGGAAAAAAGTGTATTAACCGATAACTTCTAACTCTAAATACAAGATAAAATAAAATGGCAACACGTATTATTTACAACAACGAGGGCATTCTCGTCTCCAGCGGTGTAGCGACTGGGGCAATGTTCAGTTCGGGAACTTCCGGCACCAGTACACTTCTCCAGATTCACCGCGTACAATCACTTACATATGATTTCTCTGTCACTCGGCAGGACGTTAATCAATTTACCGTACTAAACCGTATTGACTCAATCATCACGGAATCTCCGGTAGTTAATGCTTCCTTCAATTACTTGCTCACCGATGGTGAAAATGAATCCAAATTAGGCTTAGACTCTCTTGGTCAGAATTCTTGTATTTCAAAAATTCTAGCCAAGACTCAAGATCCGAAAAACTATTTCTTTCCAATCGCGAGAGAAGGCGTGGATTTGGCCGGGGACGCGACTCCCCAAGGTGTCGTTTCTTTGGGCAATGCGTCTATTTCGAACCTAACTTTTAATTTCGCCGTTGGTGACTTACCAAACGCCGACGTTTCAATTCAAGGGTTCAATCTTAAGTTTGATACTGGTTCTCAGAACATCAATACACCCGCGATTAACATTGAGAACGGTCAAGCCGTCTCTGGCAGATTCTCTCTTCCCGCGATTACCGCTGGTACAGGTGTCAACATCATCTCGGCTATTAAGCCCGGTGACGTGACCCTCGAAGCCAATGCCGGTATAGGTATTGCATTATCGGGTGCCAATGCATGTCCAGTACAGAGCGTTTCCATCTCGATTCCTCTTGCTCGTGAAAGTCTAAACAAGCTAGGTTCTCTATTTTCCTACGCTCAAGAACCATCATTTCCGATTACTGTTACGATGGAAGTCAGCGTCTATCAAGTTAATCTTGAGGTCGCCTCTCTTTCGAATCTTCTATGTAACGATCAAACATATAATCTAAGAGTTAGAGCTAAAGAACCAAATTGTCAAGGCACTGGCGCTGACACAATGATTTTCGACTTCAAGGGCGCAAAACTTGACAGCGAATCATTCTCTGATTCTATCGGTGACGTTGCCAAAACTGTTACACTAAGCTTCTCCACCACCATTGGTGCTGGTCAGAACGATATCGGTGTATTCATTTCCGGTAGACGTGCGTTTAATATCACCTAATAGATTTTAGAGTTAAAGATAAATTTGGCGAGATTAATTTCTCGCCTTTTTTATGTCCTAAAATGGAGAAAAATATAAAATATTCAATTTTTCGCGTATTTCGATTGCGGGTAAAAGGTATAAAAACAAAGGAAGACTGATTATGGATGAAAATGAGAGTAAGGTATTGGAGAATATTGTAAATTTCAATATTAAAAGAAATATTACAGTTTTATTTAAAGAGGTTCTAAAGATTATTGAGGATCTCAAGGCCGATAACGATGAAGCTTTATGGAGACTCATGGAATCTATTCCAGAAGAACATAAAGGAAAAGTTGTGCTCGCAGAATTTATGACCGACTCTCGATGCGAAAGACTTCGAAAAGATATACTGGATCGCGGTAACGATTGTATACGAAGCATAAGAGAACAATTGGATCAGGTAAAAATTATCTCCAAATAGTTGATTTTTAGGTTAAAAGACATAGTATTAAGATAAGGAAAAAGGAAAAAAATGAAACTGCTACACAAATTTACGGTAGAACTAGAAAAAGAAGTTGAAAAGACTGAAGTTACGATTGTTGACGGGAAAGAACAGAAACTAATTAAAAAAGAAACCGTTTCTGTCCCCCACAAGATCGCTCTTAAAAGACTAGGCAGGGGGGAGAGCGATACCCTGCGTCTATTTTACGGATCTCAGATTAAAAGGGCAATTGACAATGGGCTAATGTCCAAAGCCGTTCTTATTAATAAACACATAGACGGTGCTGGCGCTCTCATTTCTCAGGAAACGGCGAAGAGAATGGTTTATCTAGAACAGACCGCGACTAAATTTGAGAACGATTTGATTGCATTAGGGTCACTTACAGAGGGCGATGAAAAACGCACTTATCAGGTGCAACTATATGAAAAAATTGTAGACGCTCGAAGAGAATTAAATGCAATCGAAACCTCTAATCAGACAATTTTTAATAATACTGCTGAAAATTATGCTCAGGAAAGAGCCAATTTATGGTTAATTTTCTCACAGTCGTACATTGAAGTTTCTGATGGCAAGTTTGAATCTTTGTTTAAAGGCACAAACTTTGATGAAAGAGAAAAGAGCTATTTCGATTTAGAAGAGAACGAAGACCCGCTCTATTTAAAGTCTATCCAGCTATTAATGTATTTTTGGGCTCTCTACTCTCTTGGGCGTATTTCAACCCCCGAAGAGTTCCAAAAAGAAGATGATCGATTGAAAGCAGAATCCGAAGAAAGAGCAAAGAGATTGACCGAAGAACTTTTAGCGGAAAAAAAGACCAAAGAAGAAAAGGCGAAAGTATTGGTCAATGATTCACCCGATATTCTTGTCGCAGCCGTCGCTGTTGAGGCGATTGAGAATCTAGTTCAGACGTAATAAATGTCTAAAATTCTAAGAAGGTCATTCTTAGAAATCTCTAGAGGATATACTACACTGGATTTTGGTGGAAAGACATTGTATGTTAAACATTTGTCTCACGCCGACCATGTCGAGTTAGAAGATATTCAAGATAGGTTCGAAAAGAAGGCTCGCGATTCCGGCGCTCCAACGGAAAAACAACAGTTGGAATTTCTGAAAAAAGAAGGTCTTTGGTCTGAACAGGACGAAAAGAATATCTTTGATCGGAAAGACTATGTTCGCGGTCTAGAGCGTGGTAAGAAAACCATGAAATACCCTTCGATGTTACAGAAGATTGATGAAGATATTCAAAAGGAAAATAAGCTTATATTCGAATTGGAAAAGAAAAAAATCGCTTTAGTTGGTTTAACCGTAGAATCTTACGCGGCAAAATTGATTAATGATTACTACGTAATAAAATCTATTTTTATAGATACTGACTTTAAAAAACCCTATCTTTCAGTTGAACTATTTGACGATTTAGACGATATAGAACTTCAAAAATTATTTGACGCCTACTCTTCCGTCATGGAGACGTGTAATGACAGAAACCTAAAAAAACTCACCATGCAGGATTTTTATAAATCCTACTATTATCTTTGCGAAGACGATTTTTTTAAGTTTTTCGGCACGCCTATTTCCAAAATGACCTATTTTCAGGTCAAATTGGCTAATTATTCAAAATATTATACTCAACTAATGCAAAAAGTCAAAATTGAGAATATTCCAGAACATATTAGAGATGACCCAGATAAGTTAGCTGAATATATCGAAGCTATTGATAAAGGCAAGAAAATGATTAATGATAAAGATTCAAAGGGAGCCGTTGGGATGGTTGGAGCCACGGCTGCGGATATTAAAGCGATTACTGGTCAAGAACCAACAAAAGCCCCAACAAAGCCCATGAATATGCAAGAAATGATGAAAATGCATAATCGTTAGTTGTTTTATATAGAATTGATAAAATTCCGCGTATAAAATACGGAAAAAGTTATTAAATGGCAGGCATCGACGGCACTCTAAAAATTGGTCTAGATTCACGGTTTTTCGTGAATCAGGTTCGTGATGCCCTTAATCAGGCTCAAAAATTTGACTTTAAGTTCAATACTAGGTCACTACAACTTCCCCTCGGAAGAATTACTGCGGATGTAAGTAAGTTTACGGATTCCCTTGCTGCCGCTAACCAGCGCGTCTTGGCTTTCGGTGCCTCCGCTTCCGTCATCGCCGCGTTTACTCGTGGAATGGCCGAATTGGCCAATTCGACGGTTGCGGTTGAAAAAGCCTTTGCTGATATCAATTCCGTTTTCGCCTTAACAAATAACGAACTTAATAAGTTTAAGGTTCAGGTTTTCGACGTAGCTCGTAATACCGCTCAATCCTTCGAAACTACGGCTAAAGCCGCTCTTGAATTTTCCCGTCAAGGTTTGGGCGTTACCGACACATTAGATCGTATCAACCAAGCGCAGATTTTAACTCGTCTTTCCGGTTTGGATGCAACCAAATCCGTTGAATCTCTCACGGCTGTATTAAATGCGTATCGTAGGGAAGGTTTAACCGCCGCCGTCGCCATTAATAAATTAGTTGCAGTCGATTCGAAATTCGCCGTTTCAGCGGGCGATCTAGTCGAAGCACTTTCTAGAGTCGGCTCTACTGCTCAAGATGCCGGTGTCGGTTTCGATTCATTAATTTCTCTCGTTACTACAGCTCAACAAATTACCGCGAGAGGTGGTTCCGAAATTGGTAACGCTCTAAAATCAATCTTCACACGTATTAATCGCCCTGAAGTTTTGGATCAGTTAGAAGATTTCGGTATTAAAGTCAGAACATTAGGTGGAGACGCTCTTGCAGCCGATACAATTTTAAAGAATATTGGCGCGAATTTCGCCAATTTATCGAAAGAACAACAAGGCGTTGTCTCGGAACTTTCCGCTGGTATTTTCCAAATCAATCAATTTAAGTCTCTAGTAGGAGAATTGGCCCGTTCTTATAACTCCTATACTAATGCATTGGAAGTTGCCAAAGGGGCGACAAACGAAGCGACTCTAAGGAACGAAGCTTTAAATAAATCGCTCTCGGCAGTTCTACAAAATTTTAGAACATCTGCGACTGAAATTGGTTCGATTCTCGGCAGTTTGACTTTCGCCGATCCTCTTAAAAATTTACTTGGTAACGATTTCCTTGGCTCCGTCGCCAAACAATTTAAGAACATTGGAAAAGAGGGATTGGATGCGGGCGATCAAATCGGTGCGAATGTTGCCGAAGGTATTTTAAAAGGTATCGGTAATGTCATTTCTACCTCTGGTGGTCTCACTATTGGCATAGCGTTGTTTAAGATCATATCCAAACTTGGAATAACCGCTTTTAAGGATTTAGGTAATATTCTAGCGATTCGTTCGAAAGAAACGCAAGCGATGCAAGGTCTAAATACGATCTTGGCGCAATCGACCTCGCTTGAACAACAGAGATTTATTGCCGCGAAGAGCGTCGCCGAACAGGAACAAATTGTATTATCTATTTTAAATCGGCAACTATCGGTTGTTAACGCTCTCAAAGCTAGAGATAATGGTCTTATTACAGGCTTCTCGCCGAGAACTATCAAAACCTTAAGGGGTGTTGGCGCGGCTGATGGTTATGTTCCCAATTTAGTAGCCAAAGAAGTTTCTTCTGTACAAAAAGGCGTTGGTGGCGCTCCACGAAATGCTAGGCCGGTTATTATGCCGAATTTCGCTTTCGGCGGTGGAAAAACTGGGACTGTTGTTGCTAACACTTCTGAGTATATAGTTCCCAATTATTCAAATGGCGGGTCTGCTGTATTTAATCAAGATATGGTTAGATCGATGGGTTTACCTGCCGGTGCTAAGAAGATTTCTGCTGCTGGTGGCTTTACTCCGGTATCTTTCAAAACGGCTAAACGTCCTTCAGATGCCTTCGAGACCTTCTTAGAGGAAGTCGGACCAAGTTTCCTGAATAATTTTTCTAAAATCGAAGCTCAAGACCCAAAATTGGCTAGGTTCATTCGCGACGTCGTTGATGCCAGAGACCCCAAGGCACAAGCCCAAATGAGCGATCTGTTGGGCGGTAATTTTATTCAATACACGCCCGAGAAATATGGTCTTGGAACCACTTCCTATCTAGACCTTTCTAAGAAACCATCTGAAATCCGAGCCCAGATTGATGAAGTGTTTAGCCGCTTTAGTATGAAGTCGCCTCGCTTTGCGGAGGGTTTCACGCCGAACTTTGCTGGCGGTAGGGATTCGCTGACTACTCTTTTTAGAGGGGTTTCTACAAATAAATTTTCAGAGGATGGCCTTCAAAGATTAGATCCACTAAACACAAAAAACCTTTCGAAATCCAATTCGACGCTTCCCGCCAGCGTAAAAACTTTTGAAAATTTAGTCACTCATTTATTAGGTTCTCGCTTATCAACTGCACAAGGTGTAATACCAACATCTCGATCTCTCAAGATTGCTAAAACATTTGGTGTTTTTAATAGATCTACGGTCACTAACAGACCGGCTGTAAAGAATTTTTCTCCCGCCTCTGGCGAAATTCCTTTTGATAATAGTGGTAATTCGCGAGCCCTTATTATTGCCCAATTAAAAGAAAAAAATATTTTTAAAGATCCTGACAGACTTAAAAAGATTGTAGATAGAGTTGGAGTCGATGGTTTACTAAAATTATCTAACAGCGTTGGTGGTATTGGTATTGATTCATCTTTATTAAAAAAATATTATAGATCCAAGGGTAAGGATGGTCACGTCGATGCTATTGAAGCTTTTGATAATGAAAGAGAAGTTTCTTTATTGAATGAAATCCAAAATCCTCGATTCCTGAAAAGAAAAGGATCAGCTTTCGCCAGAGGATTTCTTCCATCCGGTTTAGGTGAAGCCCTAGCGCGTGAACAAGCCGCTGGTTTATCCCCTACACAAATTTACGTTGATTCGGATTCTAGAGTTAAAAACTCTGGGAATCCTTTCGGTTTACTTGTCGCTAACAAAAGGGACGAACCAATTGGCGGTTTCCAAGGTGTGAATAGAACCATTTCTCAAGGTAAAAATCCTCGAACCGCTGGCGCTGCGGGTGGATATGTTCCAAACTTTGTTCAGACTCCAAAAGATTCTCCATTCTCTGGTTTGGGTTTAATAGGGTCGAAGGGTAATGTTATATCAGTTGCAACCCAAGATAAGCTTGATAAAATTTTTGTGGCATATGGTAGCGCGATAGAAGGAGGCGCGGTCAATCTAGCTGCGGCGAATAAAAGCTATATTAAGGAATTGGATCTAAATACTCTTTCCCTTGCCGCCGTTAGGGATGTTTTGTTATTACAAGCGAAATCTATCAGGGCTGATATTATCGAAAGACAAAAAAATTCTGACTCTGCCAGTGAAGCGGCACAAGAATTAGCGCAAGCCCAAGAGATAGAGGCTAATTTGACTTTCGATGCTGGAAACGCACCAATATTTACAAAAGGCGAAAGGGGATTTTTGGGCTCAGAGGATATAAACGATAGCTCTTTCAATGCTTTCACGAAACAAGGTCAACTCGGCGATCCCGACCCTGACTTTATTATACGAGCTTTCGGAGCGAGCCAAAAGAAAATCGCGACTCAATTAGAAGAATCTTTAAAAAAGAATTTAAACAGTGTCACGGATCAAAATTTAGATGAAATTGTTAATTCCTTTGGTGGTTTGGGTATCAATAAACCCGGAAGGCAAGCATCTATTAAAGGCATTCGTGAGGGCGCTTTCGTCGAAACCGCTGCGGTTAGAAGCAGCAAAGGTTTGCAAGCAAACACAACACGATCTGATTCAGTTGTTGCTCTCGGTAAAGCTGAAACTTTTCAACAACAATTTGAAACAAATGTTAAGGGATTAATTGATTCTGGTATTACTTTGGAGAAGGCGTACATTGTCGCATCCCAAAAAGTATTAGATAGCGGCGCTAAATCCACTCAACTTGGAAGTGTCCAAGAAAAAGCTATCTTTTCTCTGATTGCATATGAAAGAAGTGTAAAAGAAGCGACCCTTGCAAATGAGAAAGAAGCCGCCGCAATACAAACACAAATTTCTCTTACGAAAAGCAACGCTCGCGGCTCAAACAGTCGTAATCTTCAACTTAGAGACATCGATTCAAAAATTTCCTCTGGTGGTTTTGACAGCTTAAATAAAAAACAAAAAGCCGTATTAACAGGACAGTTTCGTAAAGATTCCATACAAGAATTAGGTTTAGATACTCGTGGTTTAAGAGGGGATAAAACCGCCCTATCTGCTATTAATAACCTTGTTCAACAAAAAATACAAGGATCGCAATCGCCCGTTAACCAAGCTGGAATTATTGATCAATTAAAGAAGCAAACTCGTCTATTCGGTAATTTTGACAAAACCGCTGAAAATATTATTAGCGGTGGAAAATTTAATCAAAATCAAAAAGATTCCATCCGTGGGTCCGCGAGAGGTCTTGGGGAAAATAGATCGTCTAGATTACAAAATTTCGGTTTCGGCGCTTCTTTCGCACTCCCATTTTTGGGGGGCGCTATTGCCAGCCAAATTCCCAATGCTGAAGGCGGCACTACTAAGGGCAAAGTTGCCGGTGGCATTGAAGGCGCGTCAAGCGGCGTTGGTTTAGGTGCGACAATTGGATCTCTATTTGGGCCGGTTGGTACAGCTATTGGCGCTACATTGGGTGGCGCAATTGGTCTTGTCATTGGTGTTTCTGGTAAAGCTAGGAAATCTTTCGAAGAATTAGCGCAAGCTACGCAACTTGTCGAATCCAGAAACTCCAGATTACTAGATGGATTGAATCAATATGCAATCGCTCAACAAGATATCAATGATGTTATTTCCAAAAGTGGGAGTAAAGATCAACTTCAAAGCGCCCGCTCTAGTCAAAGACAAATTGCTAACAATTTACCAGCGCAATTTCGTAGCGAGTTAGCTAGGGCTGGCGCTGATGTTGAAAAAATTGGTGAAGTCTTAAGAGCGGCTGCGAAAGACGCGGCTAATGAAAATCGCCGCTCTCAAGCAGTAGCCGCATTTAGCGCCCTTAGAGAAAAACCAACCGTAGAAACCAGAAAAACTGCCATTAATTTATTGACTCCGGATATTAATGAAAATACAGATTTCTCTGTATTCTTTAATGCGGTTGAACAACAATCCGCCGCCGCTCAAAAAGCCTTAGAAAGATTTAACTCGGGACCCGTAACAAGGGCTTCCGCCGCCACTTTCGCTAAAGATTCAAGAGTGAGTGGAATCGTTGATATAGAAAGATTGGTTAAGGAGTTTGAAAAAATTCTAAATAAAACGGCTCTTACCGAGGATCAGCAAAAAGAAATCATTACCCAGTTAAGGGGTTCCAAATCCGGAGATATTGCTAAAACACTTTCGGAGTTTGCAAAAATCGCCCAAGCCAATTTTGCTGCCTCTAAAGGCGATGCCCCAAACGAGGCTCTTGCGGCGTCTAGTCTCAATATTCGAAAAGAGTTTGATAAAGCCGTCGAAGGCATCAGGGAATTCCAACTAGCAAGTACGGCTTTATTTAATTATGCCGAAAGATTCCGTGCTGAAAACATTAATGCCGCTTTAAATACAGGCGCTCTAAATTCTAGACAATCTGGGGCTCTTCAAAATAGTGAAAATCTTCGTTCGACTATAGAGTCTTCAAACCAAGAAAGGCAATCGAGTTTTTCGACGGCCATCGCTGACTTTACTTCAAGTCTAGGTAGAGAAAGGGCGACTCAGGCTTTTGGTAAAACTGGTACTTCCGTAGCCGAAGCAATACAGGGAGCCTCTTCCGCTTCTGATTTAGAGAAAATTATTAAAACCGTTTTTGGAGACACCAATTCCGCAACAGCCAAAGAACTTCGCGCGGTCGTTCTTCAGCTGCGTCAAGTTGAAAATAATACAGGTTTACAGATCGATCTAGCCGTAGAGAGCAACAAAATCCAATCGATTCAAAATGCTATTGCCGAACAGCAAAAGTTCTTAAATTCGGGTGGATTTGATGCACAAACCATCGCTTCTCTTAATACTAGCCGGGTCGAAGGTTCTTCTAAATTTAGTAGCGACATTTTCCGCGCTAACAAGCAATTAGATTTCAGTCGTGGTTTGGATTCTCTAGGTATTGCTCAAAGCGATAACACTTTAAAACGCCAAAGGGATTTACAAGGTATTTCCGCGAAAGGAACTCTAGCGGGTATTTCCGGCGATCTGTTGAAGAAACAGGTTGGAACCGATGACGCAAGTCTCAGGGGCGCAGCGGAAGAACTTTCTGGTTCTAGCGATAAAAATCTTAGAGAGGTTGGAAAAAGATTGATAGCAACTCTCGATAATCTGTCTATCGATATTGAGGCCGAAACTCAGAAGTTCTTAAACGCCGATCCAAAAGCAAACGTTGACGCTTTATTTAAATCCGGAAAGATCACGCTAGGCGATCAGGTTCTAACTACCGGTATCCGTGAAACTGCCGATAATACTTTTAAAGCCGTTGGCTTACTAGAACAATTAGCTCGTCTATATGCCCAGCAAGAAGACGCAACCTCGATTCGTGATTTTAGTCTTCAACTTGATAGTTTAGAAAAATTACTGAATCAACAGATAAAAGAAGGAGTTCCTACTAAAGTATTATCGAATACTCAAGATAGAATTACCACCGCTAAAGCCGGGAAAGCGCTTGCCGAAGATAGAGTTATCAATCGCACGAAGGAAATTGACGGCGCTCAACTTAAAATAAACGCTGATTCTAACAAGGTTGTTAGGATTTTGAATAATACCGTTGGTAACAATACCAATGCTCAAAAAGATTCTACAGCCGAGACAGCGGATCTCGCCCAAAAGACAAACGAATTAAGCGGTACAATCGAAAGCGTTTTGCCTAACGGTACGGTTGCCCTCAAACCCCTTACTGTGGACGGTAGAGATCCTCTTGGACCCGCCACCGAGACCAGATTCGACACTTTTAAAGCCGGTTTCGGACAGAGTCTAAAAGCCGGCAAAGAAGACTTACAGTCATTCGCCGAAGAAGGTAGAATTGTTGGGGCCTCTCTACGAGATAACCTTGGCGGGGCTTTTGGCGATTTCGTCACAGGTGCAAAATCGGGGAAAGATGCCTTTCGAGATTTTGTTCTGAATGTGCTCAATGACGCGGCGAGAGCCTTCGCTAGTCAAGCTGTGACTCGTTTATTGGGTTCTGCTTTTGGTGGCGCACCTATAGGCGCACCCGCGAAAGCGTATAGAGGTGGTCCAATTGGAAGAAATCGGGGTGGTGATATTCCAAAATTTGCCGGTGGTGGCCGCGTGCCTGCAATGTTAACTGGCGGGGAATATGTATTAGATCCTAATACCGCTCGTACTCTCGGACCGAGTATGCTTAATCAGTTAAATAATGGTACTCTTGCTCCCGGCGCTTTATCAAGTGGAAGGGGAATGAATTCTTACGGTATGGTTTCTGGTGGCTCTGGTTTAAGAGACGATGTCCCAGCTTCCCTGCAATCTGGTTCTTATGTAATTAAAAAATCTTCTGTTAATAAATATGGTCCTGACATGCTCAACACTTTAAATGGTGGCGGCAAGGTCCAGAAGAAATTTATTGGTGGAGCAATCCTTGGTGCCCTAGTAGGCGGTGGTCTTGGTTATGCCACTGGCGGCAAAAAAGGCGCTTTAATCGGAGCAATCGGCGGCGGCGTTCTAGGCGGAGTCGCTCAAAACGCAGGCTACCTAAAAGGCATCGGGTTACAATCAAACGCCGCAAAGGCTGCTAGTAGTGCCGCTTCCGGTGCCGCTGTAAGTAGTTCTAGTGCCGCTGGTGCTGCCGCTTCGAAAGCCGCTTCAAACCCATTGAGGAGCGCTTTATTCGGGCTCGGTGCTTCTGTCGCTCTTGGCTTGGCATTTCGTGCATCTGGTTCCGACTCTCCATCTGAGGGTCGAGCGATGACAAATGAAGAAATTACCGCTGAAAGAATTAGATTGGAACAAGAACAGGCTCAGTTGGTAAATACCAATCTTTCCCAAGATCGTTATGCCTATCTCGGACCCGATCAAAGTTCAATAGCTTCTTTCGGTGCCGCTCCCGCGACTCGTAGATTCTCTGGTGGTGGTATGGCTACTAATAGCATCCCTAACTATGCCTCACCAATGGCTTCAATGCCTAAGTTTGCATACGGCGGCGCTACATCTGAGTTTGCTCAAACACCCGTCCATCGTTTCAATGGTGGACCGATTTCTGCAATATCAACTCCTGTATCATTTGCTGCCGACGGAGGCCCCATCCCGAATGTTTCAGCTTCCGATATGGCTGGTTCTATGGGTAGTCCAGTTGTCAGTATAAGCGTTACAATCAATAATAATGGAGGAGATGTTACAAGTGAAACATCAACTTCTTTGCAATCTGATGGTGATATGACTCGAAATAAAGAGTTTGGATTGGCTTTAAGTTCCGCAATCGAAAAGAAAGTTAACGAGGCGATTGCCGATCAGTATCGCAACGGTGGCACCTTTCAACAATTAAACCGTCAAGGAAATAATAGATAATGGCTAATAATACATTTTACGCATACTCATCAATTTTTTTATATAATAAATATGATATAGTTCGGGCTAGCAACTCCAATCCGACATTATATTTTTCAACGATGGATTTAAATTCTGGTTATATTCCATTACATAAGCCATCTTATACAGCGAGTTTTTTTGGACGCCAAGATAATCTTGGAACTTTGTATTTTTCTTCAACCGGACTTTTCCCTGATTTCCAAAGAGGGAGTCTTATCGAAACGGTTGATTATACGGGTATGGTTCTTAATGCTGGAAGCGGATTTGTTCAATTTCTATCTCCCGGCGTGAACTCCCTACCTAGCGCGGTTGCTTGGACTATCAATGGTTTAATGAACCCGGCTTGGACAACGGGTTTCAATTTTTTACCATCTTATTCGACTTCTTTAGAAAATACTTCACAAGTTATTGAAGCCCAACTAGGTGATGGCTATAGCCAAAGGGCGCGAGTATCTCTTAATAATAATATTAATATGTGGAAACTTGCGTTTCAAGGTCGTTCCGATAAGGAAACTCTTGCTATACAAACCTTTATTGAAGAAAAAGGCGGCGTTGACCTCTTCCAATTATTGATGCCCGTTGGTAGACTTACTAACAATCCAAGTCTAAAATATATATCGAAAAGCTTTAGCTATTCGACACAGTCATATAATATAAATGACGCTTCCGTAGACGTTGTTCAAGTTTTTGATATAAGTTAATTGCTTTTTGTTCTGAAACCGTTACTATAGTGTAGTTAATGCCGAAAACAATTGTTAATTCAGAAGAATCAAAATTCGTACCTTCCTCACTGTTGGAGTTATTCCAACTAGACGGAACGAATCTTGGCGTAGCTGATATTTATTATTTTGTTAATGGCTCCAATGAAGTTGGAGGGCGAATAACTTTTAATAGCCAAGCTTATGAACAATTTCCAATTGCTATCGAAGCGGTAGAAATTGACGGCAAGGGTTCTTTGCCAAGACCAAAACTAACTGTTTCAAATATTGGCGGAGCATTATCTACAATATTATATAATTTTGATAACCTTGTTGGCGCTCAAGTAACGAGGCGTAAAGTATACTCTCGATTCATTGATGCGGTAAATTTTAGGGGTGGCGTAAACCCATTTGGCACTCCAGATACAACCGCCTATGTTGACGATATTTTCTTTATTAATAGAAAAGTAACGGAAAATTCTCAATTCGTACAATTTGAATTAGCTACTGTGTTAGAAATTGATGGTGCAAAATTACCAAATAGGCAAGTTTTAGCTTTAGTATGCCCATTCAGATTTAGAGATGCTTCAACCTGTAAGTACATTGGTATTCCCGTTACGGACCAAAATAATAAAGCGTTTGTGGGTTCGGGGTGGAATCTTTCTGGTTTACAAGACAAAGGTCAATGGAATGCAGTGACGACCTATGTTGAGGGGGATTACGTCTACATCGATAGCACGCTACCCCAAACCTCTGGAGACCGCACTTTCTTTGTGTGCAGGGGTGGAAGTATTACTGGTGCGGAAAACAGCCCCCTACGCGCTCCCAGCAAGTGGTTAGTCGATGCCTGCTCTCGGAGTCCCCTCGGTTGCCGATTACATTTCCCCGGCAGCGCAATTTTAAGAGGTGGCTTTTTTCCGGGAGTTTCGAGAGCGAGGATTCAATAAATGAATACTAGAATCAAAAATGAAGCAATTGAGTATGCGAAACTAAATCTAAATGAAGAGGCTTGCGGTCTAATTACCTGCGGAAACGGTAAGGTCCATTTTATTAAATGTCAAAATATTTCAATTGATAAGATTAATCATTTTGAAATTTCAGCCGAAGACTACTTAGACGCCGCCAAATGGAGTATCCCTTACGGAATTTTTCATAGTCACCCCATTGGTCAAAAAATTGCTTTTTCTGATGACGATAAGGAACTATCTGAAATAATGATGCTTCCAGTGTATCTTTTTGTTCATGAAACCGGAGAATGGTTGGAGTATTATCCACTCTCTAAAGAGCATAAAATAGAAAGTGTTCAATTTGATTGGGGGATTAATGACTGTCTGGGTTTAGTTCGTCACTACTATCAAAAAAACTTTGGTATTTTAATTAAAGACTATGATAGAGATGAAAGTTATGAAGATAGCGATAATGAAGAAATGTTATTAAAATTTGCTGATGAAGGATTTATAGAAACAAATACAAAAACAATATTGCACAAACATGATGTTTTACTGTTTAATTCTATGAGAGCTTATCCACAGCACCTCGGTATTTTTATTGGTAATTCTAAAATGATTCATCATCCGATCAGGCAGCTTTCTCAAACGGCGATGATCGAAGCGAGAATGTTAAGTAAACTTTCCAAAGTTTTAAGACATAAAAGCTTGTTTTAAGTGTATTTCCATTTGAATAGGTAAAAGGTATGTTAAGAACTGTATATTTAGAAGGTAAATTGGGAAAACTATTTGGACGCAAATGGGAACTTGACGTAGACACAGTTCGCGAAGCTTTACGTGCTATCGACGTAAACACCAAGGGTGAGTTTATGAAATATATGTCCACAGAAGGTGCTAAACGCTATTATAAGATCGGCCTTCAAAGTAAAAAAAATATTATTGATGTCAGAAATGAGTCAAGCGGCCCAATCGGTTCATCTGATATATATATTATGCCGACCATCAAAGGTTCTGGGGATAGTCCTTGGCTGCAAATTGTCGTTGGAATCGTTCTTATCATTGTCACTTGGGGTGCCGCCACCCCCGGTGTTTTTGGTGCCAATGCTCTTATTTCCGCTGGAACCGCAACTATTGGTTACGGTTTGGCAGCTTCTTTAATTTTAGGAGGCGTTATGCAATTATTAACGCCTGTTCCAAAATTTGATACTAGTTCAAGTGGAGCGGTAGATGATGGCGGTTCCAATTTATTCCAAGGAAACGCTAACGCGGTCGCTCAGGGCGGCTCCGTTGGTATCATATATGGGAGAACTTTAGTATCACCGATGCCGATTTCTGCGGCGACGAATACCCAAGAGCGTTCAACAACCAACACCAATCAAATCGGTTCCGTTACTGAGACGGTCTTAGATGGTGGCGGCGTTCAGTATCAAGACTAATGAGTAAAAAGAAACAACCGGCTCAACCGCCTCCGCCATATGAAGCGCCGAATACATTATTTTCTCAACAGCAAATTAAGATTTTAGATCTGGTCGGAGAAGGTCAGATTAAGGGTTTCGTTGTTCAATCGGGGGTATACGGTTCTGACCCTCTTACCTCAGTATTCTATAACGATCTTCGGGTCAGAAATTTAGACGGCACATACAATTATAACGTATCCGGTCAGGGATTTAGTCTTGGATATACACTTGGCACAACCGATCAAGCGCCGATCTCTAGTTTTGAAAAAATCGAAAACATAATTCCCGTTGGCGGTAATGTTAGATTGTTTCAACCCCCAGTGAATCAAGGCATCGCAACAAGTGTTGTAGCAACTCTAAACACCAACACCTATCCTGACGCAGATTCGATTAAAGTTTCCGTTAGAGTCCCAGCATTACTAACCCAAGATGACAAGGGTAATACAAATGGCTTCGAGATCAAATATGCGGTAGATATTGCTGTCGCCGAAACAGCTTGGGTACAACAAGGAGAATATTCAATCATCGGCAAATGTACTTCTGCGTATGTCCGACAAACAATCCACACTCTTCCCAAGGGTTTACCGACACAAAGCAATCTTTCTTGGAGGGTTAGAGTTAGGCGAACTACAAACAATATTTTATCTATTAAAACCCAAAATGAATTATATTTTGAATCGCTTTCGGTTATCTCCTCTAGTTCTCTCAGCTACCCAACGTCTGTTTTAGTTGGCACTATACTAGACGCAGAACAATTTCCCGCTATCCCTTCAAGAGCATACGAATTAGATGGGGCGCAAATTCAGGTTCCGCAAGGATATACACCAACAGTTATAAATTCTGACGGAACCTATACTTCCGCCGTTTACCCTTCAGTCTGGAATGGAACCTTTGATTCGACTTTAAAATGGACCAATAACCCCGCTTGGATTTTATATGATTTAATCACCAATAAACGATACGGTTTGGGAAAATACGTTGCGACACAATGGGTTGATAAATGGAGCCTATATGAAATCGCCCAGCATTGCGATGAAATGGTTGATAACGGAAAGGGTGGATCAGAACCTCGATACACCGTAAATTGTTCTCTACAACAAAGAACCGAAGCCTACGATTTACTTCAAAATATAGTTTCAGCATTTCGTGGAATGATGTATTTTGCGAATGGCAAGATTTTCGCCACTCAAAATTCCGATAAAGGCCCAGTTTATAATTACACAAACGCCAATATTGTAAATGGGTCTTTTCAATACGCCGATACTGCCAAAAATACTCGGTCAACTGTTATAATCGTTCGATATACTGATCCCTCAGACCTTTATCGAGAAGCAATTGAAAGAATCGAAGATCAAGAGGGTATTTTACGCTATGGGTATATTGAAAAGGAAGTTACCGCATTCGCTTGCACATCTAAAGGTCAAGCTTATCGTTTGGGTTCATGGATTCTCCAAACGGAGCGGTTAATTACTGAAACCATTACATTCTCTGTCGGACAATATGGAAACTATCTTCGTCCCGGCGATGTTTTTTCCGTTTATGACAACTATCGTTTTAATAAACAACAGGGTGGAAGAATTATCGATTTTAGTGTTAATAAAACAGCTATTACCCTTGATAGAACTATAACTTTAGACGCTGGTTTTTCATATAATCTTTCTTGTATCACGCCTACTGGTAATTTAGATGATCCGAACCAGATTACCGGGTCTTCCCAAATTCCTTTGATTAGAAATTCTCAAATCCAAACGAGACTTCTTTTAAACACCCCCGGCAATTATAGTACGATTACCGCGAATGCTGGTTTCGGGATAGAGTTAAATAAAGGGACAACCTTTATTATTTCGGCGTCGGGTGATGCCGCGACCGTCGCGGACAAATCTCTTCTATATCGTTGCTTGGCGACTTCTGAGGGGAAACCCGGAACGCTTGAAATTTTAGGATTGGAATACTCAACTGGCATTAACTATTCCATCGAACGCTCATATTCAGTTCAGTCTTTACCCGCGAATACCGGGGATGGAACGGCGATTACTCCACCATCTAACTTTAGTGTTACCCCAGTTACAGGGTTGCTCAATAATAACGACTATTTCGCTTACATACAATTAAATTGGACTGGTTCTGCTTCCGCCGTTTTAGCATATTATCGCGTATCTGGTCAAGTTCACGGTGGGAACTGGATTAACTTTGCGAATCCCCAATCTCGAAATACAACTTATCCAGTAATTAAAACTGGAAGGCATAATTTCCTTCTAGGGGCAGTCTCTTACGGAGGTAAGGAGTCAACATTCGTCTCTGGTTTTTATGTTGTTCCTACAACAAATCCTGTAGGCGGACCTCCCGTTGTTACTGGTTTATCGGTTTATTTTAACGGAGATCCAAATACAGTTTCACCCAACTCGTCCGGTATTACAACGGGTTATTTCGGTGTTCAACCCGGAATTTCATGGGACACTATTTACGATACAAATGGAAATCCTGATCCAAAGGTTCAATTTTTAGATACATATAGATTAACTGCAATGACCGTTGGCGGGACTCAAATTTCCCAACCTTACATTGTTGAAGATCCAAGTATTACGCACTTCGATATTCCTACAGGAATTATTTATAATTTCACCGGGGGGCGCTTGAGAACTTGGAGGTTTCAAGTGGAAACTAGCGACATTTTCGGCTCTACAATTGTCGGTGGTGCAATCAATATTACCAATCCCGCTCCGCGATCCCCTATAAATTCAGGTTTTTATGGTGCGAATGGTGGGTTTCAATATAACATTGACCCTGATCCCAGAGATACAGACATTAGTGGGGTTTACTTTTGGTACAGCAACGATGTTCCCGATTTAACTCCGACTTTTCAAAATAAGAGCGGTGAAAGTCAATCCGTCGCGGGATTTATCACCCATCGCATGACGGGAGCGTACAAGTTATGGTATTCAATCATCGACTCATTTGGTGTCAGCGGTTGCCCTATCTATGGGCCGATTGTAATGCGAACCAATCTTGGCGTCACTGGGATACGTTCGAATGATAACCCTTTTATCGAAGCAGGGGTTATATTAAAGAGTACGGGTTTCTTAAATTATACTCAAGACGGGCAGACGATTACGATCAGTGGCGACATCTTAAGGTCAGGTCACGGTCTTTCGATTTTCCGTGGATCTAATTCGATAACGATCAGCGGGGATCTACTCACTATCACGGGTAATTTAAGGGAAGTCACAAGTCCGACAACCTCTCGTGCGAATATCAATAAAGGTATTATTAACCTAGTTGACGCTGCGACAATCGCTACAGACTGTTTAACGGGAAATGTTTTTCAAGTTACCCTAGGTGGGTCTCGAATATTAGGTGCTCCAACCAATCTAGCCGCTGGCGCAACATATATTTGGTTCATAGACCAAGACGCGGGTGGCGGTCGGGCATTGACTTATAATACGGTATTTAAGTTTCCCGGTGGAACAATTCCAACTTTAACACCCGATACCCTAGCGAGGGATACCCTTACGTGCGCTTATGATGGGACTGTAATCCGCGCCATCCTATCGAAAGACTTTAAGTAAGATGATCCCATTTCCTTTTACTTTATTTTCTCAAAGCGATCTTGCTTTACTCGTATATACGGGTTTATATGAAGCCTTTGATATATATAATGATGGTTTTAGGGATACTTATAAATCTGGATTCGTATACGAAAATGGGTTTAATCTTCCACGAACTGGATTTTCAACGGGAACCAGTTTCTTAGCAAGTTCATATTTCGTAGAGCCTTTTGACCAATATGCGTCTGGCGCTCTGACTGGTTTTACGACCGACTATAGCGGCGTTTTTAATCCTCTACCCGTTCCCTTATATACAACAGGAAAGGCGTTTAATGCTTACTCGTTTATAATGGATGATTGGAGAAAATATCCTATTGTTACAGGGGATAGTTTAATTTTCACCGGACTTTATTCGGGCTGGACAGCATCGGGGCCAATGCCTTATTTTGGAACCGGTACGACTATTTGGGGTTGGATACCCCCCGTATTTATTGTGACGGGAACAAGTTTTGTTAATCACGGCGCATCGCCCCCAGCCACATTCACGGGGTCGGGTCTTATATTCACTGGCGGATGGGATCGCGCAGGAAATACTCGGCTTGGTTATAATAATAAAGAATCGGGACTTTTCTTGCGGAACGGAACTTTTTTACAGTTGTACAAAGACCCGGCTGCTATCAATGACTTTACTGTTGAATTCCAAATGAGACGCAGTGGTTGGGGAGATGCTGATGCGAGATTGATCGACCACAATAGCCAATCTGGTTTTACTGTAAGTAGAAACGCGAGCACGGACTTTCTTAGGGCTGGTGTTACCGGAAGCGCCTTCAATTGTGATGTCTCAATTTCCGAGCAATCATGGACACACGTTGCGTTTGTGAAAAGCGGTATAAGCGGAACTTTTTATATCAGCGGGATGAGAAGAAATTCGGGGCCACAAATTAATTTTACGATTTTGAACAATTGGGATTATTTTATTGGCCGTCGTATGACTAATGGAAATTCTCAACAATATCAGGGATGGATCGATGAAGTTCGGATTTGGAACTACGTGAGGTCACGAGACGAAATTGCCTCTGGAGCAACGGGTTCTATCGTTAATTCAGCGGGATTAATCGGTTATTTAAAACTCTAAAAAACAAAATTATGGCAACGATATTCTTAAAATCAGTCGCATCAGGTGAAAAATGCGTTATATTAGAACCGAGAGAAGCTCTTTTATATACTTTCGACTTCGGTGATTGGAGAGAGCTTCGTATGGGCTTTTTTGTCAGTCAAACACAAAACGGGAATGATAATCAAAATTATCCCGGAGCATTTAATGATTCGATTACAGACAATTCCCCACAAGGGCAGCTTTTTATTGGGTTCAAAGATTCTTCTTTTAGACTGCCATATAATGGAGAAACTGGAGTTGTTTTCGCGGGGTGTACAACTATTCCGGGATTACTACATAGTATCCAAGGAAATATTGACTATTTCAATTTTAATGGAACGGCCCAATTAGCGGTTGTCAGTGGGGTGGCCAATAACGGAATCGCTTACAGCGGAAGAACCGTATACAATGGAGTAACTAACGCAAACGGTCCCCGAACCATGATTACATCGGCGGCGAGTGCCGGACTTTATGCCAAATTTAATTGCATTACCCTCAGAAGGGGTAGTAATTATAGCGGAACCGGATGGTTATCGACCACTCAAAACTCTAGTCCAGATGAACTTACAACAGACTATAGCGTTTTTAGTTGCAGACGTTTGATCAGCACTTCTTTAAACGCCTCCTTTATACAAGGCCAACCAATGACTGGATACTTCCCGAACGAGCTTAATTCGGCGTTTATTTATTCGCCTTATTTTTCTAGTAGGTCAAGAATTCATTCTTTGGTAGTAGAAAGATATCAATAACCTCCTCAAAAAATAGTGTATTTATAACATAATATGGCGATAATTTTCGAAAAAAAGTTTGGTCAAACGGGCGCTCTGATCGACACAATGCTTATTTTAGAGCCTCGCGAGGCACTTATCTATCCTTTCGATTTTGGCGATGATTGGACGGAAATCCGCATGGGGATGGCTTTGTCTATTGTTAGTGTCACGGGTAATAATGAATTTCTTGCCAATTCCTTCGTTGAGAACTTGGCTGCTGGCAACCCTTCTAACAACTATTGGATGGGGTTTATTGGTTGGACGGGGAATATTCGAGAATTTTATGGCGTTCCAAATGCCAATGGATCGAGTAACGGAACAACCTTTGTCGGCCTAACAACTGATCCATACCAATCTCCCTCTACTTTTCAAGTAAGGGCTACTCAAGCTGGCTATTTACTAGAAGACGGCGCTATTCACTACGAATTCTTTGTTGGTGCCGTTAGCACTTCTGGAAATTTTACCGGAGTCTTTAGATCCAATACCGTGGGTGCGGCCCCCACATTCCCCGGTAGGCCGGGCGGTAACAGTTATTTGCCTCAAAACAATACGGGCTTTACTAATTTAAACGGGGTTGGAATGAAATACAATCCCTCCACAAACAGAATCAATTTCGCCTTTATGGATTCGACCCCGGCAGGAATCACCCAGACTTCAGATCCAAATGTTTTGGCGACTCGCCAAATGGCTGGCGGCACGGCCTACCCAAATAACACTTGGATTAGCTCTGGAACTCCGTATACCCACGATTTTACTGCGGGCGGAATTCCTTTACAGAAACCCAAGGGTGTAATTATTTACTCTCCGTTTTTTACTTGTAAGCTTCGAATCAGTTCGCTCATTGTCGAACGATACGCGTGAGCATTGCTCTGCATCCGCAGAACAATTCACTGATTCAGAATCCCTCGGCTTTAGCCGGGGGAGGTTTAAGACGAGTAGTCTCTTAACGAGAAATAGCCTATCAAATCAGGTTGTGGATTTATTAAAATATTCCAATCTCGATAAATCTCTCCGGTGGTTCGGACCGTATCCCAGAATCTAAATTCGTCGAGGTATCCAAGAAATCTTTGACTGTTTGAGGTAAAGTTTTTACCGAAACTAACCGTAACGCCGCCCGTAATAGCGCCCGTGCTGACTGGAAAAGTATTCATAAGATTACCGCTCCAATAGAGAGAACCAACGCCGCCACTCCTAGAGAACGATAAGAAATTCCAATCATTTAAACCTAGTGAAAATGTGCCCGTGTGAGTTACATTATTTAGTATAAACGCGACATTATTGGTTGTGGAATATCTCCCCAAGGAAAAACCAGCGACAGGATTTGCCTCAATAATTTTCGCATCTGAAGTCGCCCAACCACTAGGCCAAGCGGCAATTTCAACTGTAAAATCGGTAATGGGGTCCAAAGGTCTTTGCCAAGAAAATACATTGTTGTTGAAGAAAATACCGGTTCCCTTATAGGGATATCCTACATAATTTCTCGTTATCAAATCGTTATTTCCTATGTTCAATCTCCCGCTTCCGGTAAAAGGCGCGGGTCCAAGTCCCAGATTTTGTAGCCCGCTAAGAATACCTAAAAATTGCAATGGGGACCATCCCGCAAAAGATCTCCCGTCGCTTCCATTTACACCATTATATTGTTTTCCAGTGATGAAGCTAAGAAATGTATTTCTTAAACCCGACGCATAATTTTCATACCCCTCAAAGAAATATAAATCGGGGTCATAAGACCTCCCCGATGTGGCGACGACAATCGTTTTAAAATTTATAAAACCTTTATCGAAAGTAGTATCATACCCCGTTGCATAACCAGTATAGGGTTCAATGAGTAAGCCTTGCACGTATACCCTCCCGGTTGTCGGAACTGTAATCTGAGGGTAAACGAGATATCCGCTGATTAAATTAGCTATTTCTCCGGACGAATACGCTTCAAAATCGTCTTGCACCCGAGGCTGCGCGGTGAATTGTCTCCCAACTGTGGCACCCAATAAAGTCGAAACGATCCATCTTCCATAGCCCGAAACCAAAACCGCTGGCGCTTCTCCACTAAGATAATTTTGGAATGTATCAGCGGCAAAATTGATTGTTGGAGCGCCCTGTATTAGTCTTAAAGTTCTTCCATCGGCGGAAATCGACGAGTATACTTTTCGAAACGGCGGATATTCTTGACTCGTTCTATCGATAAATGGATAGACATTAATATTTGCAAATGCCATTCCGCTATTGGGAACGCCAGAAGACATTAAGCGCTGAATGGCGAAATTTTCACTTTTATATCTAGAATAAATTTTATCATTTTCAATACTGTAATAACAAGCTACGTCGCCTGTCTGATATCTTTTATATAGAAAATTTGGAATTCCATAAGGATAGTTCGTTTGAACCGTTGCAAACAAGACGGCATTTTTTCCCGAAAACTGGAGACTTAATCCGGTTGTAGCAACCGTAACCAAAGGCGGGTTAAAAAATCCCACATTAGAATCTCCGTTATCTTGAAATGACATCACAGGATTCGCGTTTTCATCAAATGCCATTCCGACATTTGATATACGAAGAATGTTCGATGTCGCTGGCGGTATTAGATTTCCAAAATTGGTTCCGTCGCTATTTACCGTAAGATTAAAACTGTTGTTCGACGCTTTGGCATATTTAAATGATTGAGACGCGATACTATACCAACCTCCCCAACGGCCAGAGTAAAATTGTCCAGAAGTTAAAACTTGCCCTACATTATCGGGGCCATCGACATACGCTAAGATATTTTGTCTTGTCGTATACCCGTTATAGAAAGGATTGAAAGGAAGATCCGCCATGAATTATGTTCCGTACTGGAATATGTTTTCAACGAAAGATTTACTGTAGAAACAGCCCGACGTAAAATAGAAATCTCCATTGATATCCACTCCCGTAACGGGAAAACAACTTTCCTGAATCCATAATTCAGTTCCCTCGTAAGAGGTAATAAACAAATTCGCTCCGGTATCGAAAGCTGAACGAATGACCCCTTGCCAAGTAAAGTTTACAACATCGATTTCTCCGATAGTTGCAACGAAAGATTGATTCGCTAAGCGAAGATTATTAAGGCCAATTTCGAAGGCAACCAGTTCGGAACAAGGCTGTTTAAGTGTTATTGTAACGCTATGTTGTTCCACATCGCAAAAATATTGGCGCAAACATTCTTTTGTAAAACGATCAATGTGCGCTTCCGCTTGTAATTCAATCGTAATTGGATAAACAATAGATCTGGATGCCGGATACTTTTGCCCCATCGATATAGCCGATTCTCTTTCCAGCGACACCGAAAGATTAAAATTTTGCAATTGACAACCGTAGTAACCCGAAAGATTGACTCCCATTCCCGCGCCCGAAGAGAACGTTAAAAGAATGTCTTTCGAGTGAATTGCTGTTACATCATCGGCAGGGTTCGGGCTATTGACCGTGACTTGAGACGTGATTATGGGTAGAGCATAGGTTCCCGGTAGAACACTCCCATCGGTATAAGATAAAGCTGGATTCAAACCAGTACTTCCTTCGTTGACACAAATATTTAAAGCGGAATAGTTTAAAGTCGAACGGGCAAAATCCCCAACCGCCGCCGAAAAGGTATAGCCTTGCAAAAGTGCATTGCCAACCGCCAAAACGTTCCTCGCTTCCAGACTGCCGCCCGCAGCATCTTGGCTATCCTGTTGGGCTACAAAGTAGAAATTTCTCTCTTGATCTAATTTTATGAATGCACCCGAAGTTCCATTGGTAACAAATCCAATATTTCTTTCGTTCATGCCATTCGTAGTCAAATATTCTAAGGTGACATTTACCGTTGGAACTTGTAATCTCACTAGCTCAATATTAGTATCAAGAAATGTGATCGTATCCGTTGGTGTTTCAAAACCAATGGTGCAATCTTGAACACGGCTAATTTGAAGGATATCTCCATCGCCAGTTTGTAACGATGTAATGTCCCCTGATGAAATTAAAGCGCTGTGTGTGTTGTATCTAAACACAATGTCTTTTTATTATGAAGACGGATAATTTCTCGATCCACCGTCTACGCCATTACCGCCGTACTGATTAATCGTAATATAGTCTACCGATGAAGCCGCAGAACGGTTTCTCTTATAAAGATCAACTAGGCGGTTAACTTCAATATTTGCATCATTATAGAGCGTTCTCCAGAATTTTGCAATTTCGTTCGGGTTTGCTCTGGAGACAACGCTATCGTTTTCTTGAATTCTAGTCCACTCGATGCCCGCCATTGGATTATCTGGAGAAGCGCTACCAAAAGATTGTAGAGATCTTTTTTTATAGTAACCGGCTAAATACATGTATTCGTAAATAGCCTGTTCTTCAATATTCAATGGAGGCTGGATACATCCCGAAACAACAGTATGACAACCATTTATCCGTGTATCTAATTGCCCAAGAAATCCAGAAGATACGAGCCTTCCCGAAATTGACGCAACGGATATCGAAGACGGGCCGTCAATTTCTAGCCAGATACCTGTACTTAATGCAAAAATATACTCACAACTCATAGTAGTAATTATACACTAAAAAGACCGATGTTTTGAAACATTCAGCCCTTTTGATTATCGATTAAGAATTGAAATTATACTTGCCGCTCGATCTGCATCAATACCGCCGTCACTGGCGGGAATTGCTGATTTCGTATAGCGAAGAAGAAAACTCGCTTGTTTTTCAAGATAAGCTTTTTCAAGCCTAAGAACGATTTCGGTTCTTTCGGTAATATTCGGAATCAAATTTACCTTCATCATTTCTTCGTGAAGCTGATTCTTACTCATCTTAGCTAATGACAATTGATATTCCTTAAGTGTCTTTTCTGTATACGGAAACTCTCGCCCCTTTAAATAAGCGAAGATAGCCGGACCCTCTTCAATGTTACCATGCGTTTGCTGTTTCTTTGTAAACGGCGTTGGCGCGGGGGTTTCGCCTATAACTACTTTACGGGGGCGATGGCTTGGGGCCGGAACTGTTTTTGATGTAGCGGAAGCTACGGCTGGATTAACGATTTGATTTTTGATCTTAATTTTCTTTGCCATATATTATATTTTCCTTTTACCTTAAAATTCTAGTTAGCAATATACAATACACCACTTCGTTATAAACTTATATATTTATTTTAAAATTCTTTCGATATATTCTAAGATTTCAGGGTTTTCCCATTTTCGCGCCAGACTTGGTACATGTACAGTTTTTAAGAGTTTGAATAGGGAAGCGGCTTCCAAACCATTAAAGACTACTTCATAGCAATTTGTTTTGCCGATCTTTCGAATTGGCTTCTTTTTATTTTTAAGTTTCGGAAAGTTGAAATCTTCCGCAATCTGTTTAATCCACTGAAGAATTTGCAACGACGAATTAGTAAATTTAATACAAAAGTTTTCTTTCCCCTTTTTACTTTTGTAATAATTTATACAGCCATCCCCATTAATATAGCCGACGATAAAAGCCAGTTTTAGTTCCAATGTTTCTAAAATTGAGGGAGGTAATCGGTAAGTCTTATTTGGGATCATTCCCCATTTATACAAATGGTATTTTTGAATATCCACCTGATTAATCCGAATAACCGCATGTGGCGATAACACCCCCGTTTTTAATTTTTTCGTGAACTTAGTTATTGGCCCAGTAAACTTTATGTCCGATTTAAATAACTCCATCATTTCGATATCTTGTTGGTGTATAGACCATCTTAGAGCATATCTTTCCCCGCAATAATTTTCGAAGTTGCCGTCTGCGGCCAACCATCCAGCCCAAAAACAATTTCTATTATTCGGCGTCTCGAAGAAATTTTTATCAAATTCATATTGATGCCATTGATAGTTATTTTGAAGCCCCAAAATAGAGGATCTTGATTGTAAAGCACTTGCTGTTCTATTTGACATCCAAGCTGTCATTTCTTGAAATGTATATTTCCCTAAAGAAACTAACTCTATTAATTTAATATCTTCGCAATCTTCCCAAATTATTCCAGCCATTCATTTTAAATTCTGTTATTGTTGCTATGTGCCATGGATATAATACAAAAAGAAAGCCGAGAGTTAACTCGGCCTTCAATAATGTTACAATCTTTTACAAATTGTTATTTAGTAAGAACTAGAATACAATTGCAGCCAAATGGCGGCTGTCAAGACTGACGCGCCCTTCACGAAGAGAACCATAGAAACCGACCTTATCGGCTCTCATTGGGAATGAGTCATCAGGGCGAACAGTTAAGGTCGCGCCATTTTCCGCACCACGTTCGACAAGGCGGGTTAGCGCTCTGCGGTTCGAGTTGAGAGATAGAGCTAGCACAACTTCTTCGGTTGTAGGAGAGAAAACAGCATTAGAGCCGCCACCGTAGCCTTGGAAGGTTGTAGCACCGATGTAATCAGCAAACAACTGATTGTATGGTTGAGCAACACCCATTTCGAAGACGTTGACCAATTCAACGCCGAAGAAATTAGGATTACCAGCGGTAGTGAAGATATTATCACGAACAGCATCAGGGGCCGCTAGAGCGGTTGCACCGTTAGTGGCCAAAGAACCAGCGCGGGTATTCTGAGGTTGATAAGCGATTGATCTTAGCTGCTCATGGAACTCAGGTGAACCAATGAGGTGTGAGATTGTGTTACCACCAACAGGCGTTCCACCGACCCATGATGGGCGGATTCTCTGTAGGAGAGTGATGATACGATTGAAATCGTCCATCTGGAAAATGTTAGCGACAGCCGAACGAATAACCTGTGGGGTTGAAGCACCGCCGACTGCATTATAACGAGCTTGAGCAACAGCTGCGAATAGGATATTAGCACCATTCGTTTCCTGTACAACTAGGATTTCCTGTGCCATACGTTCCATGGTCGCGGCAAGAACGTCGAGACGTGCTTCGCGAGCATAGCGCTTGTGCATAGAAACCGCGCTCATGATGTCGTAACATGCAACCATTAGTTCGTTCAAACCGTGAACGAAGTTAGTGGCTAAACCACCGGGCATGGACTGAGTCCAAACTTGGAGGTAGTTCTTATCCTTGATGTCATAGTATACATCGAGGGGTAGTGAGGGAGCGGAACCTTCATTGTAGGTAACGGTCGTGTAAAGGTTGGAGATAACCGGAGATTGTTCTACAACCTGTAGAATAACTTCACCGATATAAGCCGCAACAGCTTCCATCGCTGCATCGAACTCAGCTCTATTTCTGGAGCCAAGACCTTTGATTAGCTTTGAAAGATCTGCGTCTTGTTCGATATTGATCTGATATTTAGACATTTTTAAATTTCTTTTTAGTTAAGTTTTATATAAACCGTACTTAATGATTAGCCAAGTGTTAGCTGAACATCAGCATATCCACCGAAAGCAGAACCAGAGCTGGAGAGAACCTTACATACGATTAGCGATTTGTCAGAGACGTTCGCGGAATCGACATAAGCAATCTTACCGGGTTGGGTATTATGAATAATACCGACAAAGCCGGGAATTGGAATACCAGTTGAAGCGCCGAACTGAAGACGGAAATAACCCGCAGACGCGATAGGGGTGGTCTGACCTGAATACACGCAACCGATTTCTTTAGCAAGATTGGGGTTGAGGATAAGTCTTTGGCCGTTTCCATCGGTTTCAACGGTACCAAATAGCATGAGGCCAAGTACCTTGTATTGATTGTCGCCAGAGCCAGCCAATCTAACCTTGCGTGGGTTTTCGTAACGGAGTGATGTAGTACCTTCGTAAGCAGCGCCTACAGAGGTATTGGTATAGCGTCCTGCGGTGAGAACCGGATTTTGATTACCCGTTTCTGCGATGACGAAGAGACCGCCCATGCCTGTTCCATTTAGAGAGTAGAACTGGAGAAGATCGTGATCAGAGTAATCACGTAGCGGTAAAGCATATGTAAAGTTTTGTAACATTTTGTTTTATCCTTATGAATAGTTGATATTTAATACACTAAAAAATATTTTTTTATATATAATTGTGATGGAAATCTATTATTTCTTGAATTTTTTACCATTAATGGTAGTTTTATTCGCGAATTTGGCCTGAATCTCGTTTTTGAGATTTGGTGTCTGTGTAACAACACTAGTAACGGCGTCATTCGCGGTTACTTCTTTAAGATTGGATAGAAATTCAACAAAGTTGATTTCTTCACCAGCAAAAGCTTCTGGTTTTACACCAGCGGCGATTGCAGAGGCTTTAGCAGCTTCGGCTTTGTCTTTCTTTTCCTTGACTGCTTTCTTACTCTTGTCTTTTAGAAGTTTTTTCTTCTTATCGAACCAATTGGCAAACGCTTCATCGGTTGGAAGTTCTCTGACCTCTTCAACGATGATCTTTTCAGATTCTTCGTCTAATTCGAATTCGTTTTCGACCTCAGCCATTCTGCCATCAAAGGCGGATTGGGCATCAGCGGCGGCTTGCTTTTGTTCTAAATCGCTTAATTTCGCCTGTAAACTAGCGTGAGCGGCTTCAAGATTAGCAATTTTTTCATCAGCGGCGACCTTTTGGGTTTCAGCATTTGCAATCGCGTCTTCTTTGGCTTTTAACTCTTGAGCGTAACGAAGAGATTCCTCTTCTAGCTTAGTTTTGATAAATTCGGTAACAACCGAGGCTTGTGCTTCGGGCTTCTGAAGTTCAGTCCAATTGGATTGGATGTCTTCAACTTTCTTAATGGTAATCGGCATGTTGCTAATTTTTTCTATAGTTGTTGTTTTAGTGTTTACACTTAAATCGTTTGTATTTATACTCGGTATTCTAATATTGTTAGAAATGACGGTATTAGTAAAAGAAGTTATATTGGCGTCGCACATTTCTTCGGGTATTTTACCGTCGAAAAGAGCTTTTTTAGTAAATAATTTTAGCTTTTCACCCTTTTCGCCATCATCTTCTTCTTTATTATCGTTCCGCTCTTCATCATTATTCTTGATCTCCGGAACTGGGACCTCTTCTTCGTGGTCTACAGTTTCTTGTTCAACGGATTCCTCTTCAATAACGACGGTGCCGTAAAGCGCCAAAACACCCTTAATACCACTTGCTGGATTCGCCACTAAACCGGCTCCAACGGGAATAATAGGACCTCGCAAGATACGAAAGACATTTAGATCCCCAACTTTACCCGAACCTTTTTTAAATTTGAGAGTTGAATTATATTGTTTAAATTCTTTGCTACCTTTGGCGTAAATTTTTCCATCCAAAACACGTAAGGTCGGGCTCACGCAAATGTCATAATATTCAAACATTATTTCAAATGAGGTAGACGCCCTTCCGTCTTCTAAAGAAGAAGATTCTTCAATAAATTGGCATAATTCTTTATTAACAACCCTCCATAGATAGCCGCCAATAACAAATTCAACTCTTTCGCCCAATTCAACGAGTCTTGAAACAAGATCTTTTTGTACATATATCCCATTGGAGGTAAACCCGCACTCATTAATAGACCCAACTATATCGCTTCTCTTATGCTCCAAATCGATATACTTCATTTTAAAAGTATCGGATATCGGCACAAAATCATACGGCATAATTGCATCGCCGTTTCTATTTGCATAACCTATTTCAAGAAGAGTCGAGGCGATAAATAGTAAATCTGGGTTTCTCTGAATATCTTCTACAATTTTTTCACTGAAAACATTAGCTAAATTTTCCAAAGACGCTTCCGCAAAGTTCTCTGGCGTACTCGTCAAAACTTTTGCGGTTGAGGTAAATTTAGAAAAGAGTTTTTCTGTTTCAGGCATGATTAATGCAATACACTTAAAATCTAACGTTTTATACTATACATTTGTATGCCAGAGAGGCATTCCAACCCGATAAATCGTGGGACACCGCAATATCATCGATAACATTACCGATATCATCGCTAATTATCTTTGGTTCCTTAATATACATCTTCGCGGTTTTAGACGTCCAATCGTCAGGACTTTCATTGACGACGATACATTTGGTCAATGTTTCCACTAACTCTTCTTGCTCATGATTTAACGTATTTTGGTCAAGCTTGTATTTTTTACACAATTCAGCTTTTACTAATTTTTTAAGAGAGTTGGCAATAGGGACTAATTCAATAAATTTCGCCTGACTATATCTATTTTCCTCTTCAACATCAGAGCCTTTAGTGCCTTGCGGCGTCATCTTTTTTGTAGATTGGGGCGCTTTAGTGCCTTGCGGCCTCCCGTTTGCACCGGCAGCGGGATCTTTAGCACCACCGATTAGAGGCGCATACAATCCCTTATCTCTCTCTTTTTTGTATTCCGTTTGAGAGTGCTTGGAAGTCTCAGATTCTGGTAAAACACCACTTGTTAACGCCGTATTCAGTTCATCAGGAGTTAATAAACCGACTTCGGCCATGCGTAAGAAGATTCTCGCCATGACGCTCGGATCTGTGATATCAATCTCTTCAAATTCTACCTCTGGAATGCTCTTAAAGTTCATTTGTTCGGCGATAATCCGCATCTCGGGAATAAGGAATTCGTTTAAAAAAGCCTCTTGGCCCTCTTTCATTCTTTCGATAAAGACCTTCGCTTTAATTTGAGCATTTGCGAATTTATCGTCTCCCATCATAATCGATTGAAGGCCCTCTTTAATATCTTGCTCTACCTGTTTATACTTTTCTGGTCCTAGAATAGCGCCGATGTCGGGAATCTTCCATTCAGCCTTAGTTGTATAGTCGGCGACTAATACCCTTCCCAACGTTTGGCTGTTAAAAATTGTTCTAAGATTCGCTAAATTTTCGGGATTGATGCCGCCGCCGTATTGATCAGTTTTTTCACCAGTTGTAATTAAGAGAATCACCTGTTCAATTGTACGAGACAACGACATATCCATTTTCTTTAATTCCAACTTCCATTCGATATCGTTTAATACAGGATAAACCATCGGAATAGCCATCGGTTGGTAATCTTGTTTTTTGTAAAATACATATCGTAAACGTTTCGGGTCTAATGGAATGTATAACTCTCCCAAACCCCCGCCTCTTTTAATTAAATCTTTCGTTTCTGGAGGTAGGGAATTAAAAACCTGTCTGTCTTCGTCTGTTTGGGGAAATCTTAGTCGATCAATTTCATAAGAACTCATGATCTTTACCCATTGCCCCGGAGAATAACCTAAACCATTTTGTAAATAAACTTGAGAAGGATTTAAAGTATAATATCTAATTGGAATAAGATTCCCCTTCACCCCAATTCCTTTTACTTTTGCCATTTGGGAGTCGGGAATTCTCCCCATCATTTTATAAACAAACCAGTTACCTGAACAATAACGCTCTCTAAAGAATTGCTCTTTGACTTTAAATAGTCCTATAACGTCGAACCACGCCTTATAAAAATCGTTCGCAGTTGTATTCGAACCCTTCAAATGAATCCTACTATTACTGAATTCAACTTGGGATTCGATAGTGTTACGGACAACAGCCACGCCCGCGTATGCTTTTTGCGCCAAGATAATAGCTCTAGAAATACTAATTCTACCGTTAGAAGTTTCCCAAGGTAAAATTTGAGAATCGATATTAGCATAAGCATCTATAGGTGACACTTCCGGCGATCCACCGTCTCTATATGAACGAGAAGCGCCGCCGCCACATGCTGCGACAGCCGTAAAATGCTCGTTGTCGTCGAATTTATAATCTAGAGTGGGCATCAATTGCCTTTGTACGACTTCTTTAGCTACCGCTTCTTCTACCACTACTCTTTTAACGTTATTCCAGTAGTCTAGATTTTTCTTTTCATATTTACGTTTTGTCATAGCTCAATGTCTTAATTGTTAACTTTATATACTATCTACCTCGGGCTCATTCAAACATTCAATATATAGTTTGAACGCCCAATTTCTCAGTAACAACGCTGAGGATAGTGTTACGGACAACAGCCACGCCCGCGTATGCTTTTTGCGTCAAGATAATAGCTTGTACGACTTCTTTAGCTACCGCTTCTTCTGCCACTACTCTTTTCCAGTAGTCTAGATTTTTCTTTTCATATTTATGTTTTATCATAGCTTAATGTCTTAATTGTTAACTTTATATACTATCTAATTTACACCCAAAAGTAGTTAAATGTTAAAATATTGTACAATTATCCCAAAAACGGAGCAAAAGTCGCAAAAGTCTTTACCTCGGGCTCATTCAAACATTCAATATATAGTTTGAACGCCCAATTTCCCAGTAACAACGCTGAGTACAAGTCCTTACGCACTCTATTCGCCTGTTTACTTCTTCGCAAAGACAATGGTAAATCAAACGACATTGTTCCAAGTGCGCTTGTGCTAATTTCTATAAGTGCGCATTCTTGTTTTGTGACATCTATCCAATTATCTTGGTCTTCGATAAATTCCTCGATATCAATATCTTTAAAGGATTTATGATCTTTTAGTATATCCATACTGGTACCCGATATTCTGGAAAGTTCGTTGGCATTACTATTAATCTTACCAGCAAACATTAAATTCTTTCTATCAAAGCAACCTTGCATATATTCATTTGCGGATCTTAAAAAATTACCAGCGCCGAAATGTTGTTTTTGTACAATTCTTTTTTGCTGCAAGTTATAACTTTTTTTAATTTCTTTTATAAGATCAGAATTATCATGTTTAGCAAAATCCGCTTGTATGTCCAATAATTCTATTTTACTATCTTTAAATAGTTTAGAATTATTTGAAGAATTAATAAATTCATTACTATCTCCACCAGAAGAGTCAATAGCTACATAAACTACATTAAATTTTTTAAGTAAAAAATATAAATAAAGAGTATGATCTTTAAGACTTCCGCCCGCAACTGCGTAACAATGCACAAGAAGGGGAATTTTCTTCCCGTCTTTCTTGACGATTTTTAAAATAACCATTGCAAAATAGTCAGAGTGCTCTGCCGAAGAGAAAGATGGATCGATTGAAAGAATATATTCCGATCCATTATCGCCCTCTATTTCCATACATGGCGATTGGCCATTTGGGATTGTGCATTCTACCATTTTTTTAGCAGAATAGTAAGAGTCCGAGTCTGCTGTAAAAATTGCCCTATATTCTCTATCGAAAACGCTTTGACTAGCGCCTTGTCGTGCCTCTTCAATAACTTTTGCATTTAACAATCCCTTGGGAGCGGCTTCATAACTGAGTCTTGAAACAAAATAGGAAATATTTTCACCAACACCAAGCCTCACCTCCTCTTCGCCACTGTCTCTCTTTGTAATACCTCCTTCCATAATATTGGACACCCAATAAGAATACTTTTTGTACATGTCTTCGAACTGGAAACCAGCCGAACTTAAGGCGATAACTTTAATATTTTCATCTAAAGTTGTTCTCTGGTCATTTCTTATTTTCCCCTGTGCCACTAGTTTGTCTTCGATACGATCAATTTCCATTTGTGAGGAAACATTATTTGAGGAGACGAGGAATGGTTGAATTACTTCTGTAATAACATTAGAATTCATGTAATTATACTCATCGATAATGAGAGTATCTGCACGGAAACCACGAATCTTTGTTCCATCGCCCAAAGGTAAACAAACAATAGAAGCCCCATTTGGCAATGCCCATTTCCATTCATCGTTTCTCTTTTGCAAATCGCTAGGAAAACAACTTTTAATATTATGAGCCCCATCTGCGTTTACAAACTTTTCGATTTGTTCAAGAATTCTTCTGGTCGCACGAAAGACGAACGAAATTAGAATGATACGATTATCGGGGTTGAAGACTGACCAAAAAAGACAGAAAACTGCTGCCGTGAAGCTATTATGATGAATAGCTCCATCTGACCAATAACACTCTTCTTTGTCTACTGTTATATCACAAGTTTGAGTTTTCCACGGTATTATAGATTCAATTTTATCGATATAAAAATCGCTATCTATTAGCTCTTTAAGGCTATTTTTTTCTTTACCTTCTGGGATTAATGGAAAAATCTCCTTAAGTTTTTCTAGATTCATTGAATCGTGTAGCTCAAACTCTTCTTTTTTAAATCCACAGTGAGTAAATTTTTTCTTCAAAGCTTTCCTGAGATTCGGTATAACATTATCAAAATAAAGACTCTTTGGATTCTTTAGAGCTAAATATTTTTCAACTCTCTCTCGTTTTCTGGTTAATCCGAACCCAATAATTTGATTGAATTTTTCTATATATTTACTCCCAGTAATAATCACCTTATAATCGTCTTGAGTTTCGCAGAATTGTCCATTTACCAGTTTATTTTTTTCTCCAGACGAATGCAAAGCGAATGAAGAGACAACACCGAAATTCAGCAACAATGTATGAACCTGTTTAGCCATTTCTTTAGAAGAAGAACTATACCCGATTAGACAACTAATAGATTTCTTTTCCTCCTTCTCCATCAATGAAACGTAACCGCCGGTATCGAAAAGACCCCGAAGAATCATAGCAATTTTATCACCCGAAACAGATAATAGTTTAGAGGGAATTTTTTTATAGACCGAATGTAATGATAAATCAAAGCCAAGAGACTCTAAAACACATGTTAGGTTTTGGTTAGAAATACATGCGCCGGATGTTTCATTATCAACTTTTTTATACTGTTCAATATTATTTTCTGGTGCTATCTTCTTGTAATAATCTATTAAAAAATCAATCATTTCTTTATCAGGAGATGTAATTCCAATTTTGTGAGTAGTACAATCGTCTCCTAAGAGCCGTCCAATATAATAATAAAAGTCTAAATCGTTTTCAATATTAACTAAAAATTTTTCTTTCACCTTACTATCAAAATCTAAACTTTGATTTCCCCAGTAATTAGGACCGACTTTTATTGGAATAAGATTCTCTAAACGAGTATCTTCTATATTTATAAACTTGGTTTCAAATGTTTCTGGATCGTAAATTTTAAATTTATGACCCTTCTTTGCGATAAAACTATAGCCTTTTTTTGTCGTAACTTTAAATCCGTCTTCTTCTGGATTAAACCATTTATTTAATACTTTTTGAACGCCCTTTTCGGCATAAATATTATCGCCAACTTCCACATTTTTTATTGGAATAATTCCCTTGTTCGTTAATACTGAGCTATTAATGTCTATGCATTTACTCATGCCTCGGCCCCAAATTGCCATCGAATAATCATTTCTCATCCATCCCTTTATCATTAGCTCTTGAAGGGGGTAAATTTTTAAATTTGCCAATAATTCCAAACAAATACTTGGATTGGCAAACAAGTATTCGGCGAAAGTCTCCATAGCCTCCTGATCAGTTAACTCTCCTTCTAGTTGCGATAACTTTTCATTTGTATCTTCCCATTTCTTTATACGATTTTTTCCTGCGTCCCAAGCCATAATTTATAATAATACTAACTTTTTTAGTTCATAGAATAACTGAAGGTCAGTCTTCTTTACTTGTTCACCCAACTCAAAAATCTTAATCACGCCATTTTTCGCTTCGATACGTCCATTGACGAATAGAACTTGGAAGTTATCATATTTCTGGAGCAAATCTCTCAAATTTTTAAATACATGTGCTGGCGTGGTTTTTACATATCGTAAACCAATGTATTTTTTGGCCAGAAAGGTAAAACCCAAACAGTCATTAATGTCGTTCTCGACTAACATAACAATATAGCTCTTATCTTTAACAGCTCGTTCTATTTCTCTTTCGAAGCGTCCAAGATCTTTTGTAAGCGTACCTATAAAATCCAATAGACTCTTTCTCTCTACGTAGATTTTTTTATCATATGGTTTTGTTAGCGCATAATCGCCAACGTTTACGGCCTCAATAACCGAGTTATTAAAAGATAGCGGTTTTTGTTCTCGACTATCCACAATAATCTTTGCCTCAACTGGGAGTTTTTTAAATACCAAATCTTCGTTGGTATATTTTAACTGCATACCCATTTCAGTACAAATTTTATTATAGCCACCGATAAAATCAAAATAAGGAATTGTTGGACACGGAAGGGATCTTAATTCAACCTGCGAGGGAGCCCACCGAAGATTTTTCGATTCCTTCCTCAATTTAAGCCAGTTAAGAGACCATTTTTTTCCCTCTTCGACGTTTGTTTTGAGGTATTTTTTAAGGTTATTCTTGTCTTGGAAGTCGTTGCTTAAATACTGTTCGACAGACTTAAATTCCAACGTCTCTCCCGTTAATAAATCCTTCTTGTTGCAATATTGAAGATAGTAAGTCTTCTGGGAAACTTTTAGCTCTTTAAGATGATAGTGCAGGGCATCCAAATCATCAAATTCTGTCTTATCCACCAAACAAACAAATGCCATTTATTCTTTATTTTACTTAATAATGCTCTTCGGGTCAAGCCCAAATATATGTGCTTTAATAGTATCCAAGGCTGACAAACGCTCAACTTCTTCACTCAGTAAAGCTTGTCTGTCCCTTGCGGCCTGCAACATAAGTTCTCTACCAGCCTTTTCTTTCCACATCTTGATGAATTCGTGGAGATTGGATGTAGCGGCTAGACGATTTTTATGCCGAGTGGCGCGAGAGCCAACGAGAGAATCTTGAAGATCAGCGACTTGTTTTTTGGCAGAATCTAAATTTCTTCTAGATTTATCTAACAACTCAACATAGGTCATACTAAGTCGTTTAGCATCTATAGAGTTATCATTAAGAGTTTCGTCGATTTGAATTTCCAGCATCTGAATTTGAGCTTCTATACTTACACAAGTAACTGTTTCAGCCGCCAATGAGATATATTGCTCCACCTCTTCTCTTAATAAGTCCGGTTTGTCGTAGGTATGTCCTACAAAAGTTGATTCGAAAAGATCCCTCAAGTGCTTTTTTTTATAACCACTCGCTTGAATGCTAAACCTACGAATCTTCATAAACCCATGAAGTGCCCTAAGATTCTTTATTTCTTGACTTGGAAGCTTTTTAATATCGTCATGGCAACGAATATTTTCATAATACATTTTCAGTTCATCATTTGGATTCTGTACATATCTATTCACAACATTGACTAAATGATAAAGACTCTTAGGCGCTTCGTAGGTTTCTTCATCCACTATTTCATCGTTAGAGCGGATATAGGTAGGGGCGACCTCTTTAATGTAATTATAGACCGCCTGAGCACGCATGTCCCTTGACGCGATACCCTTATCTTGAAATATATGTTTAGCCATTTCCATCCATTCCATTTTTCCTATGTTGGACTCAATGAATTGTTGGGCTTCGACTTCTAGTATGTACGGATCTTTCTTTCTGTACCGGGAAGTCTCAATTTCTAAACCGGATTCTGAAGCAAAAATTCTAATCTTCTTACCAATTTTATTACGTCCGTCTGCTTTTTCATCACCGGTAATGTACCGGGTCATTGTAACTAAGTCAGTAGTAGAAACATTATCTAAAATGTATTTTTTATCCGCTTTTGTTAATTCGTATTCTTCTTCGGCCATTATACTAAACCCTCTTCATTTATAATTTCTCTCGCTCTTTCAACAATTCGTTTTTTTACCTTACGAATAATTTGATATCCTGGAATATCACTATTATTGCATTTTTTGTAGTCTAAAATTTTTCCAGCCTCTTGCTCACTTTTATTTTCAATATAGATTAATTTATAAATACTATATTCATAAGGCTTTAGCGTTTCTTTCATTTTTTCATCAATTATTACTTTGGCACTATCAATTTCAATAAAGTCGTGTTGAATATTATTGACTTCCTGAATGTGGTTTTGAAGAGGTAGCGATTGTTTTACATTATACTGATTTCCTTTTTTATTTTTCCACTTAGCGAACAAAGGACATTCGGCGCATTGTTTACCACTTTTTGTATAAGAGCAAAATTCTTCGCCCAAATTATAAACACACCCTCTTCCCTGAATACAGGGTCTCGAATATTTATATAAGTTATCTCTTAGCAAACTTCTTATTGCATTCGTAATCAAGCGATTAGCCCAACGAATAAATTCTCCTTTTTCCCCGTCGTAAAGATGATATTTGTTAAAAATTCTAATCAATAAGATCTGCCTCACATCTTCCCAAGCTATTGTAGAAAGATACCATTTTGATTTCCTACTATCTACAATTTTTTCTATTTCAGGAAGCCTCTCCTCAAAAGTCAGAAGCATCGATTAGTTTGTTTTTTGCTGCTCGTGAACCGTATTTTGAGCCGTAACTTTTAGTAAGTTACTAAGAACATTAGCATTGGATCGAGTAGATTCAATCGCGCCACTACTATTCTTGTTTAATTCCTCAAGGGATAATTGTTGTCCTCTTTCAATTCTGGCGTCTGGCCCCATTGTCTTTAAATCGTCGGTTTTCATAAAACGTCCAATACTAATTTTTGTACTGGCTAATGAAGGTTTCCTAAATTTAACCGTTGGTCCCGTATAGACCTCTTCATCGTCGTATTCGTAATCGGAAGATCTTTTTCCATCGCCCACTCTTGCTATAGCGGGTGTAGAAGTTACTTGATTAACGGGAGTTTTTTTAAAGGCTGCATCATATGGATGACCACACGAGCAACAGAAGCTCGGTTTTTTTCCTGAATATTCAGCACCATACCCACAGCTTGCGCAAAACGTCTTCATAATAGTTTAATGTTTATAGTTATATATTACACGAAAAAGTATAAAAAAACACTATTTTAGTGTTAGTTTGTTAAAAATAGTTTAATTTTAGCCAAATAACACTAAAAAACCCCGTTTTTTAACGAGGTTTTTATTCATTAACAAAAAAATATACTATTATAATAT